CAGGATCTGCCAACTCCTATGTCAGTATCAGACATGCCAGATGGAGAGTGGGTAGGACCTCCATTAGGTCAAACTGGACCTCAAGCAGAAGCAAAAGTTATAGCTCAAGAAATGACTAAACAGCAGAGTATTGCTCCTACTACTGCAAGCGGAAAAGGTATGGGTTCGTTTATTAGTAAAATGGGTAAAGGTTTATCTAATGCACTTTCAAAGGGCGGTGAGTTAATTTCCGAAATAGACCCATCAAGTATGAAGAAAGCTATGGTGGCTGCTCAGTCATCAAGTAGACGCGAAAGATTAGCTGAACTCAGCGAACAGATAAAAGGTGCTACAGAACAACAAAGTAGATTTAAAGCCATTCACGAGAAGGGAACAAGCACGAGTATGCTTGAAGAGGTGAATAAATATAATCCAGTCACGGGATTTGGCAAATTATTTGGGGGCAGAACCTTCCAAGACAAAACTGGCATGAGCCAAGATTTTGTTGAAAGAGAGATGGGTAAAGGCGAAGAACACTTAAAAGGTCTAAAAGCAGAACAAGCATCTTTGTTAGCTGAAGAAAAAATGGCAGCAGAAGTAGCTGCACAAGAACAAGCAGCAGCAGACGAGGCTGCAAAGTTTGAACCTTTGATTCTAGCTATTACTGACGGTAGCTTGGCAATAGTAGAAGCTATTGAAAATTCTGCTATGAGCGCAGAGCAAAAAAGAGCTGAGGCTGAACAAGCAGCTCAAGAACAAGCAATCGCAGAGCAGACAAAGACTCCAGAGCAATTAGCTCAAGAGGCGGCAAAGTCAGCATCAATATCAACCGCGCAATCACAAGTAGATAGCTTGTCGAAATATGGACTAAACACTGGAATATCCACTGCCGCTAATACACTAAGAAGAGAACAGGAAAGACAAGCAGCAGAAGCAGAAGCTGCTAAGAAACAAGAAGAGGTAGCAAAACAATTAAAGAATCAAATGACAGACGGTGCAAGCCCATTAGCTGGGATAACACCTGATCAAGCAAAACAACTTTCCTCGAATATAGACGCAGAAGTGTCGGGTTCAGAAGGGGTATTGTCAGCTCTAGGTGTTGAACCACTACAAGAGCAAGTAGAAAGACTTGGTTCTATATTTGAAAATGCGCTTCAAGTTGAAGTTGGTGGTACTATAGATGTAAACGTTAATATGAATGGCGCTGAAGCATTAGCGAATGCTGAAAAAGCATTTGGAACATTAGCTTCTAAGAAAGCTACTGATGCAATAAATAACTTTATTAGCGAAATGAATAAAGGCGGTAATAACGCAAGACCTAAACCGAAGGAAAATTGGACTGGCTCAGGCCAGACTTTTGGAGAGGCAGACTAAGATAAGATGACTACTTATATAGGTTCATCAATAATAAATGCAAGAGCAAAAATGCTCAGCAATGTACATGCTAGCGGAAATCTTCCTGTTTCTGTTGGTACTGTAGGTACATTGCATAAACCCGGTGAAACTAATGACATTGGACTTGTAATGTTTGGAGAGGTTGAAAGGGCGCCTCAAAGGTTTGTTGCACCAAGTGGTACAAATAGAGAGTATGCATATTGGAGAGGAAGCCAAAACAAAGAAACAGTTCAAAAATTTGATCAAGCTTATATGGCTTTAGAAGGTAGTGGAATATATGGTTCTACACCTCAAGTAATAGTAGAAACAGGTGACTCTTCAGGCAGTGGAACCTGCTCCGAAGGTCAGGGTCAGGGTGGCTGTACTTGGTTTTGGGATTTATATAGTGGTGGCTGGATAGCGTATGGAAACATGTGTCCTGATGGTTGTGGTTGTGGTAGTCCACCATCTTACAATGGGTCAATGTATGGAGAAATAACTAACACTGACTGTACTGGCTCAACAACAACCCAAACAGGACAAGGCGTAGGAGATGATGTTGGTTACGCTAGATGGTTCAAAGCTGGAGAAACAAAAGACTATCTTGGTGATGAAGCTATCACCCAAAGATCTCTTTATCTTAGTGAGAGATCCTTCATTAATGTTGGTAGTGGTGTTGATATTGGGCAAACTTCAGGGTATACAGCATTTGCTAAGTTTGTGCCTAGTGGAGATATGTCTAACACCGTCTTAGTATCTCAACATAAAGAAAACCCAGCTTTGTTTGTTTTGGGTTGTGACTTTGATGGCAAATTTTACATCAGATCTGACAGTTCATCAACCGAGTTAGGCCGAGACAATATAGCTCAATTTGCTAAGTCAAGAGAAACATACGAACAATACAAGTATCCAGTGCATTTAATGGGTGTATATGCTTCTGGAGATTCAAGATTAAAGCTGTATGTTAATGGAAAGCTAGAAGGCGAATCAGACATATTCACTAGAATCACAAACAAATCAGCTAACACCAATATGATTTTAGGCAAACGAGAGTTTGCTATGACTCAAAGAGGTTTTACTGGGTGGATAGATGAAATTGGAGTATCTTCAAGATCTCTTGATTCTACTGAAATACAGTCTTTTTATGACAGTACATTCTCAATATCAGATTTGATATTTAACGCTGATGTAACCCCAACTGGAGGTGCATTAGAAGGTACTGCATTTGGTGATTCTGGTATAGACGCTTTCAATGAAACTTATGCAGAATTACATATTGAATCTGGAAATCCTTATAACGCAAAAGGAGGAGCTTACGATTTAAAATCGTGGGGCGGTACTAACAATGCGGTGTCATCGGTTCTTACATTTGATTTGACTCAAATAGACCCTAGATTTCATCAGTTAGAAGCTCTTTCTGTTGACATGTGGGTTGAACACAACACCACGCATCCAAGCGGAGCTGATGTGTCTGTTGTGGTAGAAAATCAAGAAACACCGAATGTTAATTTAGCTTGGGCAGCATCTGGGATAAATGTCCCGTCTGGTCAAAAAAGGCTTATATCCTTTAATAAACCTTTAAGTCAGAACTTATACACTAAGACTGGTAAAGAGTCTTATAACTTATCGTTGGATAGACACAAGCTAAAAATTATCGTTTCGTATCCTGCCTTAGATAGTTTGTACAATGCTGAGTTTAGAATTTTCTCCAGTAAATTAATGTATGATGGCTTTGACATACTTTCTAAGTATAATAGTAAGGATGGATTGTCTATAGGTCCTACAATCTATGGACATGGAGTTTTGGATGAAGATGGCTATTATGCATCATATGACACTGGTGATAAAAGCTTAACATTTTTCACTGAAGGCGGAACTCCTACTGCTGCAAGTGGAAACTTAGCTTTGTTTGTCGATGCTGATACTGCTGCACAAAGCTTAAACTTAGTATTAAATCATGATCCTCAAACAAGCCTTGGTAATACTGCTACTGGTTCTTTAGAAGCTAATGCTGGTGTTACAATGAACACCACTCTTGGTTTGTTTACTAAGTTTGGACCAGCTTCTGGAAACCTTAATTTATTCTTGAAGCAAAAAGAATTTAGAAAAGCAGTTCCCGGTACATTAAATTTTGATATTACCGGCTCTGAATTTGTATATCCATACAATCAGAAAAACATGCCTTTGTTCCTTCTTTCTTCTGCTGGAACTGGGATACATGCAGCTGAAATGTTTTTGACTATGCCAAAAACTACAGCTCCTCCTATATTCGATAAACGCTTACTGTTTATTGAAGGTAGGCAACCAGTAGCTGATATACCTTTATGGATACAGACAGCTTCTGGAATTAATAGATTTTCCACTTTGTATGTGTTAGCTCCTAATGCTGCATCTACAAATACAAATATGAATCTATTTTTGAAAGATAAAAATATATTTTCTACGTCATCATTGAAGGCTAATGCCGGTATTGTAATGAGTGGCGTTCCTCCATTGTTTGTCAGTGGTCTAGGACTTGGAAGCGGTTTATTAAATTTGAGTATACCAAACACTATTGGTTCTGGTACTTCCAACACAACACTAACTACAAAAGGTATATTTTAATGCCAGTTACTATAACAGATACTAGAACAGACCGAAAAAACTATTTAATTCCCGCACCTTTTGTCAACATAACAAAAAACTTTGACAAACAGGGTGATGGTGAAATTATAGGTGCTACGTATAGCATAACACTAACAGGTACTTTATTAGCTGATAGAGGGTCTCCTTTAAATCACTTAGGAATTGATACTCTAGGTATTAAAGCGGACGTATTGGCCGGTAGAAGAACTGGGTTTATTGACGACCAAATTATGACCACCCTTGTTAGCCGTGCAGCGCCTTGTAACTACAAAGACTATATACACGGTCATTGCGGTGCTGCAAATTTGGGAGAAGAACATTACAGAGCATTACAAGTAAAACAAAAAGCTTTATTGAATATGTTCAGTAAACTTAATGAAGGCGCTTTGTTAGAAGTAAGTCCTCCAGAAGAATCTATGGATCCTGACGTTGACGGGTTTAAAGCTTTTGTAAAATTTGAGTCTATAGACATACCAGCACACAATCCCGGAGATCCTGTTAAATCTCAATATACTATTAATCTTAAAGCTGATTATCTGGTAGGCCCAAATGGGCAGATAGACCAAGAAGACTGGGAAAATTTAGGTAGATGGCTAGTATCTTCAGCAAGTGAAACTTGGGATATAGCAGAGATTGATGGAAAACATGTTGTAGAAAGAGCAGATGGTACTAGTGCTTATGCAAGAAATGCTTTTAACAGAAATGATAATGCATATGAAGATATGTCAAGAGATATGCACAATGGAGAAGCTGTAGCTCATCACAAAGTGTATACTTTGACACATACTATTTCTTCAACTGGTAAATCTAAATTTGATAGAACAGCGAATAATGCAGCTGGAATACCCGGACATAAAATAACGGATGCTGGTAACTATATTGAGAGTGGATCTATAGAAAATCAAAATGGAGAAAATGTAACAACTGGAACATCTAGCACAAGAAGTATAAAAGATGGATTCAGTTCTATGTACGCACCAAATGGAAGAGCTTGGCAGCAAGCAAGAGGTTTTGTGTACGATGTAATTAAATACGGAGAAAGGTTTTTAGCTGGTGATAATGGAGCTTTTGTTGACAATGCTGCTAGCACTACTTTAAAAACAAATAGCACAAAAACTTCTGAAGTTGATTATGATAATTATGACACATTTGGAATGAATCTACCTAAAAAGGCAGATGGAAGTCATATATACAAAGCATATAATTATAAAAGAACACAGAATGTAGACAAAAGAGGAGGATCTTTTAGTGTAACAGAAACTTGGACTCTTGCTCCAGAAGATTTTTTAGCGCTAGAAAGTTTTGATGTTAGTGTTTCCGAGTCTGACCAAGCAGGCGGAATTATTGAGGTGAGCATCAATGGGACAATAGAAGGTCTTTTAAACAACGCTGTAGATAACAGTGAGAGTGACAATAATACGACCGACGATAAAGAAAAGTCAATGCTCACAGATACAACGCAAGACTCAAGAGAGACTCACGTTGATATAACTGGTAAGGGTACAGAAAAGGCCGTAGAACTCCCAGAGCCGGATCACGGGGTTATGGTTTATTCTAAGCATGAAAATGCAAAGTTGCATTACAACACTAAAGTGCAGCCTAATCTCTATAACACTGCCCAGAAGATGGTTGATGATTTGTTTGGTTATGAGCAAATTGGATACGAGGGTGTAGAGGATGGAGATACATGGACCAATAAAGGTCTTATTGTTAATCCTCTTCCGGTAAACAAGAGTATAACCCAACAGCCCGGAACTGGAACAATAACGTATAATTTTACTTTCAGTACTAAACCAATTGGGAATATACCATTTTGCAATAACGAAACTATATCAGTTTCTACTAATTATCCGGGAATGGTAGTTGCTCAACATCAAGTAATAGGTAGACCATTAGGTCCAGTTCTACAAAGTCTTGGAACTCAAACGGCAGCAACAAGAAGTTTAAGCTTAAGTTGCAATGTTGATGTTAGAAGAAAATATTTGTGTATTGATAGTTTGTACTATACTGTACATCCATATTCAAACTCAGATGCGTGTACTGCTGCTAAAGGACCAGAAGGTCAATCTTTAATATGGATAAAGAATCCTAACTATGTAAACACTAGAGCTTCTATTCATGGCACAGCTACTGCTGGAGCCAATTATGACGCATTGAGACCAAGAGCAACTGAAGCTATGTCTAGTGCTAGACCAAGCACTCAAAGAAATAGCTATTGGGGTACTACTGCTGTTGAACCAAATAAAACTTATAAATTATCTCAACACAATGGAATAGCTCGAATAGTAAGTTCTTTTGATCCTTTTGCTTATAGAACTTTGTACGATTCAGCAAACAAAAATTATACTGCTCATTATAGAGAGCATGGTGTTAGAAAATCGTACCATGATGCGCCTAGTGAAAGTTGGGATCCTACAACTGGAGCATGGAGTTATAGTATTACTTGGACATACGAAATGGATGATCCATACACCCAACCTTCAGCAACTTACTTGAACGGGCTAAATGCAGACGCATCGGCTTCGCCTTGGCCGGGAGATGAAATGTAATGTCAACTGTCTATACTTATCCATTACGAGAAAGAAATATAAACGAATCCATCCTCCCTTACTATTCAGGAGATACGGGAGATGATGGTTTTGTTATTTTTCAACAGACTTTTCTTGGGGCTTCTATAAGTCAATTTGCATTAAATTTAGGTTTTAATGGAAATTCTTCTACCCTCAATGTTAGTCTCGTAGAGGACGAATGGAATTTAGACAGTAAGATGACTGCTAATACTGTAAGAGATGCAATTACAGAAGGTTATCATCATTGGGATCCTACTGCTTTTCCTATAGGTCTTGTTAGAGACAATGGTAGGCAATTAGGCTTGGATCCTTTTGTTGCTGGTGATAGATCAAGCGTTGGTACTCATGTTTATAGAAAAGGAAACAATCTAAATTTACCAGCCGGAGACTTATTCTGGGCGCCAACACCCGGAGAGCCAGTTTATTTCAGATATTATGATGGCGCTAGACTTTCCTCTACTTGTGTATCAAATAGAACTTGTGCAAATGCTAACACTGGCGATGCATCTACAAGCCCTTTAACGTTTGAGTTTAATGGAATATTAAAAAGTTATAAAAGAGACTGGAGTGGAAGTGGTCAAACTTACAGCGTAGTTGTAGAAGACCCAAGAGTAATATTAGAGAACACTACTGTAATATTAGATTCTTTTCAGGGCCATACAGCACCAGCTGATGCTTGGTATATGGATCAACATTATCATCCAGACGAAAAAGCGATAACCCCTAAAGAAACGCTTGAACGTCTTGGGCAAGACGCAAAGTTTCAAAGAAAATTTGAAGAGGGTTACAACGGTTATTATAACGTAGTCAATGTATTTGGATATTATGAGGAAGCTGGAGGCTTTGGTCAATCTGACACAAATGAGCATGGCATACCTTGGTTTTCTGCAACGGCTGATTATATTAATGCTTGGGGTTACAAACATAATAAAGGTATATTGCCAGCATTAGACATGATTCTTTCTGGAACTATGAAAGAATATATAAAAGATGAAGAGCCTTATGGTGGCCCTCTCTACTATGGTTTAAATTCTAGACCTACTACTTTTGGCTCAAGTACTTCTTACGAAAATTCTCCAACTGGATTTCCCAATAATGCAGGAGTCCATAAGTACGCCATAGACCTTAGCCCGTTGTATAACTTAAACAACATTTACAATCCAACAGTAAAAGACGTTGAATATAGTGACAATATTGGGATGGGTACTGTTGGTGATGATTTTAGAATAAAAGGTACAAAAAATTTATTGCAATTAATACAAGAAATTTGTACAGCCGCTGGCGCTGACTTTTTTGTAGACTTGTACGTTCCTAGAAATGGAACTGGTAATCCAGTAGAACAAAAATTGTTTGATATGCACAAACATAAAGCTGGAATCATAAGAGTTATACCAATACCAAAAAATGCAGATATACAACCGGGTATTATAAAAACAGTATTGGATCAGTCTCTCTTTCTAAAGGTAGGTCCTTGGGCTAATAAAATAATTAGTGCTGATGTTGGTTATGAACATACAGATCCTACAACTGGAATGTTTACCATAGGCGCTCCATTGACCAGAGTTGTTGGAGTTTCAATGACCGGAGGTCAAAGATCTAAACCTTCTGACAATTGGAGAGGGAAGGGCAAGATACTAGGTAGTAGACGTAGAGAAGACTTCTTTTTCAATAAAGATACTGAAAAGTATTTTGATGGTGATGTTGATCCAGAGCGCGATGATGTTCTTATAGATTCAGGTCCTTTTTTAGAATTAGATGGTGCTGCACTTCAAGCCTATGAAACCAGTTTGTACGATGAACGGATTTGGGAAGCAAGGCGATCACCTGAAAAAAGAAACGCAGATCATGATATTTCACATTTCTTGGACTACAATGCCGATTGGGGCGGGAAAAAAGGAACTATTCCAAACTTCTTTGATGCAGTTGATGGCAGACCTATTCTAAAAGATGAAATAGCTGATCTAGTAGACAATGATTATTTCGATGCTAGGCCAATTCCTATTGGTCGATTGACTCAAGCTACTAATACCACGACATTTTTTAAGGAAAACAGAGCCGATCCATTTATGTTCAACATACCTAATAATAAAGATGTTGACAAATGGTTCACAGAAAATAACGGCGACTATAACGGCGTACCAGACAAAAACCCAAGTCTAAAAGATAATGAGGGCAATGAACTTGAATGGCCTCAACATCCTATGGATGGTTATATAGATTTGTTTCCAGCTTGGGGATTTACTTCAAAAAGGTTTGTACAAAAGGCTGAATTTGGACAACAAATTGACATGCAAACAAGAGGGGAACCTATCATGGGCATGTTCCATGATGATGACCCTTATAGAGACTTTCATCCTTACGATGGTCTTTTTGGAGGTATAGCATTTTTCAATCCCGGTTTAGGTAAATGTGTAAGTAAACCAAAATGTACTTATAGTGATGGATCTTATGCTACTAAAGAGGGTATAGAAAATGGTCAGCTTTGTCATACTAAAGAGTCGTGTGAAGCTGGGTATGATAATACAAGAAGTTATTGCGATAAAGGTCAATACAATAATCAAGGTGACTGTGTAAATAATGGTGGTACGTGGTATGCCAACGTAAAAGATCCGGGTTGTAATGGACCTAATGAAAAAGCATCTACTTGGGATGGTGGCATGTCGCCACAACCAGCTTGCGATAACATGCCTGAAATTTGTCAGTGTGATCCAGAGCAGGAGTTTAAAGACAATGGAGGTGTAGACCCAGAAAATGAATGTACTACAGCTAGAAATGGTCACCCAATAGGATGTGCTGGAATATTTAAATTTGATTGTATTCCTTGGGCTAATTGTGTCACTTCAGCTGGAGATTCTATCACTGGAAACATACCCGGTGCGCCTCCGTTAGGAGCTGGTTTGTATTTGCCCGGTTCAGATTGGGGTCGTGACGAATGGTCTTGTACGCAAGCTTGTTTTAAAGTTGAAAATCTAGAAGCTTTGACTCCAGCAAATAGGCAACAAAGAACAAATATAGATGTTAAAGGGGCAACCGTTGGAAATTTATTAGAAACAGCTCCTATACTTGCTGTAGATGAGGATAATGAACCAACAGATTTAGGTGCTGAGGGTAGAAAGTTAATTAATAAGTCAAGCCTATGCTCTGCTTTGGAAGAAAAAGATTACACTGGTTACTTAGATGGTGGTAGTTCAGGGCAAAGAGTTCCTTCTTGGGTAGGCGCTGTCATGTATATAGATTCTACCACAGGACATCCAAGCCCTAGTCAGTCAACAGCTAGAGTAAATGGAACACAAGGAAATAGTTTTCAAGGAAATGACAATGGCCCATACGCTGAAGATTGTACTTGGAGAAACTTCCGACAACCTAACGGAGGTTGGTGTAAAGATAAAGATACCAACGCTCAAGCTTTAGGTCTTACCGGCTCTCATCAGTACACAAGAGAAGATCAAGATCAGACTTTTAATACTAGAGCAGAATGTGAACAAGTATTAGTAGATGAAACTACAGTAAATGATGATGGTAGTTCAGTTACTAAAGGTGTAAAAAGAGAGAGAAGCGAGAATCCGGGATTATATGGTAATTTTGAATGGATAACAAAGGTTTGGGATCCGCTATGCACAAGAGAAGAGCCAAATACTCCCGGCGCAGTAGATCCAAATAAGAATAATCCCGGTCCGGGATACATCAATCCAGTTGTGTCATTAGAAGGTACATGTACAGATCCACAATGGACTAATAGACAAGACTGTGTTGGAATGGGAGAGGAATGGGATCAAAAGAAAACAAAAGGCTCAAGAGACCTAAAAGGATTCCCTAAAATACCAAACACTGCGACTATTCCTGTAGATTTAGGTGATACTCAGTTTGTTGGTTTTAAAGGAGGTCCATCTAGTATAAACATAGACAACGCCAGTGGTTACTACATGGCGACAGTCACAGAATTGAGACATGCCTCTATAGGTTTTGACAACTACTTCAACTATTTGAGAGTTTTCCAACCTTTCTTGCCGTGTTATTATTGCCAAGCTCAAGGTGGAAAATGGTGCAATTACTGCCCTACAGAAGCCAACATTGCAATGAACGGAATTACTCCTGAGCAAGCAGCAGGGTGGCAAAACCTAGCAGCTATGGGTAATGACAAACCAATGAACCCAATTGAAGATGGTCTTTCAAGAGGTACAGACGAAAGAGAAGGCCAAACAGAAGCAGGTTTAGTTTGCGGAAGAAAGAAAATAAAGTGGAATGAATACGAAGCGTCTGGCGTGACAATGCAAGATGTATTCAAGAAAGTTCAAGACTTAGCAAATAATTTCTACGGCAGAAAGTATTTAATGCCACTGCCTTTTAATCCACCTACAGTAGTTGGGTGTGCAAATCCTTGGATTGAAACACAGGCAGAATGTGAAGAAACAAGAAGTACTTGTTTAGACGACATGGGAAACATTATTCATCAAAAAGATGATGATGGTGATTATATAGTACCATTTGTACCTGTGACAGACGAGACTGAATGCGGACAACGGAATGGTGTATTCTCAGAAGTTGGTGGTTTTGATTGGGGCGCTCATGGATTGTTGAGTGAGTGGTTTAGAAAATTTGGAGTAGGTATTTGCAAGAAGGCGGCTGGTAGTGACGAGAATCATGCTTGGGTTCCAGATAGAGCAGAATGCGAAAAACTCAAAGGAATTTGGATAGACCCACTACAATCAGAACAAAAATGGGATATTGTTGGTGCTGGATGGCCGGGAGAAGGTTATGACCCAGATTGGGAAGCGAGTACATACAAAAATACTAGTTACCCACAAGACATAAACTTCTGGGAGGGTGGTAACTTAGCAGCTTTTGTAGCTTTTCCTCATAAAGAAACAAGAAGACTGCAAGGAGACAAGGTAAGTTTAAATTTTGGCGATATTGATCCAGAGAGAATGTCTAACCCAGACGAAAGGAGATATACCCGTGAGGAACTAGAACAAAATCAACATCGAAATAATATTGCAATTGGATATTCAGGTAAAGTTTTTGTCAGAGCTGATGTTGATCCTAAAACTTATTGGTTAAAAACTAGACCAATGTGGGAACTTTTACATGCTAAAACATATCCTATTAGAAGCCCTAAACAAAGACAGCCAAGGCAAGCTCCTGAGTTTATTAAAGAAAGTAGGAAGTTACTTACTAGAGATACTCTTCATAAGTATATTCCTAAAAACCAAAGGAAGTTGCGAGCAGATGAATTAACTGAGTTTGCATTTTATAAACCTTATGCTTTGATTACTATCCCGAATGCTGTTAGATATGGTCATGTAGATTATGCAATGGCTACTGATGACATGGGTGAGGGTGAAATTTGTGTACCATTAATACATCATAAAAATTCAAATTGTTTACAAAGAGGTTGGGCTAGATCTAGTGGTACTAGTCCAGAAATAGCCGCGTGGCAAAACTTGGCAGCGTTTGGTAATGACACTTTAACCCATCCAATGATAGCTCCTGATGGATCTAAGAGCCAGATTGCAGATGCTGCTTATAAGCCTTTTTATGCTGGAGTTCCTCAACAAAGCACAAGATACACTTGGGGTCCTTGGGCTATAGGAACTGGATTTGGCAAAACGGAGTATAAGCAAGATACTTCTCTGCATCCTGCTACGTTTGGTAGTGAAGGGGAATTGAATCGTTTTGCACTTGCTCAGGCTAAAAGAGCTTTAATACAGCAACAAAATACACTTGAAACTGGAACGGTGAGTTTAGCTGGTTTACCAACTTATTTTGCTGGCACTCAGATAAAGCTTACGATTGCTGACGGAACAGACGCTAATGGTAATCCCGCCTTTAAGGAGGTGCAAGGCCCATATGTAACAGATGTTAATGTGCAAATAGGATCTGGAGGTGTTACCACTACGTATAATCTTACTACTGCTAGAAAGTTTGGAGATCTTTCTCAAAGAAATGAAGAAAGAATTAAAAACATGGAAGCAAGAATGTTTGAAAACGAGAAGGCTTTTGAGGACTTTATTGTGAGAATTCGCAGAGACTTATTATCAGAAACTGGACAAAGCTAATGGCAAATACCAATAATCCAAGAAATGTTGACGCTGGCAAAAATGCCGAGAGCGATATTAGTCATATGTTTTTAGTCGGTGCTTATTACACCGAAGAAACAAATATGAAAAACGCTAAAGGTATGCCCATTAGCTATGGTACTGATCATCCAGTAGCGGGTAAACAGGGACAATTAAAAAGAGTCGGCACTGGTAAAGCTGCTATTGCTACCACTCCAACTTCTAATCTTATGAAGAGCTTTCCTAGTAACCCAGCTTGGCAAAGAAGCGCTGGTGTTAGTCTAGATGGTTTGTTTGTCCCATTTTCAACTACTTTTAAAATTATAAGTGAAGAAGGTAGTGACAAAGATGCGAATGTTGAAGTTGGAACTCATGAATACTTTCCAACTTTTGAACGTCCATTTTCAACGTTGGATCCAAAAGGTGTAGTAAAAAACAGTATTGATAATTGGTGGCACAATGGTGGTAATGCTTTTGGGTCTTTGGCTGGTAATTTTGCTTATGTAACATCAGCTAGTTTAAATCCATATGCTTCTGGTCATAGTATTTCAGCAGTTGTAAAAAACAAAAATATTGGAAACCCTAGTATATCTGCGGGTGGTTACGCTGGAGATGCTCAGCAACAGGGAAGTGCCGAGGGAACATTTGAAAATGTTGCTAGACCTATGGGTCTAAGAGGGCCGATGGTCATGGCTGGTTGGGGTTATGATACTGATGGTATGCCTGTTCCAAATGCAAGGTTTGAAGCTGAACGTAAAGATGCTGATCCCGAATCTCATACTTATGGTATGCCCGTGGGTGTTCATGCTAGCGAAAAATTCAAAGCAACATCTGCAAGTCCACCACAAGATCATAAGCACTTTTTGCCATATTATATGTCTAGGCAAGACCAATGGAAAGCTGGCCCAATCGACTTAAGATGGGATAGAGATAGAAAAGTTTGGGTTGGTGGTCAATTCAATCAAATATATCTCACAAAAGCTACTCGATGTATACTTCCTGAAACGGGTATGGATGGTGCAAACTCTTTTCATTTTGGTGTTGGAGGTCTTAGTAGTCCCGGAAGACTATATAGAAATCCATGCCCTACACAAGAATGTAAGTACACATCATACTTCCCTAAAAGTATGTATTATCCAGATATAGAAATATTTGACCCAGAGGATCATGCTTGGTGCGGTAGATGTAGAACATATGGAAACATAACAGCTTGCTCTGACTTTAAAGATGGATGTCAACCGTTTTATCATGGAATTTTATTAAGATCTGTTCATCATCAAGTAGGATCAAAAAATGCTCCTTCAAATTGCACAGATAAGTTTAGAAAAAGTTCTGGAGGATATCCCGGCAATAGAAGAGCTGGAAACCCTTGTCATGGATGGGGAGATAGCTATTTTGGAAATCCAGAAGGTATTGGAGAAAAAATAGCAGATGGAACAATGACAGAGAGAGCAAGAAGTATGCTCTACCAAAAAGTCTTTCTAGAAAACCCACTTGGACAAGGTTTAATGGTCGGAGATTCATTTTTTAGTTATGATACTGGTAAGAAGATAACTTATGAATATACAAGAACAGACGCTGCAAGTTGCGGACAAAAAGTAGGAAAGCCTATTACTGTGAAAGAAACTATACCTGTTCATATCATTTTGCAAGGTGAATTTTACGGTATGGAAATTATATCTAATGCTGGATGTGAAAGAGGGTCTATGACAGCTTGCACTAGAAAATTCTTTGCTCAGGGTTTTGCTACCGCAGAAGATTGCGGACCAGATGATGATTATCCAAGAACAGCAGCATTATAAGGTAGGAAAATGGGCGTAGGAGATCCTTGGGATACATCATATGATCCGACTAATCCCAAAAAAAGAAACAGAGCTTCTGGCAAGATAGCTTGGGGTCCTGATGTTTCTGATGACTATAGCTATACAGAAGCTCACGAACATCGAGGTGCGGGAAGATTCTGTAAAGAAGGGTGCGGGTGTGTAGATCTTAGCTGTAATAGTATTACTGGTGCAACATGTTCATTACCACCAGAAATAGTCATTACATTGGTGAAAGGTGAGACTGGGAGGGTAGAAGCAAGGGCTGGAGCTTCGGGAGGGGATGTATGGCACCTAAAATACACTAATGGTGTTTATAGAGGTAGAAAATGCTGCACTGATGATGATACTGAAGTCACTGGTGATGTTGATAATTTTGATCAGTTTGGCAATCAAAAAGAATTTGATATATCTACTGCTTCTAATCCATTCGGTTTAAGAACTCCAAGAAACTGTGACCCCTGCAAGGTTACAACTTTACCAAATGGAAAAGAATCCCAATGCTGGCGTGGTCAGAACAAGTATTTGGGAGAAGTTAAAGCTAGCGAAGACGGGAATGGATTAGCAGAATGGGAAGGTGAGTATTCAGGTAGACCAAATTATGATAAAGCTCTTGTAGGAGAAGGCACATGGCCAAGATCATTTGAAGAACTTTCTCTAACCCCAGATGAATGGGGCGAACAATTTATTTCTAATTCTGAGACCGATGTAGACCATGTGATAAATGACGATGGAACTATAACCGTAACAGAAGAAGAAGATAGTCTACACAGAAACGACCTATACACTGGAAGTTCTTTAATAGAAGATGCTCATTATGTTTGTTATAACGAAGATGGTCATGTTATAACTGCAAGCAGTGGGCGTTGTGGTCATAGCACTGCCGTCATTGATGATCCAACACATAAACGTGAAATAACACATGTAAGTAAGTGTTTTCATGACGGGCAAATTCCAGCTATTAAAAAGCCTAAATGTAGAAACGTCCAAACCGGAAAAGACATCGAAGTTTCTGGCTACAACTATTGCACTGGCTCTATGCAATATACATACGCTTTTGCGCATTGTGTAAAAAAAGGTTCGCAATTCGAGCCAACTGCGTCAGGTGTCGGTACTGACAAAAAATCATGTGAATCAGGTGGCAATATATGGGTAACTCTAAATGACATAATAAATCATTGCCAAACTAAATTTGACGAAAGTGGCGTTGCTTCTGTTTGGCTTGATAGTGAAGCAGGATGTCAACTGAGAGGTGTTTGCAAAGCTAAAAACACCGGAGAAATTATAGAGGGTATTGATAACGAAAAAGAGTGTAGAGAAGAAGAACCAAAGAATCATTTTCTAGCTCACCAATGGGTAGACTGGGAAAGAGATCCTGAAAGTTGTTGCGGTGGCATGATGACATCTGAAAGTCATCCAAGTCATACACCTCAAGTTTCTGGTGGTTATGCTAATACTAGAAAAAATAACGTATGCTTTACACCTTACAGGGAATTAGTTCTTACTCCAGATGGCATTTCTGCTACTGATGCTCCTATACATGCTGAGGCTGGTTGCGTTGCTATACAAAACCAAGAAGAAAGAATAACGATACATGCCGATACTGAGTCTTATTGGACTGTAACATTACGAGAGTGTGGTTTTTGGGCTGATTGTTTTGACGATCAAGGCGAAAGAAACACTAGTGTCTATGGCAAAAATAAAATGGGATGCGGGGAAGAATTAATGCTTTACTTCCCTATAGATCAGTTCTTGAACTGTTCTGATTTTAATCTCACACTTAGCGACAAAAACACTCTTAATAGTGGCTGGAGTGAAGTACAACAAAGATGGAACAGTAATATGTCCCATTACTTTGGTAATCCTGCTGGCTTTTTCCCCGGAAATCCTGAAGACCCAGAAGATGGAAAAAATTGGTGTGCTTGGCCTAACCCTCAATTTCTTGAAAAGAGCGAAGGCGCTATTTGCGAAAGATATACCTATTACGAAAGTGGAAACCCAATACCACGAAATCATAATCCACTAGGACATCTAAAACTAAAAGCTTTTAACTATAGACCTCAACCATTTAAAGCCACTGAAAAAACACAAAATTATGCTAAAGGAATAGAACAAGCAGTAAACGACCATAGATATTGGCAAAAATGTGCTGCGCAAAAAGCAGGTGGTGGAGGGAAGTGGTTTATAAATATGGGGTTGGATTATTGGTTCACCCATGACTTCCTCTATGACAAAGCTACTCCAGCTGTATGTGAATCAGTAAGTCAGGGAGTTAGAGACGCAATAGATGGATTGGAAGGTAGTCTCACTAGCCATGCTTGTGGGCAAAGTTTAGGTTGGGATGCTTGGCAAAAATCAGAAGCTAATCTAGACGCGTGCGACTGTAGCGGAGAGGCCGGAAAATCTCCAATACCCAGCAGATGCAAAACAGAAAATGAAGACAGTTCTACGTTTTCTTACAAGACTCTAAGCGATGAATTTACTAAAAGCGATTGTGAACAAGGTGGTGGAGAAGTACAAATATGCTGCGAGGACGAAAGAGGTTGTAGCCGTCCGGTTACATGGACATTAGACCTAGTAAAAGAAGGTTCTAAATGTAGAGTTCCTCCCGTAGCTCCTGACGAAACTGTTAACACTGGAACATGTCGGTGTGTAGTCGAAGTTGAAGGCGAAGGTGACGTTCCTGAATACAAAGTAGAAGAGGATGACTTACCATCACAGCCTGAGTCAGAAGACGATGAAGCCGAAAATTGCAAGTCTAAAGGTCTTGAAGAAGGAAAAACTTGTATTTGGTTTGGAGAGGAAATACTTGATGATGAAGGAAATGGCATCCCCCCAACCGATGAAGACTTGTGTCGATCAATAGGAGAAGATCAAGGCACTGGAGGAGAAGTATTTACAGCGTCTGCACTAACCAGACCTGCTAACGATGAAGGCGAATGTACATGTACACTCAGTGAAAAATGCGCTCAGGGAGAATGGATAGAAGAAAGACATTATTCTCAAGCAGTTTTGACGGCTGACTCTCATTGCGAGCCAGTGTTTCCTGTTCCTTCAAATGTCATAGCCGCAGCGACAGATTCAAGGATTATTGGAGAAAGAGGTATAACAATAAGTGGTCATACGGCTAATCAAGCAGGCCAAAATGATGGAGATAGAGTACATGCAATTCATAATGATTCTTTAGACTATTGGGGAAAAACAGGCTTATTCCCAAAAGGCGAAGGTTTAATTAGCTTTGTTAACAATCATTGCATTGGAACTGGAAGAGAAGTATCAATTCAAGATGCTAGTAATACATCTCCTATAACCATAACCTCAAGAAATCACAGGTTGGTCGAAGGTACAAAGGTTATGACCTATGGCATCATGGGTAACTTTGCAGCTAATGTACTGTCAAATAGAGATTGGCAAGAGACGCAATACCAAGACAAAATTTACAATCCTTGTGTTGGAGATGGATGCGACGACATAATGTTTCCGGCGGCAAAATGTCCGGGTAAATACAAAGACGACGGAACGTATGAGTGTCCCGATGAATTTTTGGCTTGTTATGGCTCTGTAATAAATGGTAGAGACCCAGATCCAGCACCTTGGTTCGTAGCTAAAAATATCACAAGAGATACGTTTGACCTGTTTGCCTGTGACGGAAAGCCTATTGATGGAACAATAAACGCTTTTGCTAATTTACCAGAACTAGAACGTCTTGGTTGCGATGACGGCGTTTGCATAATGGGTGACCTTGAGCAAACGATACTACAAGAACAAAAGACTGAACTCACACTCAAATATACAGATGGTACTATAGTTCCATTTGCCGAAGCAGATCCCAAAAAAGTAAATGGGGAACTTCCAAAAATAACAAGCTTCCCAGATATTTGTGTATCAAAGAGAAACTTCTTAGAGAAGAAAGTTCGTGACAAAAAATTAGGCGAAGTTCGTTTAACTCCTGAGCAATTAAAAGAACAAGAATTTTGCAAAACAAAAAGAAATGAGGAAGATGAAGATCTTGAAGGACCTTTCAAGATAACAAATGTCATAGGTATTTATGACGATCCTGAAACACCTGAAAAAGAAGGCGGTGGAAGACAGTCTTGTGAGCGTTATGGCTTTTGCAAAGTCATGAAAAAAACTGGTGAGGAAACCACTCATGAGATGTCTATGACTAAAGAGGAATGTGTTGAACTAGCCAAGCATTATAGGTTGTATCCTGATGAAGGTACTGCTTCTTGTGAACGAGATGATACTAGATGCGTACACCCAACGAAAAAATCCTGCATAATTAATAATCAAATTCAGGTTGAACCCTATGGGGATTGTGGAACATGTAGTGAAGGAGATCACAAACATAAAGCAGACTGTTTAGCGGAAAGTGGAGAGCCAGTATGGACTCCCGGAAAGCTAGTTGACTTTGAAATACAGCAAGAATTCAAAACCGAGTCAAATTGCCGAAACGAAAAAAATGGAACTTGGATTGAAGAAAAAACTTTATTACCACAAATAGACAAAAATAGTTGCACTGGAACTCAAAAACATAATGGAAAAGATAGAGCGCTTGCATGGTCCGAAGGCAACTATCATAGCTGCGTTCAAAATAACGGCGAGGGAGATGGCGCGTTTTCAGGATGTTGGGGGCAGAATAGATTTGGCCCTCCTCCTCCTGAGTCAGAAGTAGACATTGACACTGATGTAGATGCGTACAGTTTTATTTCTTACAAAACCTGCCCCTACACTGGCGCTTTAGCAGTGATGCTAGACGACGAAGGAGTAAATGCTGGATATGTTTCTCATTTTACAAAAGATGAATTAGACGATTTGTACCATCCGGGATGGGATGGTATTGGCTACAAGTATGAACATAGAGCGCAAGACTGGTATATGCAGGTTGAACAAAAAGGGACATGCCCTGTTTGTTGTGACCACTTCTTGCCTCACACTTTAACTGCTACTTTAACTGCACAAGATAGTAGTTGGAATCGTGTTGGATGTGGCCGAGACATATGCAAACCAGAATTTATAGGACATCAAGGCTATTGTTGTTCAGACACCTTTCATGGTTGTAATGTTAGTGATATTCCACATTGCGAAACTGGATTCTGTACTAACCCAGACAAAAGCAATAAAGTTGAATGTGAAGCCGCCGGAGAAACATGGAAAGGAAACTGGGAAACTTATGGAAAGTGTATTCACGGGGAAACCAGAGAAAGGTTAGTCAGGTACAGAAAAGCTGACTGTGATAAAGTTGTTGACAGTGATGGCAAAATAATAGGTGAATTTGAACCTCTTAAACGCCCAGAAGACTGTGACATGTTTATCAGAAAACGTCCTAATGTAATGGGAACTACAAACTGTAGGGATTGTGGGTGCGTTTATAGAGATAGCCAGCAGGCACCATTGAAAAATGATCCATGTTGTCCTAATTGCGAATGTATGACAAACGATCAAGATTCACGATTGTTAGATCGGAATTATCCTTATTGGACATGTCGTGAAATAGAAGACTGGATGATTAACGAGAAAATTACCTGTGGTTCTGACAACTTAGGGGAAACGCATTCTTTTGGACTAACAACAGCAACTTGCAAATTTTATTCTGATAGTGATGATAACTGTGCGAGTGTTAATTGTGGTAAGTTTTTTGATGAAGCAAATTGTTTAGACGAGACACAAAGTAATTGTTGTCAATGGCACGGTTTTGACGCGCCAGAAGACGACGGGAAATGTTGTGTAACACATAATGGAGTGCCTGACTGTGCAGAAATATGCAGAGATGAAGATACAAAAGCTAGAATAGGTAATTTTGTTACTGATGAAGCTACATGTTCTGCAAGCGGAGGCGTGATAGTATCTGGCGAGACTGGTGATGATTATGATAACTGCGAAACTGATATGGATACTGGTGATCCTACGGGAAATTCGTGGACTTTAGGTGAGTGTAAAAAGGCAAAAGCGGGTGAAGAAGACGGAAGATACGATTGGTCTTACGAGCCTTGTATTTGTTTTCCCGAAAGAGTATCTCATGATTGTCATCCCGGAGAGTTATGTACTGAAGGTTTTGAAGGAAGCTGTTTAAGAGATGGGATAAGCACAAGCCCAAAAGATAATTGTTTAGGAGTTGGTGGAAAATGTGATTGTTCAGGTGCTTCTGATCCAACAGATTGTGGTAATGCAAACGCTACAACCGAAGAAGCTTGTAAAGATGCTGGTGGAAAATTTTATTATCCACAAGGTTGTGGACCAAGACAAATAACAACTGATTTTCAACTTGATTGTTATGATTTAGCTAATAGTTGTAAAGTGGTTGGCTCAAGTGAAGCAGTTCCCGGATTTGGAAGTATGTCAATACCATTGGAATTTAATGGTGTAACATGGGCTTCTAGTTGGCACAAAATGAATGATGTGGGAATGAAGTCATGCCATATGATTGATTATCCTAAACATTGTGCAAGTGGATGGGCATGTGTTAATGTTGCTGGTAGTGTTGCTAGAGCTACTTTAGCTGTAAAAGGAGACTGTCTAAAGAAACTGAATCCTGACTGGGAAACAAATCCAACAAAATCAATAGATCCAGATGAGTGGGATGCTTGCTTACAAGATACCTGCAAAGCAAATAGTTGGTATGGCGAAGGCCCCGGAAGAATTGAAGAAGCCCGAACAAGTAGACCAGCTATTAACACAAAATGCAATGGTTGTGATCAAGCTATATACGGCATTAGTAATGGTTTTCATGATGTTACGGGGCCATCAGACGAGCATGATGCCTTCTTTACAAGGTTGATGTTAGGCTGTGGATCTACTATTGGAAGTGCCTCTGCACATGACGGAGACGCGATGATTCAGGGTGGATTTGACAACTTTGATAGCTATAGACGTAGTGGCATGGAACTGTGGATGGAGATAATGAATTGCTCCTACTGGAATTCAGAAGATGCAGTCATTGATGTGCCAGTGGACCTACAAGGTAATCCACCAATATATCCCGGAGCTAATAGTGATGGATGCTGGAGTGGAAAAAAGGTAAACGATGAAAGAGATGAGTTAGGTATAGGAGAGGGAAGATTTAAATATTATAAGGCTGGTAATGTTTGTATTTTGGGTGGAGGTCCAGAATGGCCATGTACTGGTTGTTGCACTTACACTGGACCTACACAGCCAACAGCAGTAGCTAGAAGTGGTGCATCTGGTTTGTACGGAATGGAAGTGTGTGCTACTGGCGGCGACGTTAAACAAGCAAATGACTGTCAGCAAGTTGGCATGAAATTGTATCCAGATAAACCAGCAGAAACATTTAATGTTTATTATGTAAAAGACGTTCAGGAAGATGGTTCAGGCACTCTGGTAGTAGGCGCTTATGGACCAACCTTTGGAGGTCGTTATTGCGGTTATGAAAAAGGTGCTACTGTTGGTATAGGAATGGCAGATAAGACTGAGGCAGAAGGGGGAGCAGTATATCATCCATTGCAAGGCAGAGTGAGAAATAGACAATCAAGAAATCCATTCTTGCCATTTGGAGGAACAAAACTAACAGAAGCAATTCCAAACGGTGACCTAAATTACTCAGATATGACTAGAGGGCGTGGCGACGAGCCATTCATGGAAATAAAGGTTGCAGATGTCACAAAACTAATAAGCGCTGCTCATAAGTACGATAGACATTTAGGAGACTACTCCAGAAGTCTCAATTCGTCAGGGGAGCTTTCAGGAATAGATGGTAAGAAACCTAAAACCCTTCCTAGCCCATACGGTTTACACCCTTGGCCTGTAGATACCGTTCAAGACACACGCGGTAGTTTGCGTAGTGGTCTCCCAGATAGTTCAATACCACAACACCCATTAAAAGTAGAAAGCCTTGCTTTAGATGAATTGGGTCATGTAATGATTCCGGGAAGAGTTGGACCTTTACCAACAGCTGAATACTTAAATAAGTATAGTGAAGTCAAAGAAGTAAAAATGGGAGGAGGTACTGAAGGTACTACAAGCACTCCTATTCCAGTACACGACCCAAGAGAACCCGCCGGTATAAAATCTTATAGAAATGTCTATGACATCAATCCATTTGATCCAAAAGGGTATTGCACAAATGGAGCTTATACAACTAAAAAAACATGTGAAAATAACAATTCAAAGTGGATTTATCCTTTCTCACACACTGTAATAGAGACGGTGCTAGATCATGATTTAAATGATGGAGAAAAGGTTTTAGTCAGCGGCTCAATCATGTATAGAGCTACATGTAAAGGCGTTACGCTTGGTGAGTGCTATGATTATAACAATCCAAATGTTACACAGAACATACAAAATCCTAACGATTGCATGGTAGGAAAATGTATTGATCCAGTGTCTGGGAGTGAAGTTTATGACGCAAACAATGACCCGATCATATATGAAGATGCTTGTAGCCAAGCCGCGCAATCAAATTCGGCTGATTATCAGTTTGTACCAAACGGCATATGGAGAACAGTAGCTGAAGATTCTGAGTTAGACGAATACTTATGCGAAGATGTATTTGGAGGCGAATGGGTAATAGGAAGAAGAAACCTAGACAAAAATTCACGAGGTGAATTTGAAGACCCATTTAACAATGAGCCAAAAATACTTCCAACAGGTCAATACGAAGAAGGGTGTCCTATTGGTTGTAGAGTAAACGCTTTTTATACGAAGAATGCTTGTCAGCCGCCAACTGAAGATTACCCACAAGGAAAGTGTTTGCTATGCCACGAAGTAGTGATAATAGAAAAAGACGCCAGCGGTGCAGAAGTTGCTAGGGAAGTTACAAGATGTCCATACCATGATATAGATGACATGCATATTGTTAGATTGAGGCAATGTCAAAATGCTTTATTCAATACAAAAGACGATTGCGAATCACATGGATGGCAATGGTATCCACTTCCTTTGAAGCCGAATGAGTTCGCAATACATGGAGAGTTGAACTATGATGTTCATGAGACTCCATACTTAAAGATTGCAGAAGAATATACTTCTGGTAATTTTCGTTCATCAAATGTTTACGACCACGACTCAGATGTCTACCCGTTTTCAGGTTGCAACGAAACTGCTTGTGGAAACTCGCCAGATTGTTATTTATACAAAGATCCTAGTAGTGATGAATTTACTTGCGTAAATCTAAAAAGCGCAACGGTAACAGCTGGCGCTTCAATATCAATAAAAGACATGCATGACAATGGAGTTCCTAAATTTGGTGATGGCAAACTTGTACCTCCAAACCTCCAAAAATCTTTATGTGAACAATCAAGTAATTGTCAATTTGTTGAAGTTTACGGAAAATGTTACACGAAGGATAGATCTAAGGTTGGAACTTGCGTATCTCCAAGTGGAGTTAGAACCACAACAAAACATGGAGCTTGTTCTGGAGCTTTCATACCAGAAGAAGTAGATGCAGACAGTGCTGATGAATGTTTAGAATCAAATGGAACAGTTCAAAATCAGTTTATTTGTATGGTAGATGATCAAGGTGGCACAATAACCACAACACATTCACAAGAGTGTCGTGTATTAGGTGGGACTCCAATTTGGATAGGAAACCCTTTTGGAATAAGAGATTCTTCGGAAAAAACAAATATAGAAACTACACCTGAAAGATTTGTATCGCTTAGATCTGCTGAATCAATTACTCTAGGTGGAACTGGAGCGATTGGAGAAGCTAGAAGGATGTATAAAGGCGTTATAGCAGCTGGAGATCCTAAAGCAGAAGACGCTGGAAAAATAGAGCTTTGCTACGACCGAGAAGGAAAAATACATGATAAAGCCGAAGAGAACTGTGGCGCATGTAGTGACGCAACTAAAGAAACGGAAGAAGAATGTTTAGCGAAGAAAAATGATGAAGGTAAGCCAGTCAATCAATGGGAAGCATATAATTTCAGTAGAACAAGTTATACCGATCCATACGCAGAATTATATCCATCGTGGAGTAGGCATGGAGGCCAATTTAGTGTTATAGTAGGGTATCCACCCCCATTAGATGATTGCGCACAAGGAAATAGCAACACTCCTGTTAACATGGAATATTGGTTCTTTTTCCCTCAAAAATGTGTAAATGCAAGAGGTCCAATGACAGGGTATGAATGTGGAGACAAGTGTTACGACACCTATATAGGACCAATGGCTACAAGTATCAAATATGACTTTGGTTTAGACATGGATGGAAATGCCCCGATTAAGGTCAACATAACAGAGTAGTAGGAGCGAAAATGGCAAAAGGATTCTTTAAAACAGAAGAAGAAGAGTACCATCAACAGATGAGTAATCTTCAAAGAGAAGTTGATAGATTAAACCAAATCCCAAGTAGAAGGCCAGATATTAGGGATTCTGACACTTTATTAAAAAAATGGGACGAAGTAATAGAGCCGCCTAAACATGTGACACCATGTCAATGTGACTTTAAAAAAGAATTTATAAAATGCCCAAGACACAAAGCAATAAAGACTAAACATTTGCACACGTTATGCCAGACTAGGTTAGACTATTTTAATATGTGGGAAGAGGGCGTAGGACCTAATCAAGACCCGATCATGAGGTACAACTTTGTTAATGATTACCCTGTTACTGATACACAAATTAAACAACGTGAACAAAAGTGGCAGGAAGAAATGGACGGAATAATGGCAACTCAAGACGGTAAAGAAAAAGATAAAAAAGAAGAAGAAGAAGCTACTAAAGGATTCTTTATGGGTGACCCAGAAATACCTAAAGAGTCTAGAGGTTTAGGTGATACTGTAGCAAAGATAACAAAAGCAACTGGTATAAAAAAGGTTGTAGACAGTGTATTCGGTGCTATGAATAAAGATTGTGGATGTAAGGAACGACAAAGCAAGCTCAATAAGCTTTTCCCTTATGGCAAGCCAAAGAAAACAAAAGGCTTTTTTGAGTAATGGTGTATAATATTATAGAAAACAACTCTCTCTAAGGGGATTTTGATATGGCATCAATTAACTTTTACGCTGGAGGTACATCCATTAATAACCTTTCAGGCTCTGGCTTGGGGTTTTTTGGAGGTTCTTTTGGCCAATCAGTTCAGTTGAATACTTGGCAGTCTACAACTTTTATAACAGACGGTAATGGTACTACGAATGGTGGTACTGCTAATAACTGCAAATATTCAACGGACACTAAGTCTTTTGCAAATGGTGTAGTACCAGCTACTGGTTTATTGTATATACCAAACGAAAAAGCTACTTTAAACATACGATTCACTAATGACAGTGCAGTTAGAACACAGAACGCTAAGCTGAGGATTTTTGACCGAGTAAATAAAGATCACCCTGCTAGTGGGGTTGTAACAAGGGTTGCGGAACTACTTCATACTTCAAATTCCTATTTAGTTGAGGGATCAGGAGATACTACATGGTATGGTAGTGCAACAGATAGCTCAACTCCTAACCCAAGCACTAGACTTCCTACTGGTACTAACACTGTGGGTGGTAGCGGTGTCATTGTTCCTCTGGCTCAGTCTCCCGGCCCAAGCGGTGCGTACGCTGGAAATGGAGGATCTAATACTGGGCAATACACTCAGCATGATTGGTACGTTGCTATTACGGCTTCTCCAGACAGTATAGGTAGTAAGACCCAATACGGTCTTTATGTAGAGTTAGAATATCTCTAAAGGCTACCATTGTGTAAGCATTAAAAAACCCCGCCAGCAATGACGGGGTTTTTTCTTTACTCTTCTTTTTGAGTATCTGGGTTCCATTTAACCCATCCACCATCAGGAAGCCAATTACCTTCTTTGTCTTTACGTTTTGGGAACAACCTTCCACCCTTCTTCATCACGCCAAATGCTAGCTTTGCTCCGCAGTCTACACATCTAGCTTCGTAATAAAGATTGTCATCTACATTTCTTACTTGAAATCTAATGTTCTCGCTGCCGCATTTACCACACTTAGTTTCGGCAAAAATCTCTTGGAAGTTAGCTAATTGCTGAAACAGTTCAATTTGAGTGTCTGCTTCAATCTCAACGCTAATCTTGCCGCTTGTATAAGTTACTTTCATTACTCTCTCCAGTTAGCTTTATAACCTTTAATTTTTTCTGGTATTTCAGTACCCTGCTGATAAGCATTAAGGGCTTTGACCATTTTCTTAGCACAGTCCTTTGTCACTTCGCTTATAGTACTATACGTATGTTCGCCCATGTTAATAAAACCAAAAGCGTCAATATCCAAAGTGCTACATTTGTTGTCAATGAACTGAATTTGTTGACTACTAATTTGTCTGTCAGCTTCATAGTCTCCTGAAGTTGGAGCTTTCTTGACTGACTCTTGCACTATGTTCACTATGTCTTTTTTGGCTAATTCTTCAGCAGCTAAGCATCTGATTTTCAAAGCTTTCCTCAAAGCTCTACCTTCAGCCCTCGTGCTAGCAGTAGCGACAGGATGAGCGCAGAATAGGTCATCAGTATTCCCATGCCACACATCTGCTACTTCTTTGAATGTTCTAACTTGACCTGTGTTCATCCAATCAAAGACAACTTTAAATACTACGGTAGCTCTGTCAGGAGCTAATCCGTCAGTTGCTGGAAATACCTGTTCTGGGCCAGATTCAACGATGTCGCCAAGTAATAATTCAGCGACTCTCCTCAGTCCTGCGCAAATAGGGTTGCCATCAATTAATTCGTTTGAATGAAAATGAGCCATTACATACTCATTCCATTCATCACTGAACATTGAAGGACGATTGCTTTCGTTTGAACCCTCTTTGATTACTGCTGGTTCTTCTAATGTCTCTTCGTCGTCAAAAATTTCAACGTCATCAAAAACATCTGAAACTACTTGGGATGTTACAAAATCTTCGTCTTTAGCCATAACAGCCTCCACTAATTCAACTAGGTCATTCTTCTTGGCTCCGTTTGGAATAGCGCAGTTATGCTCTTCCAAAATTTGCCTCAATTCTTTTACGGTCTTATTATTGTACATATTTAGGTTTCTATTTCAATAAGTCTTTTTGACGGAACAGGGAACTTTTTCTGTATTTTTTTCAGCTCAATGACAATGGCCTCAAGCGCATCTCTCATGTTTTTAGAGGACAAATTGCGAATTACGTTTTTCACTCGTAAGACGACAAATCCTCTGTTAATTAGAAGACCTGCTTTTTGTGCATCTGCTCTGATGTGACGTTCTAAATTTTCTTGACCCCAGATCGGCAAGAAATGAGCTGGCCCATCAATCTCAATAGCTGTTTTTATTTCTGGAAGAAACAGATCTACTTCAAGTTTGTCATTAGGGATTAATCCTCTCTTATGAAAGATAACCTGATAACCTAAAGCTGTCAAACCCTCATATACGAATTTTTCAATTTTAGACCCTTCTTTACTGGCTTTTCTTACGGCTTCAGCCGCTAATTTTCTGAGATTTGCCTTATCCGCATCAGACATTTCTGCCCATTGCTTCTTTGAAAGTTCTGAACGTCTTTTACGTTCGTCATCTTCCATTTCATCCCAATAGCTAGCCATTCCATTACTGATAGCCACTTTTTCTGCTTCAGTTCTTTTCTTTCCTCTAGTTGGATGTTCATGCCTACCGCTGTTAATAGCTACAGTCTGAGCCGCACTTTTATCCCTTAAAGGCACTCCTAAAGTGTTTAACGCCCTTCTGATTTTATTTGGGTAGGTCTTAAGCTCTTGAGCTATTTCGTATGTACTCTTTTCTTCATCTACATACTGCTCAATGATGTATTCTTTATGCTTGTTTATGAACGCACTGCTCATTTTCTATTATCCTTTTGAAATTTTCTATATTAAAATTTTGTACGACATGGTCTACCTTTTTATTGCAATAGTTTTCTATTGCTTTTGCATGGCTTTTACTTCTAGCAACAAGTAGAACTTCTTCGTTGACAAATGCTTCTACATTGTCCTCAAAACTTTTTCCATGCCTTCTCGTCCATTCTAAATCCCATACATAGAATATTTTCTTAGCAGGGCTAAAAGCTTTTATCATCGACAAGGCACTAGAAACAGAAGTTGCTATCAAAACACCATGAAAACTCCAAAGCTCATTCATAGCCATAGTGGAGAATCTTGGATTAACAATTGAAGAAGTTGAATTTTCAAAAAAGACAACGTAGTCGTCTTTGGTTTTATCTAGTTCTTCGTTGAAATTGTTTATGATATCAAATGCTAGCTGACTAGCTGTTAACTCATCAATGACTACTCCTATTTGGTTAGTCTTTTGCATTTGCAGCCTCTCTGTTTGCAATGTACCATTCAACAGTCCTTCTGATACCCTCTTGTACTTCTAGGCTATCAATTTCAATAATTTCTTGCATCTTTGTAGTGTCAAGAAGTTTTTTCATTTGTCCATCTGGTTTTTCAGTATTCCAGAACACTTCACCTTCATAGCCAGTAGCACTAACAATATATTCCACCAAAGTCTTGATGCTTATATCCTTACCAGTACCAATGTTCAGAGGTGTTGTGTTATCCTCATAATTTTGTAGAGCCAAGACAATTGCTTCTGCTGCGTCTTCAACATACATAAACTCTCTCATAGGAGCGCCAGTTCCCCAACACTCTACTTGATCGTTTTCATCTATGACAGCTTCTACAAATTTTCTTATTAATGCTCCTACCACTTTTGTTCTAACTAAGTTAAAAGTGTCATGTGGGCCATATAAGTTGGTAACACATACTGAAACTGAATTAAATTCATATTGTTCATTATAAGCTTCAGACGCTGCTTGCAATATCCTCTTTGCAATACCGTGCGCTCTAATAGTCTTATTTGGAAGACCATTCCAGAACGTGTCTTCTTTTAAGACTTCCATTCCGGTATCAGGATATGCACATGATGTCATAATGTTAATTAACTTTTTAACACCTGTATACTCACATGCATGATGTATGTTTAAAGCCATTATGGAATTAGAATAAAGGATATCCGCAGGGTACATCCTATTAAACTCAATGCCACCGTTGTAACCAGCAGCATGAATAACATAGTCAGGCTTATTAGCATCTAGAAACCCGATTAAATCGTAAAGATTAAGTATATTAACTTCTTCACTTCTTAATACAATTGGTGTAGCACCTGCGTCAGAGACTGCTTTTACCAAAGCTGTTCCTAAAAACCCTTGACCGCCTGTAATTAAAACTTTTGAATCAGTAAGATCTATCATGAATATTGATGCCTTATTTGTAAGATTGGAGCTACTTTTATTAGTTCTTTAATTCCGGTTTTCATATCTACATCACATGAAAAACCTTCATCTTCTAATTTATCATAACTGACAGCGTAATCTCTTTGGTCTGCGTCAGTTCCAATTTCTTCATAGTGAACAAAACATCCAGTTTGTTCTTTTACGTATTCTGCTAATTCTCTTTTTGTCCAATTAAGATGGTTAGCTCCGCAGTTGTAAACTTTATGTTTCCAATTACCCATGTGTTCAAAACCCATAGTAAATGCCTTAGCCATATCTCTGACATGGATAAAAGTTCTTCTGAAGTCTGCTTGGAAAATAGTGAGTATGTTATTTGTCATTGCTTGGTAAACAAAGTCGTTCACAAGCAAGTTCACCCGCATACATGGGCTGACACCAAACCCAGTAGCAAAGCGAAAAGATACAGTATTGTCTTGAGTGGCTACCATTTCCTCTGCAACGCGCTTATTAACGCCGTAGAGAGACACGGCGTTTAAGGGAGACTCTTCTGTGCAAGTTCCTTCAACTTTGCCGTAGACGCTTCCTGTGGACGCATAAACGAAAGGCATTTTTGGATTGTAAGATTCTCTTGCAAAGAGCATATTTCTAGTGCCTTCTACATTTACTTCCGTAGCCAACGCAGGTTGGGATTTGCAAGCCGGAAAGCCAACAATAGCAGCAAGATGAATAATAGCGTCACACCCAATTACGGCCTCCTTCATTTGTTCTAATACTGTTACATCACCATATTCAAACTCAAAATTAGGGTTTGTTGCTAATGGGATTATTGCATCACATTGTCCTTTATGGAAATTGTCGATGCATTTTACTCGATATCCGCTGTCTAGCAGATGACGGCATAGGACATTACCTACGTACCCGCCTCCGCCCGTCACTAAAATTTTCGTCATATTGCTTCCTAGTTATTCTGTTGTTTCCAACTTTAGACCAAAATTGTCCAAGTTGATTCATTTTTATTGTCATGTTTGCCCCATCAAAATTATCTCTATACAAATCCTCTGGAGCGTAGGTAGGACTAGTTAATTGTACTTCATTGTTTTTACACTTTTCATAAACCGCAGTAAACATTGATTTTATTTTTGACGTTTTTCCTCCCATTAAATGGTCTGATATGCTTCTTGGGGTTCGCGCTTCTCTATAAAAAGGTTCTGAAGTAATCAAACATTCGCCGTAGAATTTCATTTTTTCAATAAAAGAGGAAAGATCAGTATAATACTCATCTGACCTGCTTTTTATAACATACTCAGTTTTTGTTTTATTTACACCGTTTAAGGATGTGACTGTTTGGTAGTTTACGTTATGCCAATTAAAAAAAGATTCATACTTTGAAGGGCTATCTTCCAAATAAGTCACATCATTGTTTATTAGAAATCTTTTTGATGGTTTTACTTCTGGTGATATCCAAGTCGATATTATTATCTTGCCGACGAACTTTTTGTATGTTGGAATATTAAGTATCCCCTTGCCCAATTTTCCGTTGTGTGAAACTGGGCCTTGTATTATTAATGTGACATCATCGTGTGGCACTGAAGTCTATTCTTTCTTCTGGAGGAGTAACGTCCCTATAAACACCAACATAATCTGAGCATATCGCGTCACAATCTGAAATTGTATCCATTGATAGTAGCTCTGGCTTCATACAAATCACACCAGCGCCAGAAGCATATCCCGGATAACTAATTATCAAGCCTCTACTTGTGATTGTATAATGGTCTTCTTGATGCCAGAAGCAATGAACATCTAATTCAAGCAAGCCTTTTAACGCTTCTAAGTTTTTAGCGTGTAGGAGCAAACCTTTTTTCTTTAAAAAGTCTGTGTATGTTTCGTAGTATGGCTCGTCATGTCCTAGAAGCCAAGAGTCTTTTAACTTCCAAACATCTATTTCTACTTGATAGCCTGCATCAAGAGCCGATTGAATATATCTTGGGTTATTCTCTAACTCAGGCTTTGGACCGTAGACGTTTCCTCTATGAGATATTAGTATCATCTTCTAGCCTTTCATATTCCATTTGATAGAGTTCTAATATTCTTTTAGTATCTTTCCAGCTTTTATGAGTGTCAGTTACTCCAAGAGTGTATACTTTTTTGACACCTCTGTCATTAAGCCAGTTTATTAAGATGTGTAGACTGCTAGATATATTCTTTAATTTGGTTTTGTTTTCTATCTTTAGAAAATCATAAGGGTCGCTTACATCACACCTGTCAAACTTTTCGCAGTTAAACTTCTTAAAGTCTATGATATCGTCTGCGTCTTCGTATGAAACATTGGGGTAGTTAGCGGTTTCTTCGGAAGAAGGTTTAGTGCAACTCAAAAAGTCAAATTCATTAAAAAACATTCTGGAATAGAGAGGAGCTTTCTTGTAAAGGTATTGATGATAACCTCTGCAAAAAATTTCATTCAGCTCGCTTTTGTTACTACACCACTCGTTGTTAGTTATAAAGCTGGGTATTAGATACTTATCCCATCTTCTTTTGAAGTTTGATATGTTATGAACTATTCTTACCAAATCTAACGATGCCACTACATGGGCTTTGTCTAATGCGTACAAAGCCTTGCCAGTTGAGCATACGAAGAAATCGCTTAGATCAATTTCCATTTCAACAGATGGAGCTGATCCTACGATCAATGCGGGTTTATTTAGTTCCGCCACTATCTTTTCTGACGATATCATTAGGATCTAGTCCATCAATCCAGTAGACTTCTAGCGCTTTTGTATTTTTTAAAGCTTCAAACCTATGGTCAACTCCGGGAGGTACATCTGAGAACATGCCATCAGTTAGTATTGTCTCATCCTCACTATCCTGCTTATATATTATAACCTTTAAAGCACCTTCTAACACAATAAATCTATTCCATTTATTTTTGTGATGATGTCTAGAGCAATAACCACCCTTTTTAGCTTCTATATAATGGACTTCGCTTGTAGAATTTTCAAAGAAACATTGCGTGGTTCCCCAAAATTTTCCCTGTATTGCTCCTGTAAGTGTCTTATGGCTCATTTTTTTCTCGCTGTTGTATAGTGATTTTCGATGCGTATATCAATTGGTCTAATTGGATCATCTTGTATTTTGGTGTTTTCAATCCACTCGATAGTTTTTTGTAAATTATACTCGTCTAATTCCTTTGTGATATTCAAAAGCTCTTGAGACTTTTTATCAAAAATTTTTGCGCCGTCATTCGTGAGTATAATATTCCAAGGTCTTATATCTCCATGCGGTTCGTCATAACCTGATATATCATCTAGTATAGATTGTTTTGTTGGATATTGACCACCCATATTGAAATAAGTCATAAGGTTAATTCCGGGAATGATATCTCTATAGGAAAATTTTAAACGCCTGCCTGCTTGTTTTTCTAATACTCTAGCTAACTTGGCTTCTACACTATTGTGTTTTTTTCCTTTTGTTTTTAGGATTTTTTGACCTCTTGATTTTAGTCTATTGGTGTAAATTATATATTTTTCATCAAAATTTGAATACATCTTGAAGATAGACTCTTTTTTCATAAATTCTCCAAAATATTTATCGCTCCAACCTTCTACGACGCTCGACATCCTTGTGCTATTCATCAAATAAAAAGGTCTAACTGAGCCTATGTGAGTACGAAATTTAGATAGCAAAATTGCGTCGTCAGGCACGATTATTTTTTCTACCACGTTTGGATGTGCAGCGTCTTCTGATACTGGAAGCTCAATTAATAAATGGTCACACATACCCCTTAGAATCTTGATGGCTTCATTGGCATCTTCAAAGTAATGTATAACACTCATAGCTAAAATAACGTCAAATTTTTCAACTTTACTTAAAGCTTTTAAAGTTTCTATTGATGCATTATGTTTTAAAAGTGTCACGTTGTTGGCTTCATTTTTAACACACAAGTTTTGAAGCTGTGGCGTTATGCCCTTTGCCTTCTCAATCATTGTTACATGACAGTCGAATTCTGCTGCGAGACGAAGAGAAAAGTAACCAAAATTTGCACCTAAGTCTAGGACTGAAAATGGACGGTTATAAGCGTTGCAAAACTTTCTTATTTCCTTATACCTATCCTCAGAGCCTCTTAATCCCTCTTTTACTATTTCACCTTTAACCCAATGTGGCTGATATTGATATTTAGACACTTTATAGTTCCTTTTCCAGTATTGGGTTTAGGGTAGTAAGCATTTCGCCACTAGACATTTCTTTTAACTTCCAATTAAAACACCCGATGCTATTTGACAGTTTATATTTTTCTTCTTTAGTAGCTAGATACAAACTGTTTATGTCTTCAATTTTTGTTGACGATATTGGTTTTGTTGCAGCATCACCTAAAATTAAAGTAGGATATCCAGAATACAATGAGTCTATACAGCAATTGCTTCCATGTGTAATTACGCAATAAGGATGTACCTTCTTTAAAACTTGAGAAAAAAGTCTTTTGTCTCCTTCCCATTCAGAGCCACATATTTTTTCTTTTCCCCTCCAAGTTCTTTTGGGCCTGTACACAATTTCCATATCAGTGTATTTTTTTACTTCTTTCATAACTGATTTAGCATATTCAGTTGGATGAGAAAGATTATGGTATTTGTGATACTTCTCAGAGCTGCCAGCAAAAAGAATTTTAGAGCCTTGATTGAAAGGCTTTATCTCATCAGGAAAATTTCCATTGTAAGTCCTTATTGCTTTTCCTCTATCTTGTCTATCTTCAAAAGTTTTGTAGTGGCGGAAAGGGTTCCAAGAATCTATTGTGATTCTAAAAAAACTTTCTTCGTCTATATGTCTAAATTTAGAAAGTCTTATATGGCTTTTGTCAATAAAAATAATTTTGACACCGGCATTCTCAGCTGCTACTTTTGCTTTTCTTGATATGACTCCAAAAATAATTACAAAGTCATAAACTGAAAGATCCAAGTTTTTTATTTGGCTTATTTCAACTGCTGACGATGGCGGTATAGAAAACCCTTGAATTATCGCCTTGTGTATCAGAGGAGTTAGTTTGTTTCTGTATGCATATAAGATATTCATAGGTTTTGTTTTATATGTTTCCAACAAATACCAATACTCATTTCATTGATGTTCCATTGAGCGTAAGCTAAATTGTATGCCCATTGAGTCCTGTCTGGTCTTCTTATATCTTCCATGCTTGGGCTAGCTACCTCTTTCACAATAGATAAAGAGTCATTGGTAATAACAGGTATACCTCTAATGATTGCATCCACCGCAGCATTTGATGTTGGAGAAAATACGGCAAAACAATCTTTGAGATCGTTTTCAAGATTGCTATATTGACTAATATCAACACCCATTCCGCTTTCATCGTCTATAAATCTATAACGTTTTTCTGTAGGGTGAGGTCTAAAAACAATACGTCTTTCAAATGATTTCAATTTTTCAACTTCGTGTCTAAACCATTTTTCTGGATCTGGGTTAATCTTTCTGATATTTGTTGTGCCTATACCTTTGTTATTTTGACCTAAAACTAATATATGGCCTTCGTCATTCGTTTGCCAAGGCATCATTTCTATTTTTAGCTTTTTCCACCGTTTACTCGGAGAGTCTTGATTAAAAAATTCAGCGTGGTTCTTCACACCGTTTAGACCTACTGAGTAATGAGTTCCGATACCAAATTGCTTTTTATAGTTTGTCCTTTCGTGTCTTATAAATCCGGCATCCGCAACTATTCTTTGTATTCCTAATTCTTTCGATTTTTTTTGACACAAAGCTCTGAAGTTATCTGCTTCGAGCGATGCAAAATCTGGATGTTCGCAAACCTGAAAAGATACATCACACCCCTCCATTAAATCTAACTCTACTAAGTTTTTAATTCGTACTGGAGTATCTCCGTTAGCAGCTACACCTCTTACAAAAGCATCGCAAATACCATTTCCAGACTTATTGTCTTTTGTGTAACAAATCGCCACTTTTACCATATCATTTCACCAAACTCTCTTCCGTGTATTCCTTTATCATGTCTAATAAAATTTCTAAAAGGGCCATTTGGAATTACTTCTAAAAGATTTAAACCTTCTGTTACATCTTTAGTTTTGATTTGTGGGTTCTCTTCGACTATCATTCTAAATACGTATCCGTCATCCCATCTTATATATTTTCTAAAGTCCCCACTTTTGAATGATTCAATTACAGTATCAAGATATTCTCTTCCACCGTTTTTTAGATCCCATCCAATAAAACCAGATTCTATACCCATATTTCTTTTGATTCTAAGATCACCTAGATGGTAAAACATGGAATTTCCTTCTAAAACTTCATCAACATATTCTTCGGTTATTTTCTTTTTAAATACACTGTCACTATCTACAAATATAACTTTATCGTAACCCAAATCTAACGAAGCTTTGACAGCGACTATTTTTCTAAACCAACAAGCAGCTCTTCTATTAAACTTGTTTGCAAAAGTTCCAACAAATTTACCACCGTAAGCTATAGGGATTATGTCTTCGTTTTCTTTTAGCCAGTTTTTTAGAAACTCATCTTTGTCTAGATCATGAAATAAAAATTTTCTATGCTTTGGTATGTCTGAGTCTATACCGTCTTCAAATGTTATAAGTAGATCTCCTTCGGTTTTCCATTTTACGAAAGACTCTATCATGCTTCTACCAGTAACTTGGTAGAGATTTTTATTAAAAGACGTTACGTATAGAATCATTTCTTTCCTTTCTTTTTTTTCTTTTTCTCTACTTTTCTTAAGTGCGTCAGTGAGTTATTTGACCCTTCTTCTCGGAGACCTGCACACTTGTAGTAAATATTGAAGATATAAGGGGATGGAACTGCTTGGATTTTATTTTCGTCGCACATGAACTTCATCATGTAATGAATACTAGGATAAACTCTATATTTTTCCATACCTACTTCGATTATTCTAGGCAGGTTAGGATATATAGAGGAAAGTATATCCATTTCTTTAGAATGCCCTATAGCGAATTTGTCATCTGGACAAGAAGGCACTACTTGCAAATTTTCTATTTCCTCATAGTGATCAGTATCGTTGTAACCCGTTCGTGAATCTATACGCGGATAATACCATCTAGTTTTAGGAAAATATAAATGGTTTTTTTCTATTGTTTTTACAAAATCAAAAAAAGCAATCTTGGGGTGCTTTTCTAAATTTATGATCATATTGTCAAATCTGTATCTTATTACGTAGTCATATGTAAAATTATTTTCTTGTTCGTATTCTTTTTTGACTTCGTTTGCCTTGTATATATTGTAAAGCTGTCCTACCGAATTATTAGCATATTTTCCTCCCGTGACTGCTTCTTTGTAGGAACTGCTTGTCTTTTGATCTTTGTATTTTTTTTGATGCTTAGCTAGCCCTGATTCTTCGGCTAGTTTTTTCCTCTTTTCATTACTGTAAATTTCATAGTTATATTTTTTTGGTTTATACAAATTCAGGGCATATTCAAATGTTTCTTCGTCTTCAAAATTAATTTTTTCATAACCATATTCATCTTTCCAAGTGCTTAAAAAGAAATCATATTCAACTCCGTTTTCGTCTAAGCTATTGAGTATATTTTCTTGCAGGTTGGCATAGCATGTAACAAACTGCCTCAAAGATCCTGATATACAGATTGCAATTTTCATGCCTCATCTCTTTCTAAAAACGTTTTGTAGTATTGCCAATAGTCACCATTAGAAATTTCATCAATAGTCCAATGAGTGTAAGACATATCTTGAAGCCATTGCTGTCTATTAAATTTTATAGGGGATTCTAAATTATTCATTTTATTTGAAACGTCTTTAACAACTGAACTCTTGTCTTCCACAAAAATGTTTACACCATTAAAAAATGCTTCGATTGAACATTTAGAGCTGATGGTTATAAGCCTTGAAACATCTTTTAGATCTTGTTTAAGATCTACTTTTTCTCCATAGCTAAATTCTATGTCGTTGAAAACTTCTTCTACATGGTCATTAAAATCTTTCCAAAAATTTCTATTGGGATGTCTTCTAATTCTTACTTGTAAATCGGTTTTAGACTTTATTAAATTACAAATGTTTTTTGACCATTCTATCCAGCTATCAAATTTGTGACCTCTTAGTTTTTCTGGCTTATTGTATCCACCTTCAGGGCGTACTTGTTCTGGTATTAAAACGCATCCTTTTGTTTTAAACGGCCTTATTTGTATGCCAAAATTATTAAACTTGATAAGCCTATCGTTAGGCTTGTTTTTTATGTAGTAATTTGAAATGTAATCTTTGTCAAATAGGTTGCAATATATAAACTCTAGGTCATTTCTGTTTTTAATATTTGTTATTCCATTTAGACGAAAGCGACCTCTGTCTAATCTAAGGTATTTATTTCTATCTTCATATTGCTTCTCTATTATTTTTTTTGTTGAAGGTGCATTTGTAAAACATACGGCTAAGTCGCAGCTTTTAGGAGTGCGTAATTTATCGTAGTATTTGTACGCGACGTTATGTTTTTTAAGACCTTTTACAAAGGCATCGCACATTGTTGAGTATATTTTTCTGTTGCGTTTAATGTTGTAAACATTAATGCTCACAGGTACGATCTCCACAAATCAGCATAGTCTACGTCTTGCCACTCATCAAACCAAGGGCCTCCATTTGTAAAGTGAATTGCCGCAGGAGGAACATCAGGCTTGTCGTATTCTCCTTCTAGCCAATTCCATTCAATAGGAATACTTCCAATTAATTCATCTGGTAGCCAATAAAATCTATGCAAAAACGCTCCAGACTCCTTACTAACCACATCTGGATTTAGTATTGCATTTGCAGGATGTCCACAGTTCCACAATATACAGCTAGACCAATTTTTTCTTGGGTAGGAAACTTGTTTTTGACCATCCATCTTTACTGCATTTTTAGGAATATAATCATGCTTAGCGCACATTAATGCGTATTTATCATCTGCCATAGCAAATAATTCAGCCACATCTCTAGTAAACAAAAAGTCACAATCTATGAACAAAGCCCAATCATTAAACTCTGCTAAGTATGGAGTTAAGAATCTAGTATAAGTAAACTCAACAGATCCAGCTTCTGGCTGTGGTCTATAATACTCACCAGTGTCAATGAGTGTATCTTTGACTATTGGTGTAATGTCAAGTTTTTGAGATGAGTGTTTTTGTAGAGAATCAATACAAACTTGGTAAGCGTCTGTTTCTCTACTGTCCCAACCAATAAAAATTTTAAGTGTCATTTAAAAATACCTCCAAGTCTTCTGGAGTGCCAAGACCCCACATTTTTTCTATGTCAAAAGTCTTTATTTTCTTCTTGTCTTCAATAGCTTCGTTGAAAACTGGGCAAACATAAAACTCATTGTTTACCCTCTTGTTAAGATAGATCATCTGTTCTGCATATTTGACATAATCACTTCCCTTTGCCCAGTAGTAGACTCCAACCGTAGCTTTGTTGCTGATTGGTTTCTTTTCGGCTACTTCAGAAACAAAACCTTTATCGTCTAGTTTTGCAAAGCTCCACTTTGGGTGCATTGATTCAAAAGTCAATATCCCTCCATCAACGCCTTCAGCTTGCATTGAATAAAGAAATTCATTGCTATTCCACTCAATAAACTGGTCTGAGTTTGCTGTCAGTAAAGGCTCATCATTATTTATATACTCTTTTGCTAATAGAGTTGTACATGCTGCACCTTCGGTAACTCCATCAACCTGAACTATTTTGCAGTTTGGCGATATTAAATTTAATAAATACTGAAGATTGTATCTTTCATAGTGTTCTTTTTGCACGATGAAAATATGCTCAGCATCAATGTTTAAATTTTCAACTACCAGTTGTATCATTGGCTTTCCATTGACCTCAATTAAAGGCTTTGGAAATGTGTATCCAGCCTTTTCAAATCTCGATCCAGCACCAGCCATTGGTATTAAAACTTTCATCTTTCCACCTTGCCATTTTGGATTTACGTCTTTGCTTTTATCGTCTGCTCTTTCTACAGCAGATAATATGTTTTTGATATTTACGTCTTGTAAACCTGCCACGCCTAAAACATGCGCTCCAGATTTAACCGCAGCTTTTCGTCCTATATGAGAATCTTCAACTATTAGACACTCATCAGGATTGACCCCAGCCTTCACCATACATTTTAAATAAATTTCAGAATGAGGCTTTGGATTCTCAACGTCTTGATTGGAAAAATACTCGTCTATATATTCCATATAGTGAGCTTTTAAGAGCATAAGCTTTACGCTAGATCTAATAGAGTTAGAAGCGCAATAAATGGTATAACCCTCATGCTTTAGTCTTTTTAAAGCTGATGCTATAGACCAGTTTGGTTTTACGGTGTTTGATATAACATTATGCGTGTGTTTTTGTTTGCCTTCCCATATTTGATTATGAAAATGCTCAGGAAGACCTTTTTCTACAGTTAGTTTTTTGAGCTTTTTAGTTGTTGATAGACCATCGTAAGATGACAAATGTTCTGCTCGTCCAATGACATACTGTTCGCCTACCTCAGCCAAAGCTAAGTTCAAAGCTTCATAGTGAATATCTCTTGCTTCTACTAAAACGCCGTCTAAATCAAAAACAACTAATTTAATCATTACAGCTTGGTTCTTTCTACTACGTTTAGTTCACACTCACTGTATATGCCCTTATCGTGGATAATTTTAGGAGCTATAAAATAAGACTTCACATAGTGATGAAAATACTTGTTAAACTGAGCATCTATAGGATCAACAGGATCTAGTCTAGTGATTACATCAAGAATATCTCTACTAAGTATTACTCCGTGTAGACCGCCAACCCTTTTGACTCTCGATATTCCTATACGTTTAGTGTCACGCCAAATACCTTCTATTTGCTCATTTAATTCGTCTCCCTCATCGCCAATCCACCAGCCTAAATAGAGCATATCATATTCTATTTCACCAATGTGTTCTTCGGCTTTGGATACAACCTCGTCAAACCTGTCGGTAAAATAAGCATCATCCTCTAAAAACAAAACCTTTTCATCGCCATCTTCCAAAGCTTTTCTAGCCATCGCTTGATGGGACAAAAATGCCTTGTAATGATTTTGCTTTTTCTTTGTTACGGTTTCATCTGCGTCTGTTTGATGACCTCCATAACCCCACATATCAACGACAGGGTTGTCTTCATCTATATGGGAATATTCTTCTTTTGGAAAGATTTCACCTGAGCCGACTAAAAACCTGTTGAATTCTAAACCTTTTGATTCAACTTGTTTCTTCAAATCAAGCCAGTGTTCTTCTCGTTTGTCTAAACATAAACAATAAGCTTTCTTAACTCCAAACATCATATTCTTCCTAATATGTAATCTGCTAGCGCCGTAGTTGTATTTTTTTCTTTTAACCAGTCATAGAAAAATTTTCTATATTCGATCCATTTTTCAAGGTTAAAGTTTTCTAGCTTTCCGGGGTTTTCTTTTTCTATCACTCCACAATGTGGTAAAGGCTCATTTGTCCATTCGCCTTCTTTTAGGTTTGGTATTCCACCTAGCGTGTTTTTAGCTTCTATTAGTTTTTCTTTAGGTAAATTCCACAATGTATTCTTTGGGCAATTTTCAATATCTACAAAGAATGGAATTGAACCGTTTGCGATTATCTCATAATGCCTAAGAGTATCCCATCCACCCTTTTTTGATGTGTATGAGAAATAAGCTGTTTGATACATGTCGTAATAACTTTCTTCTTCTTCGTATATATACGTAGACATGTAAGAAGGGTCAATAGACTGATTAACCGGAACTAACGGGGCAAAAGGAACTGACCTGTTTGAGTCATCTAGCTCTCTTATTTTTTCTTCGGGAAATGCAAAAGATATAGGGTTTGCTATTTCTTCTTGTGAGTCGAGCATTTCTCTTTTATAGTATGTACACTTATTCGCTGCGTCTTCACATATGTAGTCTCTATCCCATCCATCAACCACGATTATTCTATTTCTTCCATAACCTCGGTCTACAAAGAAGTCTATGATTGATTTCAAATGCCCGTCTTGTCTGGTCATTGTGTGATGAATAGGAACAACGACTGCATCGTATTCGCCTACATGCTCGTTTCTGTCTAGTACGGTATAGTCTTGTTCATCTAGAAGACCATACATTGTGAACCCTTTACCCCATATCTTGCTAAATAGGTTGGGTCTGTCTTCTTTTATTTTCTTTTGATGCCACCACATGTCAAAGAACGTGTGAACATCTTTTCCAAGCCTTTTAACCAAACCGTGAAAGACCATGTCTGCTTGGTAGTCAGACACCATGTCTGCTTGGTTAATATCCGATGGCATTAATGGGTTGTAAAGAATTTTCATAGCTACCTGTTTTTTACAGCTTCAACGATTGCTTGTCGAGAACTGTATTTAGGCTCCCATCCAAGATCTTTTAGTTTTTGATTACTTGCAGTTATTAGTTTATTGTCGCCTTTCCAGTTGGCTCCATCCCCTAGCCATTCTAAAGGTTTTTCGACACCTAGACCTTCCATAACAGCATAGGCTACATCTTCTATGCTAGCTGTGTCGTCTGGAGTAACATTAAATTCGCCTGTTTGCTTTGAAAGACCTAGCAATACCAAAGCACTTGTTAAGTCATCTATATAGCAATAAGGTTTTCTCGAACCCGGCTTGCTTCCAATAGCTTGCAACGTAGGGTTGTTTTGAATTTTACGAATAAAATCATAAACAACACCGTGTGTTAACCCACGCCCAACAGTAGCACACATACGAGCCGAAACGCCATCTATTTGTCCCGTACTGGTGTAGTACCTTAATATACTTTCAGAAGCTCTCTTAGTCATACCGTATATAGAAGTTGGTTCTGTTCTATCTAATTCGGTGTATGCAGAAGGGTTTTCTGTGTTAAACATCCAGTCTCCATAGACAATCACTGAGGATGCTAACACAACTTTAGCGCCTAAAGGCGCCCATTCGCAAATCTTCTGTGTGCTTAATACATTATCTTGCAGTATCTGAAAAGCTTCGTCGCCTTCCATCTTCACTGTAGCTTTGCTTGCTAGGTGAAAGATAACGTCAGGCTTATGTCTGTCTAATATTTTTTTGAAATCGTAGAAAGTAGGCTTAGTTACGTCAGAGTAGCCTAAGTCAATACTGTAGCTTTTAGTAACAAAAGGTGAAACAAAGTTACTCCTCGTTACAGAAATAATATCTCCAAAAAGAGACTTCTGAGACCTAAGTTTTTGAATTAGATTTCTACCAACAAACCCACTAGCTCCAGTTACTAAAACTGTCATATTATTCTCCAACGTAATTCTTGAGAGTTTCCATGCACTTCTCAGCTTCTTCTGGCATTTCTAATTCTTCAAACATTTTTGCCATCCTATGGTAGTAGGTGTGTTTAGACATGACAGAATTATAGCCTGCTTCTATATGTTTCATTCTCTCGTCAGGATTATTAACATAATATTCAATTAGAGTCTCAAACTCTTCTGGTGTTTTTGCGAAGATAATTTCCTCGTTTGTAAAAACATCATTTGCCATAGACTCTACATAATCTGATATGCAAAAACCTCCCGACATGAGAATTTTGAAAGGACGCTCGATAATATCATAACCAAAGTCCTGAGAATGAGGTTCACTGACGTTTGGGCATACAGTTGCAGACTGAAAAAACGAAGAAACATTTTTAGATTTTATTGTTCCTAGATATTGGACTACAGGCCAATCGGAATTTCCAAAAATCTTTACCTTGTATTTTCCTACAGGGTGACAAAGAGGAATTAAAAACTTGTCTAAACTCTTTGCTTTATAAGGCCAATAACCACCAACAAAACCAACGTCACAGCTAAACAAGTTAGATTTTGGCTGTAGACTGTACTCAAATATATCGCCAGCATGTATTAATGATACTGGACGTATTCCTATATCTTTCCATTTGTTATGAGTTACATCAATCCAGTTTTGAGTGTAATGATTATGTATGAAGTCAGGCTTTCCCGTTTCTTCCTTAAGCCGTTCCATCATTTTCTTCTCTTCTTCCGAAGCGACTAAAATAGGATACTCTTGCGTGTTAATATTTTTTTGGAAGTCTCCCCAGTCAGAACCTCTCATCACAACCTTCATATGAGGTCTTTCTTTAATACAATTAATTAAAGGTTCAGTGATGTTGTAGGTCTGTCCCATGAATATGTCTGGTTCATATTCATCAAAAACATCATATGCTGGGATGCTATCCTTGCTCCATAATTCAACGTCATGACCCATTGAACTAAAAACTCTAGCCCAAGCCATTCTTATATAATAATGAGCATGAGGTCCATCGCTACTTATTAGAATCTTCATATTTTTCTGCCGCTTCTTGAGCTTCTTCTATAGTATAAAATGGTCCAAGTTTAACTTTGACCTTATTTTTTACATACTTCCAAGCATACCACTTGTAGTTATTTTTAATCCAGCCCCAATAGTTTCCCATTATAAATCCTTTAAAGAATCTATTTCTCTTATGATCATCCCTTTTGGTGCTATGGCTTTTATGCTGCAACCCTTGTTGATCATGTAATTAAATATTTCAAATGGATAAAGTTTACTTTTTCTTTTGTCAGAACAAAATTGTTTTAATAAGTCAAAGTCTTCGCCTTCAAAAAAAGCTATTTGAGACCATTTGTTTTCTAAACCGTAAGCAAATCTGGTTGCACAATTATCTACTATTGTTACGCCAATTTCATCGCTCTTGAATTGTTGCTTTTTATCATAAACTATGGATGAACCATCGTTTGTTAAGTCGCGTATAGAATATGTATTAAAGATAAGATCGCCGTATATGATTAGGACATTTCTTGTCGCGCAGGCGTTAATTCCTATTCTTAGGCTTTCTACGGTGTTAGTTGTTTCGTAGTTTGAGTTTTCTACAATTCTTATTTCTTGTGGAAGTGACTTTATAACTTTTTCTGATTCAAACCCAGTCACTACTACTATGTCTGAGTTTGGATATTCTCTTTTTGCGTTCTTTATTATCTTCTGAAGAATAGTGTCTCTACTATTTGCCGCCAATAAGCATTTAGGGCCATAGGATTTCATCCTGTGACCCATTCCTGCCGCTGGTATTACAATACTTAGTTTTTCACCGTTGTATTGACCAGCACCATTTTTCTTTATGGCGGAGGTAAATCTACTCATTTATTCTTTGTTGCATTTTTTCCATTACTCTTAACCAGTTTTTTTGCCAAATGTCTTGGTTAACAATAAAAGAAGAGTTATCACCAGTTACTCTTACTTTTGTTAAAGATTTAGGTACGTGAGCAATTATATATTTTTCGCTTATTCTCATCCAAAGATCATAGTCTTCGCAGGTTCTCATTGTTTTGTCATAAAATCCAGTTTCTTCTTTTACTGACAACAAAGCTTCTTTAGAAATGAGAGACCCGCTATGAACAATGCACTCTTGTACCAACCTTTTTCTACTGTAAGGCTCTTTAAATTCTCTTATAATCTTTCCTGATTCAACATGTAACGTGTCATAATCTCCATACACGACACCTACTAGACCATTACCCTGCTCAAATACAGTAACACAAGAGCTGATTTTGTTTTCGTACATTTCATCATCAGAATCTAGTATTGCATATATATCAGTGTCTTCTAAAGTATATTCAATCCCTACATTTCTTGCTTCGCTTGGGCCAGAATTTACATTTTTTATAGCTACAAGATTTGTCTGTCCAAATCTTCCAGAGTTATTTTTTGTAAGAACATCACCATCTTTGTCATCAAAATAAGAGCTTATGATTTCCCAAGAATCATCTTTTGATCCATCATCCACTATACATACAGTCATAGAACCCGGATAATCTTGATTAACCGCACTTTCTATTGCATTGTCTATATATTCTTCGTCGTTATAGTTCGCTATAAGAATAGTGACTTTTGGCAGCATTAGATGGTTTCCCAGCTTTGTACAAGGTTAGACGAATTGTCCATTTTTGCAGCTCCTATGACTTTTTCTTCTAAGAAGCCATTTACGTTCCCGTTTAAATGTTTGTGCATTAGCGAAAGAACAGTCATTCCATTCACGCCATCGTATGGTTTTACATATCCAACACGAGTTAGATTTTCGTTGATGGCTACATCTAGTCGTTCCAAAATATCTTCTCTAGCTTCTTCGCCAGAAACAATCACTGAGTAATAACCGCTTTGGGCATTACCAAAGGCTTCGTCTATAGCTTCGTATTCATTGACTTCTTCAATTAGATTCATGACTTTAAGCGTCAAATCACAATTTTCTACGTAGCTTTGACATTCTTCAATCAGGTCAACATAGTCCTTTTTGCTATTATTAACGACGACTACGTAGCTTGCTTTTGCTTTTATTACCGACTCTATCGTCTTTTTGACATCAGAATTTTCTTCATTTACTAAAACAAAAAATCCAAGTCTTGGAAGGATCTCTTTTCTCACAGCCTCTAAATCGTCTGTATCTTCTGGAATAGTGAGGAGCCATTCTTTCTCTCTGTAACCATTACACCAAGACTCGATAACAAAAAATTCATTTTCTTCTAAATCTTCTGCTTCGATTACAGTAGTGCCTAGCTTTTTGTAGGCTTCTATCCTTTTCAATTTGCATCCAGTTTGAGTTTTGCCTTCTACAACTGAAAAGACGCAGTTTTTACAGGTCGTGTGTAGTACCTGCTTTTCTTCTTCGACTTGTCCTTGCTCAAATGAAGCTATATCGGATGCTTGAGTCATGGTCTTTGGGCCTCTATTGTTAGTCTAATACCGTTTAATCTTTTTTTAATTATTTTAAATCCGCCGGAAGCAAGAATATCAGCTAATTCTTCTAAAGTGTAACTGCTCATTTTCACATCCCAAGGATGAGAAAAGTTTCCATGCACAGCCTTGTTAAAAAAGTCAGAGTCTATTTCTTTCCTGTAGAAAGACCTTGCCACTTCGTAAGAGTCTATTTCCGACACTATTATAGTACCATTATGGCGTATTTTTTTCATATACCCCTTTAGCACTCTAATCGCTTCCTCTTTTTCTAAAAAACCTAATATATGATCGGATATAAGCTCTTTACAAGAAGCATTTTCTACGACTTCGTCGATATTTCTAATATCTACAGCAACGTCGTCAAACTTAGTAATAGGGTCTATATTCAGATACCCATTTAGTTTGGTTTCTTCGCCTACTGTTATTCTTACTTTCATCCCACAAAAACCTTTTTAGAAGCAGTGTTTAGTATAAAGTCCCACTTTGAAGCAAATCGTTCTACAGAAAACCTGTCTACTATAGTCTTTCTCGCTGCTTTTCCCATTTTTTCAGCAAGATCTTCATCGTTTAGAAGCATGACTAAATACTCTTTGAGTTCATCCATGTCATTACTGATAAAACCATTTACTCCGTTTTCCACTATTTCAGGAATCATACATGTAGCAGTAGTCACAATAGCACAACCACAAGACATGGCCTCTAGCAGCGCTGTTGGAACCGGAGAAATAGTAGAAGTGTTGAGAAAAATTCTGCTGTTTTGGTAGGAGGCGACAAGCTCTTCCGTAGAAGACGCTGGCTCTGACAAGCCCGGAGTGTCGCCTACCACCTTAAAGGGAAGCCCCTTTATGACGTTTTGCCAAATACCAAAACCACAACACCAATCTCTATTAATCCAGTCGTTCACCACAGACAGGATATGGTCTTCTCTTTCTACTTTATCATTTGGTTTAAACAAATCGGTATCAACACCGTGTGTTATCACCAATGTATCTTTGCCTTCTTGCCATCCCCAAGCGTCTATGCTGTATCTAGATATGAATAGATTTAGATGACCTCTCATTTGTCTTGTGGATTCTAACACATCCTCGCCCCAAGTCGGGATTGGAAGTGTGTGTTCAAGGCTTACAAGGGGTAGATGTAACATTCCAGCTAATTTTTTAGCTATTTGAAATTGCCCAAATTTATTTTGAGACAAAACAAGGTCGAAGTCCACATGTTCTGGTATCTGCTCTTCGCCTAAATCTGGATCTAATAAGAAATAATTATCAGGTATATCAGCGTAGTTAGTGTTCCAATCTTTTATACCCTGCGCCCTATACGCATAGAAGTTATGTCCGCATTTAGCGAGCATACTTTCATATCTCTCGTGCGTGGGAAATGTAAGTATGTTAAGAGGCTCTTTTATCCTTCTGGTAGCAGCTCTTGTGATGGAAGTAACAGGACTAATCATCATTGCTCTCCTCTATTAACTTCTTCATCAATGCTCCAATCTTAGGGTATGAATAGTCATAAGCGTTTTTAGCTCCCAAGTTTCGCATCTCCTCTAGAGATTCTCTATTCTCGTACACATGCCGCATGACTTTCTTTAATTCACTGATGTCTATAGAACACCATTCTTCTTCTGCCGTAAATAAGTATGGAAACGTATTTAACATGCCATAAACAGGCTCTTGTCTTCCTTCTATTAGAAATCCTGCGTTACCAATAAAATCAGACATACCTCCAATGTTTGTGCATATTGGGGTTTTTCCAAATCCCATAGCGTCAAAACAAGGTATAGACCAAGCCTCTCCGTAACTTGGCATCACAAAACAGTCACAACTTGCATGAAGCCTCATCATGTCTACTTCGCTTAGTCTGTCTGTGATTATTAAATCTTCTTTGTAATCGTTAAGATTAGGGTATAGTTTTAAACCAACCTTAACTTCGTTGCATATGTCTCTAACTTCAGACGCGCACTGTTCTGGTGATACTCCGTGCTTGCTTGTTTTGATGACTATTGAAACATTGTCAGATTTTCTAAACTCAGAGTGAAAAGCTTTCAAAAATGCTCTTAGGTTTTTTCTTTCGTTTAGCTCACCAATAAAATAAAATTTGAAAGTGTCGTTGTCTAGAAATTCTATTTTGTTGTAATTAGTATCAAATTTTCCAAAGTTAGTTGCGTGCGGGACAACCTTTATGGGTATTTCTACTCCGCTGTTTCTTGAGGCTTCAACCATTTGGTTGTTGATAACCCAAGCCTCATCCATGAAATTGATTCTTCTAGACCAGCCAGATCTTTTGAAGTTGCTTGTTTCTGTAGCGTATAAAGCTATGTTCTTTTTGAATCTAGGATTATGATCCATCATATGAGGAAGAACATGCTGAATGCAAATATCACAACCACTAGAATCTCTATTTTCGAGCTGAGCTATTCTAGGGTGAAGTTCAATTAGATTAGAATTCAATTTTACTGGACGAGGTACTACTTGTACGCCAATACTATCTAATGACAATATGTAGTCAGTAGCCGCTTGACCCCAACCAGTACCATCTCTGTAACAGCCTATGTATAAGACTTTCATTGAAGTTTACTCCTAGCTGCTTCCCATTGATTGCGTCGGTTGCATAATCCTACCATCATGTTGTAAGCTTCTTGCTTTTCAAACTTTTCATATACGGGCTTTATGAACTTATAAGAATCCTCATTCAAATACATTTCTCCTGTACCCTGAATGTACATTCCATAATTTAAGTCTCTTAACAGCCTAGACTCAAAATATGTATTCAATCTTTCTGGCTCGCCTAAGACATCTGTTATAAGCCACTTAGCAAATTGTGCTGGTGAAAGGTTTTGAGGTATTGTGTTTGAGGGTTGGTGTATTCTTGGGGGAGATTTCCATGTTTGTTCAATAGGTCTGATTTCTACTGAATCAAAATAGTCTTCCCATTTTTTAGCAGTCTTGTCCCACTGGTAATATTTTTCAAAGTTCAATCTAGTATTTTTTGACAATGTTTGCTGCTCTGCATCCGTCATATCGAAGAACTTTTGCATTTGTTCAGCTGCATGGTCATTATCTGGAACGGCTCTATTGCAACCAGTTTCAACTTCGTTGTACAGGGCTTTAGGTTTTACTGGAAAGCCATCTAACTTTCTTACAACGCTGCTCATGGCTGAGTAGTCAACGCTCATTACGGGAACTCCACAAGCCGCAGCTTCGACTTGAGGAAGACCGAACCCTTCACTGTTTGCATATTGAACGTACAAGTCAAATAAATTCATTATGCTTGATAAATATTCGTAAGACGCTCCCTTTTGTACGCTTGAAAGGCCAGCTGCAAATTGTCCACATTTTGGGCATTTTCTTCTTGCGTCTGAAAAGAATGACGGAAAAGTATGTCCACAGTTGTTGCAAACGTAAGTGAATAAAACTTTTGACGAAAGCTTATATTTCAAAAGCAGTTTTGGTATATCCCATCCCAAATCAGGATAGCTTGTATGACAATAAAGCAAGACATCTGTTCTTCCAGAATTGTCTAGAAATTTTCTAAACGCTTCAAACAAGTCTGGAAACAGCTTTCTTCTTTGGTTTCTCATCACAGTACCAATTATCTTGGTATCTTTTGTGAACCCCATAGATTCTTTGTGTTCGGCTTTGTCTTCTACTGGTTGATAAGCAGAGTCGGCAGAAGGAGGTGCTGATCCTAAGCAGTTTATTTTTCCATTAGACTCTTTGTTTATTACGTCCCAACCCCAATCTGAATAATTGAATACAGCATCGGCACTTATAAAAGTGTCCAACCATTGCTCATTTTGTGGAGCCGCATCAACAGTTGGCATAATAGTCCAATTAAAATAATTTCTAAATGGAGATCTATTTTGGTAGTCGAACATCCAAAAGTCCCTGATATCAAAAACAATATCAGGAAGAAAATCTAACAAGACAGCTTCAAATCTCCACTCACCAAATTGATTTGTTGGTATAGACTCATACTCTTGCATTTGAGCCTTGTCGTTAGGGTCTGGCATGTTGCCATAGAAAGTCCACGGAATGGTAGAGCATCTAGGATCTTTTTCTGAGCCGTAACTAGCAAATTCTGCTATCTCATACTTGCCAGTAGAGTGAAGCCTCTTGAGAACTTCTCTACCATAGGTAGCATATCCAGTGTTTAGATATGTAGCCTCTCCGCAAAAAAGTATTCTCTTCTTTCTCATTTGTTATGCTCTTTTACTTTTGCTGAAATATTTTTTATCTTGTTAGAAAGTACATACTTTGAGCAGCTCAAAAAACTACATATTTCTTTGTTAGTATAATTTTGTAGTTTTAATTCTATTATAAACCTGTCTTCTTCTGTAAGTGAATTAGGAAGCCAGTCTTTTGGTAAAGGTTCTTTGTTTTTATCTTTCACAAAGATTTCAATGTTCTCTGTGTCAAAGACTATGTTGCTGAAGCTTTTCTTCTTTATTTTTCTATCAAAAGTCACCATTTCGTTGCGTATGCAAACTGTTGCAAAGGTGCTGAACTTTGATTTGTCGCTATTGTAGTTTCTTATAGCCTTGAGTAGTCCTATTAGACCGGCTTGAATATAGTCATCAAAGTATGAGCTATAGAAAAAAGAAAGAGCCTGAGACACAACTAACCCATAGTGTTCATGAACTAGTTCTTCTTCAAGCTCTTTTTGTGTTTTCAGTTTTTCTTTTTCAGCTTTTTTCAGTTTTTTGCTTTTGCTGATTTCCAAAGAGTTTGAATTCTTTGACTCTGAACTTTGTTGAGAATCTTTTCTTACCATCCTTATCTGTCCAAGAATTGTTTCTGGCAGATGCCACCAAATCAATTATGTCGCCTTTACTACAGTGTTTTTGAATAGTTGAACCGCCAGAGTCCCATGCTTCAAAGTCAAAAAAATTGACATTCTTTTTTTTGTTGCCATCTTTTTCTCTTCTGTACTCAGTGACAGCTAGCGTAAAAGTGCAAAGCTCCGTATTTTCAAATTTTACAGTCTTTGGATCTTGAACTAACCGTCCTATAAAGCGGCAATAATTAGAAATTGTATTCATACTTTCCCTCTAAATTGCAATACGATACAAATATCATACTGTTCTTTTTGATTTTCGTCAACTTAATTCTATAACGCTGTTGACAATGAAACCATCGTCAATTTGTCGTCTTTTGTCTTTCGATGATGTGCCAGAAATTATAACATTGTTACCAGTATACAGTATACCTTTGTTCTCTTGCCACTGGTCAGAAAACACTGTTACCGTGTCTAAAGTTCCAGTGGTATCTTCTACACAAAGAAATGCCATTTCAGAACCTTTCATCTTACCGTTTTTAGTTACCCATTTTTTGACATCGGAAATGGTAACAGCCATTTTAATGTCGCCTCGCTTACCATCTAAAAACTCTTTGATCGTGGTATTTGCTAGGTTCGTGTTGCAGGCTTCAATTCTAGAGTATGTTAAAGCTACCCCTAAGTACCTTTCTTCTTCTTGTATAACCCACCGTCTAGAGTCAGACATTGGACTTGATGGATTCTGCATTTCGTTCAAAAGGTCGCGCAGCATGTCAGAGCGCTTTTTATTGAATGTAGCTCCGCCCTCTTTCTTGACAGGAACCATTTTGCTCAATATCTTTTCAATGCAGGTAAATTTGGAATGGTTTTCGACCGCCCACTCTTGTTCCTTTTTAGTAAGTTGACCCCAAGTGTGGAACCTATCTAACATTTCCGTTCTGGTCTCTGGCAAATGCGAAAAGAATCCAATCGAACATAAAGCGATCACCACCGGCCTATTGACCTTTTGCGAAGCCAAGACCAAAAAATCATACCAAGACCATTCAATGAATGGTTTGTTTATCTGCTCTTCTACTTCTTTAATTATTGATTTGAATTTTTCTATATGCTTTACGCCAATAGACTTAACATTAGACATGCCGAAATGTATACGGCCATCAATTATGTCAGTCTGAACATTTAAGCTCTTTATTGATGGAGGGCTGATATAGATTTCATTATTCTTTGCATCGTTGACAAGCTCTCTGACTTCTTGATGAGGGTCTGGCTTGCCTGAAGAGTAGATCAAATAATTGCAGTAAAATTCTAGTTGGTGATGAGCTTTACAAAAAGCGCTCCAATAAGCACATACTGCATACGAAACCGCATGAGACTTATTAAATGCGTAACGACTGGACTTCTCAATCCAACTGAAGATTTCCTCAGCGGTGTCCTTATCAACAATCCCCTCTTTAATAGCTCCAGCTAGAAATGCCTTTTTGACTTTCGCCATTAGATCGGCTTTTTTCTTACCGATTGCTTTACGAAGGTTATCTGCCTCTTGAAGATCAAAACCAGCAAGCATTTGAGCAATCTGCATAGACTGCTCTTGATACACAAGAACCCCTTGGGTTGTTTTGAGTATAGGCTCTAAAGATGGGTGTGGGTAAGTAATCTTTTCAGACCCATTTTTCCTATCAACAAACCTTTGGGTCATTGATTTGCCATCTTGTATAGCCTTCAATGTTCCGGGTCTTATTATTGACAGCAGGGCTGCTAGTTCTTCAATGTTTCTTGGTTTGACTCTTTTTGCCCAAGACTTACCCAAGTTGCTTTCTAGTTGGAAAACACCTTTAGTCTTTCCTGAGCATATTAAGTCCCAAGTAGCTTCGTCGGCAAAGCTATCATCTTCAATTAAATTAAAAGTCTCGGCCATCTGCAAAGGCTTTCTCAAATTTTACTTTTGGTGCAATTTTTCGGTGGAATTTCATGAAGGATATCATCATCAAAGCTGTATCCTTAACGTCCTGCAAAGCGTCATGCGCATTTTCTTTAGACATACCTAGTAAATCACGCATTGAATCCATGCTCAGAGATTTAACATCGGCATTATTCTCCATCCACATCCAGACAATATCAAGCATATCAACTTTGTGAATTTTATTGAAGAGTGTTTGCTGACCAGTTTTCTTGTCAACTGGCCCATATTTTTCACACATCCTTTGTACTATCGGCAGATCGAAGCCGATTATGTTGTATCCAGCAGCGATTGGGGCATAATAAGGTGTTTTTTTGAAATTGTACCTGTTTACAAAATTTGCAAACTTATCCCAAACCACTTTTGGTTGAGGAGCTTTGGCAAGCTCTTCTCTGGTCTTTCCATTCACAGCTAAGGCTTCGTCTTCAATAGGGTCTAATCCTAGCTTTATGGCCTCTTCATCGTCCAGCACTGGCCTGATAAGACTGTTAAACTCTCCGTCAGGCTGAATGGTCAGCTTTCTTCCGTGAATCGCTACAGCTGCGATCTGGACTGGTTGTGTTTTGTGCGGATTCCTAGAACCTGTTTCAAAGTCAAAAACAATAATGTCTTTGTAATTCATCTTATTTTCCTCTTAATCTCAAAAAATTTATCCAATGCTTCTTCAATATCTTCAAAAAGTCCGCTGAAACGATACGAGTGGACTTGGTATCTTACCTTCCGGTTCATTGGTTGGTAGAAATCGTTTATTTTGCAAATGGAAAGACCTTTGTATTCTTCGTATCTTCCGTTTTGAATTTTGTCCCGAATTTTATCTTTCCAAGTTTTCTTGGTCATCGTCCTCCTCCAATTTATCTCTGATCCCCATGATTTTGTCCATTAGGGAAATTCCTAAAATGTCAAACTTTACATGTCCCATTGCTTCTAGGTCGTTCATTTCAAGCCCTGCTATCTTCTCAGCGCCTTTCTTATCTCTAACCATTGGACAAACTTCATCTAGTTTATGGGAAGAGATCACGACTCCAGCGGCGTGTTTTCCTTGTGATTTAAATGTGCCTTCTATACGCATGGCCTGCGCAAATAATTTGGCGTAGTCGCCTTCAAGATTACCATCGTCATTTAATCGGCAATAATCTTTCAGTGAATCCGGCTGATTCATTAACGTCCATTGAATTACAGACGGTTCGTCCATTTCAGCTAATTGATCAGACACTTCGTGTTCGTGAGGAAGGCTTTTAGTGATAGCGTTCATTTCGTCATAACTACAAGCGTCATTCATTCTAAGAACTTCTTTTAACGCGCTTCTACCTTGAAGCCTTCCAAACGTGACCATTTGACCAACACGATCATTACCATATTTACTTCTGATATAGTCTATAGTTTCGTCTCGTTTAGTAGCTGGAACGTCAATATCAATATCTGGAAGCGATACATGCCCACCTGTATTTCTTCCTGCGTTATAAAAGCGTTCAAAGATTAAACCGTATCTGATAGGGTCTAATTGTGTAATCCCAATCAGATAAGAAACTAAGCATCCAGCAGCAGAACCTCTTCCCGGACCGGGTATATGATTTCTAGACCTGACACTGTTAACTATATCTCTGACAATAAGGAAGTAGCCAGACAGTTTAGCACTGCTTATGACATCAAGTTCTTTTTTAATTCTTTCGGTGTATTCGTTCTTTTGATCTTTTGTCAAAATTCCAGACAGCTTATCGCGCCAACCATCACGGCACAACTGTCTTAGATGCGCTTCTTCTGATTTATTTTCAGGACATTCAAATTCTGGGAGCATAGGTTGGCCGAGTATGTCGTAGTCTTCGCACATACTCGCTATTTCCATAGAAGTATCAATCTCTTTTGACGAATTGACTGATTGTATTTCTTCTAATGTTGGAATATGAAAATTTGTTGACTTCATAAAGCCAGAAAATGCCACATCTTCATTGGCTTGGATTTTCTTTTTCACACCTCTAAGGGTTGTTCTCATCGCTGAGCAGAGAAGTAGAAGTTGATCTCCTGCATCTTTTTGTTCAGGGTAGTGAGAGTCAGCTGTAGCTACAGTTCTGAAGTCGTATTTATTCGCTACATATCTCATTCCTTCAGCGACCATCTTAGCTGCAATGGAATTCTCTTGGTCTATTGATTGCACTTCAAGGAAGAAATTATCTTTACCAAATATATCTCGATACCTATGAGCTAACTTGGAAACTCTCTCAGGCCAGTCAGCATGAGTATACCTTTTGAACTCATCTAAAGTTGTAGCCTGATAACCAGATTTAATATCAGTGAAAATCACATTTGCTAAATCACTTCCAAGATGTCCGCTAAAAGCTATCAAGTTTCCATCTGCGTATTGACCTAGAGTATCAAGATCAAGACGAGGCTTATAATAGAAATTTTCTTCATCGTTACTTCTTGAAGTCGCCTGTATAAGCTGACCCCAACCTTTCTTATTCTTTGCAATGACACAGAGATGACTCAGTTTTCTATTTTCTTCGGACTTAACCGTGCAATCTTGCTGGCTTAGGTAGAACTCACAACCGAGTATTGGCTTGATATTCTTTTGCCTCATTGCTTTAGAAAATGCGACAGCGCCAGAGATCGTCCCGTGATCCGTTAGAGCGCAAGATTCAAAACCAAGGTTCGCACACCGAGAAGCTATCTGAGAAGGCTTTGAGAGGCCGTCTAGGAGGCTGTAATGGCTATGCAGGTGTAAAGGTGTCCAATTCATTTTTTGCTATCGCTATCGTCTGCCAATCTTCCGCCGCCATCTCCATACGTGGCGATCTTGTCAATTTTGCCATATTCTTCAACTACTTTGACTACACCCTTTTCTTTAACTTCGTCTCGTATATGCTGACATATACTTTTTCCGCTATCCTCATACTCACTGCTAAACAGGCATAGCTTTTGACACTTCCAGTGAGTATGTTCATTTGATAGTAGTCTTGGTTGTTGTATACTTCTTATTTGTTCAAATTTTTTACGAAGTATCTCTTCCGCATCCTCATAGTCTTCTTCGTCAAAGACCATAGAAAATAATCCACCGTCGTTGATATAATATATACTTACTGAAAATTCTTTGTCAGGATACATATTCTTCAGAGCGTAATAATAAAGCAAAAGCTGTTTATCTTTTTGTAGCTTTTCGTAAGTCTTTTCTTCTCCGGTAGCCCAATCCAAACGTCTTCCAGTTTTATAATCAAGTATTTCAAAGAAGCCATTGCCCTGATCTAATATAAGGTCAACAGTTCCCTTAATAGATAAATAGCCTTCGATTGTTTGATCTTCAAACTCATATTTGTATTTAGCCCAAGGCTTCTTTATCTCGATGTCAAAAAAGAGTTCAGTAGCAAATACATCTTGGTTTCTAGGGTCTAGCATTCCGTCTTTAAAAGCTATCGCTTTTTCAGCCCAGCGAAGACATTGCCTTCTTTCTTTGTCACCAATCTTTACTTCTGGAAAGGCGTTAGTGTAATAGTCAAACGCTATGTTGTTGAGAAGTTCAAGATCGTCACATTCTTCTAGCGTTAGGTTCCTTCCTGTTTCTTCGTCTTCTACGATGTCAAGACCTTTGTTCATTGCAACTTTCTTGTCTCCAAGAGTCTGCATCACCTTATGGGTAATCGTACCCATTAAGGCTTTTGGATTGGTCTTATCTTTGAACGAAAGGTTATACTGCAAAAAGTATTTTTGCTGACAGAACTCTAATGTTCCAAGACTACTGCTCCTGTGGTAACAAACTATCATCTAACGGTTCCAAATCTTTTATATAGAGATTGTACATATCTGCGTGCGCTGTAAAATCATTGCTAGGGTCATGATCGCCTTTTTGTACTAGCCAAGCCTCAGCGAAATAATCTTCCGGCTCCATCTGACCTAGTATTTCAATGTTTTTAATCTTCTTGTACTGCTTCACTTTTCGACCATTAACGAAGTTGTATTCGATTAATTCAAAATGAATATTAACGAAAATGTATAGGTCTGGTCTTTGATGAACGCTAGTCTTGGCAACTGACACTTCGTAGTTGCCTCGATCATTTCCATCGCCATCAATACAAGAAACAGTTCTTCTTTTAGTTTTGATTTCTATCCTACGGCCATCTCTAGCAACAATATCGTAATCGTATTTATCCGATCCTTTGTCACAGCTAGTGATATTTGCCCCGATGTAGGACGCGACAGCTTCTTCCCCTAAGTATCCAGCGGCATTGCCACCACCTCTCAGGATTGAATTCTTTATTTTGCCTAGTTTTTTGGCTTTATTCTGGGCGCGAGTTACCATTCTGTCATCCCAGTCTATTCTTACGATTTTGTTTGTAGCCATTGCCACTCCCTTAGCACGTTCATCAATTCTATGTTAGTCTGGTCAATATCTAATTCTTCGTTGTTTATAACACGGTCAAAACCGTCATAGTCATCCAGAGCTGTCTCGCTGGGGTGACAATCTTCGTGTGGCTTCCGTGTTAACCTGATTACTTTGCCGCCAGCCTTTTGAATTTCTTCCACTTCGTTTGGAAATCTGACATCAGGTATTATTGCTAGATCAGTCCCACTGGAAAGTATCCTACGGATGCAAGAACTTGTCCAGATGTCATCTTTTATTTTTCGGCAAATATCAGTACCAAAATACTGTAAAAATTCTCTAGCGGTCATAAACCCAGACTTATCTCCTGCGTCCGGCATGTTTTCCCACTTAACATTAATGGGTGTGTTTTTGTCCTCATCAGAACCAAAGCATTGTTCATCTGACAATCCAAATAATTGTATTGAGATTGATTTCAGAGGATCAGCAAAACTGAAAGAGCGAACAAAAGGCCAAACAGTTCGACTAGCATACTCAATAAATTCTTCATCTCTACGCTCAACATCCAAGAATCCAAAGCCTTCTACTTCTTCTCCTCGTTCATTTAATTGGGTAGCATTGACTATTAAATTTCCATCTTCGTCCATTAAGAATTTTTCAACTACATCGTTGAATCGTAGTTGGTAGCCATGTAAAAATTTAGCACATGTGCTTTTGCCGCTTTGTTTATGACCAGATAGTCCAAGTATATTAGTCATTAAATGAGTCCTTCAAGATTGGGTTTTATTTGTTCATTAATTTCTTGGATTGTCATATCGCCAACATCGTTACTACTTGTTTCAATATTGATGATATTGAATATGTTACTACAGGTTGTGTTGATTTTTTCTCTAGCGATGATTCCTGCCGGATCATTATCAAGTATAACGACTAGGTTAACTATACATGCAGTTCTTAATGTGAATAACTGAGCGGCTGATAAGCTAGTTCCAAACAGCCCAACTGCATTTCTGATACCAGCTTCCCATAACCTCCATACGTCGCCTTGCCCCTCGACTAAAACTACCGTCTTTGTTCTTACTATATCTTCTTTGTTCTGATAAAACCCATAAAGATATTGACTCTTAGCAAATCCATAATTGTTTTTCCATTTTGGAACTCCTCTTTCGTCATAATCATCACCATTCCATCTTCCTAAAAAACCTACCATCAAAGGTTCATCGTCGTCATACACAGGCACAATCGAGCGTCCTTTCATGGTGCTTTTAGGATGATTAGATGTCCCTATGTCGAAATAGTCTAAGACCTTTTCTGAGTACCCTCTGTCAACAAAATATTTTGAAGGCATCTTCAAGCTCTTTCTGACCAGCTCTCTATGATTTGCTTGTTTGAGCCTTTCTTCTTTTTTTTCTTTTATCCTGTCAATCTTTTCTTGTTCGCTAAGAGCTTTGAACTTAGTTGCATTTTTTCTTAGGTAGTCTTCGTCCAAGTCTACAAGTTTCAAGCACACTTCAAAGGCTTTGTTGAACCCAACATCATGACCAGCATCATATGACAATTTCCCTCTGACCAAGCCAATCATTGAGTTTCTATAAACTTCGTGGCACTTGCGACCAGTTTCTTTGTTTCCAGTCCAGCAGGTGTAAGTGCCAAAGTAAGGACTGTCTGGATCTAGAACCACTGAACAACCTTGAGGATTATCACCTCCATGAATTGGGCAGGGCAAATGCCCAGTCTCAGAGATGAATATTCCAATAGGGTGCAACTTTTCCGGTTTAAGAGCTAATTCGTCAGACAGTCTTTTTAACTGTTCGTTAGTTCTCTTTTTTGCCATCAAAATGGTTTTCCTTCATCTTCAATTTCTTTTTCTGGCTTGAACTCTTGTTGTTCATCGCCAACTGTATTTTCAAATCCCTCTTTTTGTTTTTTAGAGGCTAGGACTAGTTCATTTTTAGTCAGCCCCTCTTCAACTCTAGAGTAGTCTCCAAAAAGATTTACATTGATATAATCAAAGTCTTCCAGTCCACCACCATACCTTGAAGCAACTGGTATTAACTTTCTATTCCCACTAGCACCTGCATCTTCAGCCATTTCATCAGATGATTTTTTCTTGAAGATCGTAATACTACTCGCAAACCATGAGAGCCTATCTGACTGACTGATAGTCTCTAGAGTTTCTTTAGTCTCGCCATCTCTATTAGTTTGAACAAAACTCAAGCAAGGGAAATTGTATTCAATCGTAAGATTAACCATGTCTTGCATTTGGTAGCCAAGAGCTTGAAACTCTTTTAGGTTGTCCATGTCTGAAGAAGTGGTGAGCTTGAAGTAATCGTATATAACTAAACAAGGATTTGTTTCACCTTGTTCGTTAAAGCCGACATCTTTGATGATCCATCTTCTTATCAAAGACTCTGTTTCTTCAAACTTTTTTCCGGCAATATTCTTAAAGTGATAAGGCATGTCCTTTATCTTGAGACCTGCTTTATCAATTCTTTCATTCATACCTTGAGACTCATTAAACTTGGAGGTTTCAATATCCTTAGTTTTAATGTTACTCAAGCTTGCAAGCATTCTTCTTTGGTGGTCTTTTTTCTGCATCTCAGTATCTAAGTACAATACTGGTATTTTTAGCACTCCAGCTACATGCAGAGCTACTGCGTCAGCAAACATACTCTTACCAACTTTTGTTCTTGCGGCTATTAAATCAACATTACCGCTGCGAAAACCACCGCCAATAGCATCATCAAATCTAGTGAAGCCACTACTAATGCCAATCATTTCAGATGGATTGTCTCTTAGATGCTGGATATGTTCCATAACATCATCACCAATTAGCTCTGGCTTTGAATCTAGTTTGTCATCGAGCTTATCGGAAATTGAAAAAGCTTCACGCTCAACAAGTCCAACTATTTCACTGACAGATTCTTTTCCCTCAATAGATTTTAGCTTTCTTTGCATTTCAACAGTGGCAGCGTATGCTTCTCTAGCGGCTTCAAACTTAAAAACTCTAGCCGCTGCCAGCTTTGTGTTCTTAAGGCTTATTTCCGTATTCCGTAGTTTGTTGTACTTTTCCTTCGGTATATACTTGCTAAACATCTCAAGAGATGGGGCATTTGTACACAGGGTTGGATAGTCAACTGACTCAGATGAATCAAATAACCTCTCCAGCGTTGTCCACAATACGATATTATCTTCTTCTGTAAAAGATGACACCTTAACAACATGTTTTATATCGTAATATACTTCTTCGCCGTGCTGAATTACTCCAGCCAAAACAGACTTTTCTGCTACTAAATCTTTTAAATTTTCCATTAACCTACACACTTCCCGCAACGATGATAGCTACCAGTTTTATATTTTGGATTTATCTCTTCCTTAGCTCCACATGCGTTGCAAACAACTTCTATCATTTTTACTGGGCTTCGTCTTGGGGTTGGTTCAACTTTTGGAGTATCAAACTCTTTTCCCTGCGACTCAGATCCATCATCCACAAATTGATTTGCGCCTACTTGTATTGATTCTTTTCTTCCAAACTTTCCATTCGGGAGTTCATCTCTTTGGACTGTGAAGTCTAACTCCGACGACCGCACCGGCACTTGTGGCCTCCGCACTTCCTCTGATTGGTCGCTGGTGCTTTCTTCTCTTGAGGTTGTTGGATCTTCTCCTCTGATTGAAGAGAGGTCTTCTCCTGTGAGGGCTTCATAGCCTTGAATAACTTTTTGAAAATCATTTTCTAAAATTCCATTTTTTATAAGTTCTAGTGGTGACATTTTATCCTCTACTATATTTCTTCCTACTCAATTCAAGCAATGTATCGGCCTGTCTTCTGACATCTCTAATGATGTCTGTGGAGGCTGTAACATTGCCTTCAACTATTCGCTTTACTCTCCAAACCTTCTGTGTAAGTTCATCTTCTCTTATTACACAGTTTACTTTGACTTCCCATTTCGTGAATTTATCAAAGTGATGAGATTTGCTTGCAACTACATGTGATATAAATTCATTACACCATTTAAGCCTAGCTAATTCTTTGTTATGCTTCTTCTGTAAGAAGTTGCAGTAATTGAATATCGCATATGCTTTTTCGCAACATTCTTCCGAAGTCAAACTCTTCAATTCAAAGGAAGATAAGTTTAATATCTTTTCTACCTCTGGGTTTGGTTCTACGGAAATAACGTCCGACATGTAATTATCAATGTTTTGAATAAACTCTTCCAGCTTATCTATTGATAATTGATTCTCTCCATTCATCTTCAGTTCCTGAATAACTTAGAACGATTAAGTCTATGTCATTGTTTTTGAGCCAATTTGATTTGTCACGATCTCTAGCTTTGGATTTTCTGAATCCTTGCTTGTTGCCATGAAAGTGAGCGACGAACTCAAAATGCTGCCTACCATGAACCTCTACGGCTAGAGAGTAGGAAGGTACAAAAAAATCCACATACAAAGTAGATTTCCTAGATGGCTTGTGAGAGCCGGGAAGTGGAACTTCCTCAAGAATTGTATCATAAGGAAACTGTTCACGGAGTAACTTTCTTGCCAAAATATGCAATTTACTTCGAGGTCTTTTTTGATCCCCCATAACAACACATTTTGTCAGGTTCCAATTTCTTTCACGGCCATCAAAACCTAACGCCTTCAAAACAACATCTCCTTCAAAGACTCTTGTAATGCAGGCCAAAGATCGTTTTGGTCTAAGAAGTCTTTTAGTCGTTGTTGTCCTTGAAACTTAACGAACTTTGCAAGCTTCTCTTCGTCTTCTGGGTCTATACCTTCTGCCTCCAAAAGTTTTTTGATGGGCTTTGTATTGTCCAGTAAAAAGTCGCAAGTATACCAAGCTCCAGCAGCAGAGATTAAATCAAAGTCATTTGCTTGGTCAAAAAGTTCTTGCTTGTAATCAATACCAATTCCATAACGAAGCCAGCCAATAGCCTCAGCGCCTACAAAGCCACCCAAAGCAGAAGTGACAACTTTCCAATGCAAAGCCTGTCCGATCTGCCTGCCGTCAGTTTTTTCTTTCCACGCTTGAATCCAAGCAATCTCTAAAATAGTGTCTGCTTGATAGCGAACCTTTACGCCTCCATCTGCAACTTTCTTCTTGCCCATTCCTCCAGTGTTAGCAATAAAGTGAGTGATCATTATCACTACAGCCCTTTGCTTAGGAACTACACTGCTCATCTTCTTACAGAAATTAGAAAGTATCTTAGGAACTCCCGGCCTATAGTCGCCTCTTACTTCTTCGTCTAAATCTTTTTGAGCTATCAAGCTAGATATTGAATCAATAATTACAACACATTTTGGATGAGCTTTGACTAATTTTTCTACAGCTCCTAAATATTGCTCAGCACTTAGAGGCTCTCCTTCAGATTGAACAACCGTAATTTTACTAGCATCTAAACCATGAACACCTTCAAAGTTTTTTGTACTCAATCTGCCTTCAACATTGACATAGAATATCGGTCTTTCACCATATTCCTTTTTTTGACAGTTCGCAGCAAATTGAAGCGCTGTTGTAGTTTTACCAGACTTTGGATCGCCAATCATTTGAACCCAAGTTCCCTCACGGAAACCCCCTCCTAGAGCATAGTCTAGTGACGGACTTACCGGAATGACTTGCATGTCGCGCAGTTCTTCAAAAACCTCAGCGCCATTAACCAAAATGTTTCCATACTTCTTGCTTATGTTTTTTAATACTGCATTATTCATCTTCTAAATTCCTTAATCTTGAAAACCTTCCTTGCTTACCAAAAGGTTTTGCTGGAGCAGACTTGGTAGAGTCTTTGTATTCTTTTTCTTTTATTTCTAGGCTATTGATATTATCTAACTTCTTCTGTTCCTGTTTTATAACAGGTTCAAGAAATGCAACGCGCAAAGAATAGACCCTTCGACATTTGTAAGTATTAAGCGCATTGATGATAGCTTTGTCGCTATACTTTTTCAGAAGTTTATAAGCCATAGTGACTTGGCTTTTAAAATAGTTTTTCCACTTTTTGGTATTCCATAAAGCGTAAGCTGGTCTTCCTACGTTCTCGACTTCAGCTTTTCTTATAGAAACCATTTCGGCTATGAATTGAGCCGCATTACATTCTTGACCCGTCGTCTGATGCTTGTAATTTTTGTCCATCTAAAACACCCTCTTTGGCAATAATAAATTCATGAGAACCTTCTAGCTCTCTATCTTCAAATCTTTCTGGAATAAGTTCAGGGAGTCTCCAAGTTCTAACCCTGAGTTTTCCATTTTCAATAATTCCAATGTTAAAAGTGTGTAAGGTGAAATCACCAAACATCACAGCGCCTACACCCTTGCAGAAAAAATAGCCATCATAGTCTGAACCAACGTCTTCTAAATGTGACCTATTTTTAACTTTAATGTTTGTTATATGAAGACTGTTTTCTTCGCAGTAAATTTTTAATCTAGCCCAAGCGCTTTCCGGTTCTACTTCTGGTCTTCCATCGTCTTGATAGACTGTATCACCATTAGAAAGCGTAGCAATCCAAATCGGATTGTTATCAGCGTATATATTTACATACGAATCATATTCCTTTGATACAAATACCGTCATTACTTTTTATCTGGGTTTATGATGTGTATTGCTTGTTGGTGTTTTTTAGAGACATTAATTCTGCCTTTTCGAGAATCATCCGCAACTTCAGATGCGGCCTGAGTCATGACAGTGACACCTCTGCCCTCTTTGTGACCAAACAAGTCGCTGATGTCTGCTTTTTCATCTTGTGCAGAGTCAACATGACCTGTGGTCTTTTCTATATGTTTTTTTACTGCGTTTGCAGTACGGTTCAAATCAGAAGCGATTTCTTCAACTGTTTTGTCCGAGTTATTGTCGATGTAGAATTTCTCTACTTTGGTTAGTTTTCCGGTTTTTTTAGACATCAATATTACTCCTCTCAGCCCATCTCAAAAAATTGTTTTTCTTTGACTGCAAATAGTTGATGTAGTGATGGAATGTTTCAGCGGTTACTTTTTTAAATTCCGTATTGATTGCATTTATTTTGTTTGCGTCTATGCCTGATGGATCAAACAAAGTCCCACGAAAGAATTTTACATAGTACGATTCTTTAGACTTTTGCGAAACAATATAAGCACACGATCTGTCTACTTCATCAACGACATGCGCGTTGCTATCGTAAAATGTGTGGCTCTTAGCGTCATTGCCAATAAATTCTGAAATGTCTTCCATTAGGAACCTTTTTTCTTTCTGACCTGAATAGTCATTAAGTTGTCATCCTCATCATAGTCCATATCAGTAACTTCGTAAACATGGACGGCTGGAGCAAAAAACAAATCACCTTCGATTTCTTTGAGAAAGCTGGAACCACCGCATTTTTTAGAGTAGCAATTAACAATTATTCTATTGAATTTGTCCGAGTCTCTAACCTTAACAACTTGCAGTAAAGGCTTGCCGCAGTCTGAACATTTAATAACATGGTCTTGCATGTCATTGACATCAATCATTTCAGGCTCTTCGCTCATTTTTTTCCGTCCTTGATATACTTAGCCTTTTGAGACTTTGACATCTTGTTTATATCATCCCTACTGGCAGACCCAGATTTTTGCCACCAATCTTTTTTGGGTTTTTGTTTGCCTTCGTTTTGATAAGCCCTTCTATCTTCTAGTTCATACCTACCCATATTCTTAGTGTTAGATTCAGCTAGCTGGCCAAGAGTTGTAGGTTCGCCTTTTACGAACGCAGCAGGAGGTTGATTAATGACTATTTTAATATCTGAACTTCCACATTCACATGGTTCGGGAGTTTGGTTGAACCCATGAAATTGTTCAAATTCACAACCGCATTTGTTGCACAGATAGTCATAAGTTGGCATTAGGAGTATTTCACCGTGTCGTCGTAAAGAGCGTCTAAGATTTTAGAAATAATCTTATTTCTAATTATATCATCTTCTGTCAATTCTGCAATACCCACACCTTCTACAAGCTCAAGCCGGTCAAGAAATTCTTCAAGACCACCTCTGTCTTTTTTAACAAGGTCTGTTTGATCAATATCACCATTTATGACAGCTTTTGAATCCCAGCCTATCCGCGTAATAAACATCTTTAACTGTTCAAACGTAGCGTTCTGAGCTTCATCTAATATCATAAAGCAATTATGAAAATTTCGCCCTCTCATATATTCAAGAGGGACAACTTCTATTTTGCCTTCTTCCCTGTAAGACTGCACCCTATTACTATTTAGTCTGTATTGCATCTCTTCTAATACAGGCACAAGATATGGGTGTATCTTTTCTTCAAAGGTTCCGGGTAAGAAACCCAAACCTCTTCCAGATTCTATTACAGGTCTAGTTACTACAATTTTTTCTACTCTTTTATCTAGTAGATAGTCACAGGCTAGACCCACTGCGACTGCTGTTTTGCCAGTACCTGCTGGGCCTGTACAAAAAGTAACATCATTATTATTTATGATGTCAATATATTCTGTTTGGTTTTCCGTTTTAGGCTTTAAAGCCTTCCGTCTAGTAGTATATCCCGACTCGTTGTTCTTTTTTCTAGCCATACTACTTACCTGTTGAACCAAACCCTCCATCGCCCCTGTTTGTTGAGTCTAGTTCTTGAACTACATGTTGTTTAAAGTTTGGGGCTTCTTGTATTAACATTTGTGCGATTCTATCGTCTCTTTCTATATGATACGGTTCTTTTGTCGTATTATGCAGACAAACTTTTACTTCGCCTCTATAACCGGAGTCTATAACTCCTGCATGTCTATGTACACCCTTCACACCCATTGAAGATCTATCCCATATTAAAGCTACATAACCTTTAGGAATAGCAATAGCAATACCAGTAGAAACAAGAACAGTCTCTCCAGCAGGTATAGAGATTGTTTCAAAAGCGTATAAGTCCCAGCCAGCATCATCAAGATGGCCTTTAGTTGGAGCTTTAGCAGACTCGTATAGCAGCTTAGTTTCAAAATGTTTATAGCCGCAGATCATTCTTCTTCCTTTTCAAATCTTCCATTTGTCTCATAACGCCAAAGTAATTTAGACAAAGTTCCTCTGGTTATCTTTTCACCTTGATCAACATACTTGTTCAGTTCTTTGGCAACCCATTTAAGCATGTCGTTATCTATTGTTATATTTCTAAGCATTAAAAGTCATCTTCTATGTTGCCGACTGCATATTCAGTAACACGGGTTTCAAAAAAGTTCTTACACTTTTCTAAGTCAATTATTTCACTTAGCCAAGGGAATGGATTTTTGGTATCCTCGTAAGGGCTTGGAAGATTTAAGTCCTCTAGTCTACGATTGGCTATGTATTGGACATAATCAATAAACATGTCTGAGTTAAGCCCAAGGATACCATTTGGTAAAACATCTCTTGCGTAAGCAAGTTCAAGCTCCATAGCCTTATCTATATGTTCTAAAGTTTCTTTTTCAAAAGCTTTAGTCCACACTTTAGGGTTGTCTTCTCTAATTCTATTAATAAGTGTAGTTCCAAACTTAATATGCAGACTTTCATCACGCAAAGTATATTGGATCTGCTCACCTATTCCCGGTAGCTTATTCTGTCTATTAAAAGAAAGTAGCATTGCAAAACCGGAGAAGAAAAAGATACCTTCGCAGATTACATAGTATGTAATTATATTGCGAAGAAATTCTCTTTTCCCTTCTAGGGTATTGATGTTAAATTCTGGCCTATTAATATCTGTGCAGATATTCATCAGAAACTCATCCTTAGATTTGATACTAGGGATTGAATTATAGGCTTGATATACTTCGTCTATCTTTAGCCCAAGAGAGTCACAGCAATAGACTACTGTAAGATTGTGTAGGCTCTCTTCGTATGCTTGTCTTAGAATGTATTGGCGACATTCAGGGTCAGTGACATATTTGAAAATGCTAAGTAGAAGGTTGTTTGCAACTAAAGATTCTGAACCTGCAAAAAACCCAAGAGATCTTTTGACGACTAACTTTTCGTCATTAGTAAGCGAATCTGATCTCCATTGCTCAATATCTTTTGCCATTGAGATTTCTGTTGGCATCCAATTATTCGCAGCCCCATCAATGAATAAGTCCCACGCCCATTTATTAGTGTGTGGAAGTATTTGATTAACTACTGCAACTTTGTCCGAAATAATTTCCTTAGTCTTTTTCATTTTCCAGTCTTTCAATAATTTTTTGAAGAAGGTCTTTTACCTTTTCTGCTTCCTCTGGTCTTAGCTCTAGAGAATATCTTATTGGAGATGTATTAGATTGTTTTATTTCTATAAATCTCATTGACAGCTTTCACAATCTGGATCTTCTAAAGAACAAGCCTTTACTTGACTCAAATCTTCTTCAGGTACTTCTTCTTTGCTAGCTACAACTGTAGACTTCTCAAGTCTGGTTGCAGCTTTGCTTCTTAAATAATATGTAGTCTTCAAGCCTTGCTCCCAAGCGTGCATATACATGTCGTTGAGGTACTTGAGGCTTGTGCCTTTGTTGTATAGGTTGAAGGACTCTCCCATATCAATCCATTTTTGCCTTTCAGCCGCAGCGTCTATCAATATATTTGCTTCGATATCAAAGGCTGTTTTGAATTCTCGTTGTATTTCTTCGTCTAGATTAATGGACATGACATCTCCATCGGCGGCTTTTAGCGCTTCGATGAGGTCTTTTCCCCATATTCCATTTTTCTTGGCGACTTCTACAAAATGCTCATTAATCATTGTGAACTCTCCGCTTAATGTTGAATAGACAAAAAGCACGGAGTAGTCAGGCTCAATAGACTGTGAGCATCCTTGTATGTAAGAAATTGTTGCAGTAGGAGCGATAGCCATGACATTTGAATTTCTCATTCCATATTCAGCTATATGACTTCTAACTTTGTTCCAGTCCATTTTTTCAAAGTCAGAAGGTTTGTAATGATTATCATTACCACTCTTTAAGTGTTCTGGGTATCTCTCGTTCATCAACCGACAATAAGTGTCGATGGGCAAATTACCAAAGCTCCACTCAGAACCTTCATAAGATTCGTAGTGTCCTCGCTCCTTCGCTAGCTTAGAAGAAGTAAGAATAGCATGATAAGAGATGAATTCTTGTATCTTGCCACAGAGAACAACAGCATCTTGGGAATTGTAAACAATCCCTAGCTTATGTAGCAAGCCGTGAGTACCCATGATACCTAAACCAATAGGACGATTTCGTAGATTAGACTTGGCCGCTTCTTTAGTTGGATAAAAATTGAGATCAATCACATTATCCAAACCTCTGATTGCCACCTCTACTGTTTGCTGTAATTTCTTCCAGTCAATACTGCGAACCTTAACATGGTTTTCAAGATTGATAGAAGCCAAGTTGCAAACAGCAGTCTCTCCTACTTCAACAACTTCACCATCTTCATACACTGTCGGTTTTGTATGAAGAAGTATTTCTGTACATAGATTGGAAGAATGGACTACACCTTCATGTTTATTGCTGTACCGAATATTAGAAGGGTCTTTGAAAGTAATCCACGGATGTCCTGTCTCATAGAGAGACTTCAACATTTTCTTCCATAGGTCTTTGGCGTTTATAACGCGGAAGTTTTTAATCTGTCCGTCTTTCGCCATCTTTTTGTATTTGTTATATAACCTTGTGAATTTTTTGCCATATGTTTCATGTAAGTCAGGACACTCAGATGGATCAAATAAATACCAATCTCTTCCTTTTTGTGCGGAAACCATGAATTCATCGCAAACCCACAAAGCGGTATTCATGTCATGACATCTTCTACGGTCATCCCCAGTATTCTTTCGCAGGTCTAGAAAATCTTCTACATCGAGATGCCAAACCTCTAGATAGGCACAGCCAGCACCTTTTCGTTTACCGCCTTGATTTACACCAACGAGTGTATCATTAAAAATCTTTAACCAAGGAATTAACCCAGAGGATTGACCATTTGTTCCTTTGATGTAAGCTCCAGTAGAACGCACAGAACTCCAGTCTACACCAAGACCTCCTGCGTATTTGGATAGCCTAGCTTGACCATGTATAGTGCCAAAGATCCCGTCAATCGAGTCATCAACAGTACTTAAATAACAAGAAGATAATTGCGAATGGCAGGTTCCACTATTAAACAGCGTTGGTGTTGATGGTGAATATCTAAATTCAGACATCATGTTGTATATTTCGATGGCTCTTTCTTCTTTGTTCTCTTCCTTCAAACAAAGACCCATCGCAACTCTCATATAGAAAGCTTGAGGATTTTCCATCCTCCTACCTTCTTTGTGTATGAAGTATCTGTCATAAAGAGTTTGAATTCCAAGGTACTTAAAATTCTTATCTCTTTCAATACGCAGATTTTCACTAAGCATATTCAAGTCATAAGATAACATCTCTTTGCTAAGTCTATCTTCTTTTACTAGCGCTTTGATGTTTTTTATAAAGCAAGATCTGTACTCTTCTTCAAAGTCACCATTTACACTCTTTCCAAATACTTCTTTATAGAGAGAAGTCAAGAGTAAATTAGCTGCTACATAATTGTAGTTTGGCTCTTGTTCTATTTTAGAACGGGCAGACATTACAAGAGCTGAGTCTATTTCAGATGTCGTGATTTTGTTATATAGCTGAAGACTCGCATCTAAAACAACTTCGCTTGCATTTACATCCTCAAGGTTTTCACAAGCTCTTTCTACACATTTATTAATTTTGTCTAAGTTTATATCTTCAAGACGACCGTTTCTTTTCTTGACTTTAATATCTGATGCCATGTTGTTTCCTAGTTATCAAAAAAGAGCGACACTTGTTTACCAAACAATGTTAGAGGACAGTAAAACACGATTAAAAACTTTTTGCTTGGTGCAACAAGGCATGTTGAGCTTGTGTCGCTCTAGCGCTCTCAAGGAGGCTCTTTTATTGCCCAACAAAGTATTATACACGATTCAGAAAATGGCTTGATTTATTTTTGAAAAGTCGTGTAGTTTTGTTTGAGTAAGACCTACTTGGGGTGAACCAGACCGTCCCGTTTTTTACTTCGCACCTTACGCTGTTCTTTTAAGCGTTTTTTGTCTTGCTTACTTTTTCTTCTTATCGTTTTGCCCATTTTGGTACTCTGGATGAATCCAAAAAATATCATTTTTTCGGGCGTAGGCTACCATCTTACGAAAGCCATCCTTCTCTGGCAATAGCCAAGCCCAGAAAACCTTGCCATTTTTAACTTTTTCTGCCCCATTTTTTAGAGCTAGCTGCTCATTAAACTTCATCTAATATTTCCAATCCATGTATGGCGTGTCTGATGTCCTGTTCTAATTTTATTTCCTTTTCAAATTCCTGAGTCTCAAGGTTATAAACCAGTATCCTTGCTGGCGAAGAACCAATTACCAACCTGTTTCCATAACGAGCTAAGCCTCTGTTCCAGTTATTAGAAGCTATGTCGTCAACGTGAAACTTTGCCTTCTTCATTCTTGGTATCTCGATAGGAACAAAAGATTCCCCATCAGACAATCCAAGAGAAGAAAACGATGTAAGATTTGAAGCGTAAAGGTCATCGTACTGATAGAAGTTATGAACAAAACTTTTCGCTCCATTCTGGAGTGTTGGAATGTCACAAACTTTTTCCATAGTGTTGAAGTCATATAGAGGAGTTATTAAACCAGAAAAAAGAAGTCTTTCGTCAGAAACAAATATTGAGTTTATGTGATACCTGTCTTCTTCAGACCGAGTGTCTGGAGTAATCTCTTTCTTTCCAGTTAAAACCTTGTAGTCCTCAACGTCCCTTCCTAATATTTCCCAAAAACCTTTCACGCTGAAATCATTAGGATCTACTTTGACGATAGCATCATAAGCTGTAGATGTAACCCATATGTGATTATCATAAAAAGCAATTTCATGTATGCTTTTGAAGTAGTCTCTATCCTGATGTGTTCGTAATATTTCGTATGTCGATTTATCTAATTCAATAAAACCAGCAGAATCAGAAACGATAATACGGTCAGAAAGAACAACAATGCCACGCAGACCTCTTTCTCCTCCACGCTCGTTATCATTAACAAAATCTTTTTCATAAGGAGCATGATGAATCACTTCTTCTGTTTCGAGATCTATTACATAAAGACCTCCATGTATATCACCTTGTTTGGCGGCTCTAACCACCGTTGTACATATAATTTTCATTCTTAAAACGTACTATAAAATCTTGAAATGGTTTTGATACATGACTGAAATCGAAAAAATTAAAGTCTATTATTTTGCCGTTAATATATCTTTCGTTTAACTCTATATCAGATATGCCTAAGTCGTTAGTGTCATCATCAGATATTCTTGTTGCACTATTATTTAGTACACAACTATATTCTGTACACGCCATTAATGGCGGCATATTCCCTAGAAAATCACCTACGTATAGGGTTTTTTGTATATCAGTTTCAAATGTATCCCTATCTTCAGTTCTGGATCGCTCTAAAACTTTTTTTAGTAGGTTAGAAGAATATATATGTCCATTTATTGACATAGGCATACCAAAATTAGTGAACGGTTTAATTTGCGCAGCGTTCCAAACTAAAAATCTATCCATTACAAATCTGCCTTCTTCAGGTAGTTCTGCAAAATAGTTTTGCGCATCGTAAGGATTTTGTATAACAGTGTTGTTGCCAAGCCTCAAAGAAAGACTTGCCAAACTAAACTCTAAAAATAATTCCTTTATCTTTTTATATGATGCCACCCTGTCAAAAAGTATGTTCTCATCATTGAACAAGCACGATAAATATCTAGGCTCTTCTAATAAACTTAGGATGTCCTCGCAAAGATTATCATTTTTTCTGGTGTACCATCGTACTGGAAAGCTTAGGCCAAATTTAGATTTGTTGTAGAAAGCAAGTTTTGTTTTTAAATAGCCTTCTTCTATCATGGTAGAGGTAGCTTCATACAAAACATGGATATCGAATAAATTTCCTCCATATTTGTACAAGCTTTCTAGCAGCAAGTGAAGTTGTGCTGGCTTATCTTTTGATATTACTACTGTTGTAATCATATTAGATGATTCATACCCAAGCTATCTCTTGTGAATCTTCCGACATTCATATGAGTTCTTTGATGTAAAACTAACTCTTTTAGACCACTGTCTATGTCCATGATTGGCTTCCATCCAAGAGTTTTATCAATTAACTTGTTGGACAGCACCGCTTTTTTGGGTAGATAACTTTCACCTTCACTCCAAGTAATTCCTGTGTATCCCATTAGATAGGCTATTTTTTCATGAAGTTGTTCTAGGGTAGTTCCTACACCTGAGCCAACATTAAATCCTATAGGTTGATCTTGTTTTGAAACACAAAGCTCTATGGCTCTACAGACATCGTTTATGTGTATGAAGTCTCTAGTTAAATTTTTATCTCCACTAAGCTCTAAAGGTCTGTCTTCATCTTGTGCTAGTGCTACTTGGCTTATCGCTACTGGAATTATATTTCCGGCAAGGGGATTCCATTTATTACCAACACCGTAAACATCACTAAATATTAGATTTATTCCACACCAATCAAACTGACTCGACATCGCGCCATTGTATTCCATCAAGATTCTTTTTGCGTGTGAGTAGAATCTTTTTGAGATATGGGCTTCTCCCATCCACATGTCTTCTTCTTTAAATGGGACAGGTGATTGTGGAGAGTAACATGACATATCCCCAGCCATAATGAATTTTTTTACATTGTATAGCCTAGACTCTTCAAACACTTTTAATCCCATATCAAGATTTTCGTGCATGATTCCAGCAGGATATTTAATGTTATTATGAAGCCCAGAATTCTTAGAGGCTAAATGAATAACGCAGTCAGGGTTTGCCCACTCGAAAGCATACCCTACTGCGGCACTAACATTTAAGTTAGCTTCTGCTGTTTTAGGGCATGGAAAAATATTTTTGTAGCCAAGCCCTTGTAGATATAAAGCTAAGTGTGAACCAATAAAGCCGTCGCCACCTGTGATTAGTATACGGCTGTCGTGATTAACCATTAAAGTCCTCTAAAAAACTTACGACTTCATCAGTAGTCATATTATTAGCTTGTCTTTTTATATTGTGATCTTCATCCATAATCACAACAGTGGGATATTTTTCTATGTTGAATTCGTCTACTAGATGTCTGTTCTGAGGTTTAGAACAAACGATGAAAGCTGGTTTGCCTCCATGATATTTTGAGACACTTTCTGATACTTTTTGGTCAGTCCAGACATTGTTTTTCATGTGTGTACAATGAGGACACCATTCAGCCATGAAAACAACCACTTGATATTTTGATTTAAGCATTTTCTAAAAACCTCACAGTTTCTTTTGCATCCATTGTATTGGCAATCTTCAGAGGTTGCCCTTCTTTATCGGTGACTACAATAGTTGGAACAGATCTAACATGATAGATTCTTGCTAAGGCTTGACCTTGAACGTCGTCTATGTCTATGAACTTGTGAGACTTGAAGCTAGAAAGAGCTTGTTGAACACTAGAATCAGACCATACTAAAGCCTTCATCATTCTACATGGCCCACACCATGCAGCAGAAAAAACCAACAAATGATTATTTTTGTTTTCCATATTTCTTTCCTAAAGGAAACAGCAGCTCACCCTACGGGTGCGAGGGTCATTGAAGATTTGGGTGAGCCGCTATTTCAAATAGCATTATTACTCTTCTGTAGAAGTAACTCTCAAAGAGTCTCCTAAAATCCAAGCCACAGCAAGTGCGACAATTCTATTTGTTGTTTCTGAATCTACCCCAAGAGTTTCCTGAGCGACTACTACAACAACGCCACCAACGGCAGTCCAAAAACGACGACTTTTGAATAAGGCTTTTACCTTTTCCATAGTTCTTTTCCTTAATAAAAATTAAAAGAAGCTTTTAACCTTCTCTAAAATGCCTCCTCCGCCACCAAAGCTAAACCCGCCTTTGAAAATGACTAAGTAGGCTACTATCGCAGCTGCTATTATTAAAAACAACCACTTCCTTTTGGCTGCAACAGCGTAGATTTTTTCTTTTACGGCATTGATTTTATCAAGCCTGTAATTTCTTTTAGTTTCTTTCTTTTCTTCCTTATCGTCTTTTTTCTCAGATTTGATCTGATGTTTTTGACGACGTTTTTCTAAGATAGTCTGCAATCTATTACTATTATTCGGCATGTTACCACATTTTACAAGACCAATATCTTGCCTTCCATTTAGGTCCGGGGTTATCACAATTATGTCTAGCTCTAAAGCTCTTACGCCTTTCTGGGTCGTTCTTTTTTATTTTCATGTTAGGGTCTCCGAAGTTAACTTTGACTACATTACCCTTATCATTTTTTACATATACAGAACGTTTCTTTGGCCCATCTGGTGTTAAGAAAGGTTTGTTGAGAGTAACCTTTCTTCCTTGATATTCAGCAGCTTCTGCTTCTTCTGCTTTACCTCTATAAATTAATACTGTGTTTCCCTTTTTATAAGTTCCCTTTCGTGTGTATATAAACACTTCGCCAGTCTTTGGGTTTTCATACTTATAATCTGCTGTAGTTGATCCAATCTTTCTGCAACTTCCGGGTTCACCTTTTTTAGTATTAGGCACTCTTTCGTAGCCTTCCCAGCAAGCTCCAGTTTTTGCATCGCTAGTAGTTGCGTCTTCCGAGTATTGTTTTAATGCCTCTATGTATTTTTTCATTTCTTTTTGCCCCAGCCTTCTAGGATAAATCTAAGTGAGTTTCTACCAAGTATATTAGTAATTGTGTTATTTGAATACTTATCCTTATCAATCCCACCCTTTAACGAAGATAAATATCTAGTAAGTCTAGGCAATTCTGAAATGTCAGTTATCTCGTCTGGAGGATCAGTAAACCCGTCGAAATCAGTCCCTATAGCCAAGACTTGGTCTCCGGCTATGTTAATTATATGATCTATTGTTCTTTCTAGGTGTTTTAATCCAAGACCTGAATCTATTGGGCTTAACCAATAGTTCATAAAAATTAAACCTATTAAACAATTATGATCTGCTAACCATTTAATTTCCCAGTCCTCTAAGTTATAGGGGTCTGGGTTAATAGAAAATGCACCAATATGACTCGCAACTATCCTCGATAAGTCATCTCCAACAATTTCATAAACTTGTTGTCTTGCCGTTGGGGTACAATGACTTATATCTATAATCATACCCATGTCTTTCATGGCTTGCACAACCTTTTTGCCAGTAGATGTAAGACCCTTATTCATGTCCCAGCCAGCCATTAGGTTCTTCCAATTACTACTCTTGATACCATACTCTGGGTATGGAAAAACAGGAGACACTAAATGGTTTGGGTAAAAGTGAGCAAGAGTAAGATAGGCAACACCCCTGTTATAGAAGTGTTCAAGATTTTCCATTAGCTCATTTTCTATAAGCGGTTTTACAGCAGTTGCCTCATCAACACGCTTCTTTGCTAATTCACCATTAAGAGAGTGACCTCCTTCAACAGAATGAATCATTGCTATGTCATGTTCAACAATGGAATTTTCTAATTCTTTTAGACTCTTTACAAACTTAAATTTGCTGTCAGAATCTAAGATCAGAGAAATATCATTGTACAATTCTACTTCTTCTTCCATACGATCCATCATCGCATTAGTTGCATCGAAGTAAGTTGGTTTGAAAACCCTCTTATTTACTGAAGGATAAATCCACTTCAAAAACTTAATTAACTTTTGATCGTCTACCCATTCTATTTCAGGTATATAAGAAGTCGAGAGAACTACGTTTAATCCTCCTTCTTTCATCTTTGGTAAAGTGTTTCTTTCACTCAAAGGCCAGAAAGCCCTTTTGAATAACCTGCTTAAGAACCTAGAGTCTTTACCGTTCAGAGAACGGTCGAATAAGAAATTTTTAAGTGTGCCGTGATTATGCCAATCAAATACAATAGCTTGGTCGTGAATATCTTGCCAGTTCATTTAAATAACCCCACTACCCATGATAGAAATGTTTGGATTTGACGGATCGTATTCTTGATAAACCTCTGGAAAGGGCATTACGGACACCTTCAAGTCCGTTGGTTTTTCATCAATAGCAATGCTTTGTAATTCTATGACATTTGAAGCTACAACTTCAGATGAAAAGTTATCTGTGATAGCTTCCACAGTGTAGTATATTCTAGTTGGGTCTTGTATCAGATGCCCCTTCTTGTCCCAAGCAGGGGTAAAAAATTCTAACGCCCCTTCCCAACGGTTCAGTGAATACTCTTGAATAAGCTCTGAGTTTTTGTATATCTTTATGTCTTGTCTTTTTATATCAATATCAGGATTGTTTATTGGTTGCCACTCTGCTCTAATCTTTGGGTATTTCATTCTCTTCTCCCCATAAATTCGTGTCTGAAATCTTTTTTTAACATTTTAAGATGTCTGCGTTCGACATCATAATCTGTGTGAGTCGTTTTCATGCTTCCACATATGACTCTTAGATACGTATCGCTATTCATATCGTAGAAGGTAAAGTGCCATTTTCCATTTATTAGATTCCATCTTACGTTTTGCTTATTGCTCCAGCCAGTTTTTAATACAATAAAATCTCTTATAACAAAGTCTGAAGTCATCTTATACTCATCGGTTAATTTACCTTCTGAGTTTTTTACTGGTAATAAAACGTCATGCCTAAAAGACCAGAAAATGGCCTGCTTCATATAGCAAACCACTCTCTCGTCTATTTCATCGTATCTGTATACATGATTAAGTTCCACGTAATCACAGTATTCAACTACTTCCACCTCATAGTTATCAGGCGCAGACAGGACAGGCGCAATCAGTGTCACAGACACAATCGCCGTCATCAATATCGCACTTACAAGCCTCTTCACAATCTTCACAACTTTCTGGAATGTTTACTTCAATCGGATCAGATCCGGGTACATCTATAATAATTCCATCAAGTCCTCCGTTTTGCCATATAGCAGCAAAGAGTGCAATAAGTATTGATACTATTGCCATGATTCCTTTTTTGCTTTTAATTGCTTCTTTCATTTTGCTTCTCCATAAAATAGGGGGTAAGGAGCAATTACCCCATACCCCCATTAGTTACTACTTATCTATCTTCTTATCAATTCTTTCTAGAATATCTGCGATCCTCCGTTGGTCATTAACTATCTTGGTCATGATATGTTGCATATTGCGCTGAATTTCAGCCCAACTTCTAGGAACATAAACCAAGGGGGTTCCATCGGTATCACACTTTTCGTGTAAATCATGCAGTCCTTGTAACCAATTTCTTTCTTCCTGATTCAAACAAGAATCTTTAGAAGACTTCTTAGAAATCAACATTTCAATTACCTTTATCAATCCCATAGTGATTGCAATAACAGCAGCTAGTGCTGGCATTTCTAATGAACTCATGATACACCTCTAAGAAAAACGATTAAGCACCAGTGATTGCACTGTAGTCTTTGTAGTTATTAGTAAACGTAGCAAAGTCAAACAGAATTACAAATTCACCCGGAATTGCTCTTACGCCACCAACAGGTTCTGCTGCATGGTCAACACCAAGTGTGATAGCAGTTCCTCTGTCAGTGATACCATCTTTGGCTGTACCATCGCTCTGCAATAGTCCTCCACCGAAGATATCGAAGATAGCAGTTGCCCAAGTACCATTCTGACGATACTTCTTCATTGGGTGAATGTTTCCACCACGACGACTTGTCGTATCGGAAGCACCACTCAAGATTGGGTTCAAACTGGAAATACCAGAAATGTTGTTCGCAACACCGCCTCTAATCAAGAAGCCCGTGTCAGTAGCAGAACGAGTAACTGATCTTCCACTTGGGTTAAAAGCTAGAGTTCCACCGGAGTTAGCTGTGGTGATACCTGCATTGTAGGCATCTCCAGATTTAGCAACGACTTTAGAACCAGAAACTTTACGACCCTGTACTATTTCGATAGGAGTCTTAGCTTGAAATTTACTTCCACTAATATTCCCACCATTCAAAATTGTTCCACCGTCATCTTTGAAGCTTCCGCTTCCCTGAGCAGTAGATTTATGTGTGCTTACAGTCATGATATTAACCTTTCATATGACTATATTGCACAAGTCCGATAGTTCCTATGATAGAAATCCAAGTCCTAATATAATATACACTTATTAGAGCAGGTCTTCCGCTATTCTAGGAGACATTAGCCTAAGACCGTATATGTCTGCATCTTCAAGCATCTTAAAATGCTTTTCGCTTGTGAATCTTCCACATGCAGTCACGTTCATGCCTGTCTTTGACTGTATTTCATGGGAAATTAATGCGTTATCAGAAAGATCATCGGCTATAAAGCCAGTAGAATTAATCATGTTATAGACACCAAACCCGTACACCAGATCGCACAATAAAAGCAGCGTTTTTGTATCAAACAATCTATACTCAGTGATTACTCTCAATTCGACATCATTGGTTTTGCAAACCGTCATGCAAGCCTTCAGATCTTCCTTTATTTTATGCCAGTTTTTATCTTTAATTAACCCGCTATTCAACACTAGGTCTATATAGGAAGCGCCTTGTCTTATGGCTAGTATTATTTCGTGAACTCTGACTTGAGTTCCGTTGACACCATAGGGGAAATCTATCGCTGCTGAAAATTTTTGGTCTTTTAGAAAGTCATTTACTCTATTCATAAAGCCAGACGGTATCGCTACTGAATCTATTTCTTTTTGGCAAGATATGAATATTGTTTCTAGCAACTCTTGAAATGTTGCGTCTTGGTTGTAGCAAGCTAATTCTGTAAGCATTTTTTAATTTTATCTATGGAACAAATTATGTTTCTCCTAGCCGTCTCTCTGCTATAGCCATTCTCTTTGGCTATTTCCTTCATTGTCATCCTTTGGAAAAATCTTTGATAAATTATTTTCTGTGAATTTTCATCTATCTTTTCCATTATGTCTTTTATTTCTAATAGCTCCAAGAAGTCATCTGGTGTAGATGCGTCAGAAAACTCAAGGGGCATGTCTATTTTGATTCTTCTGGATTTGTTTATCTCATATATTTGTTTTTTGCACTCCCAGTCAATCCTGTTATACAAAAACGAGGTAAACTTTCTTCCTCCATTTGGGTCAAATGCTTTTAATGCTTGCCAGAGAGCAATCATTTTGCAGCGTTCTATTTCTTCATAAGGTATTGTAGCTCTATACCTTGAGCATACTTTGTTCATTATCCTTATGTTGTCTAGGTTTTTGAACGCTTCTTTAAACTCGTCGTTTGTTACATTGTTCATTTATTTCATTTTCCCAACCGTAATCCCAAATAGAGTCTATGACTTTCATTTTTATAGCCTGTTTAGGCATAAGCCATAGTCCATCTTTTATCTCAGACATAAACTTATCTATTGTGTTTTTGCTTTTCCTTCCGCAGTTTTTTGCAACTTTGGAAATCAAATTTTGATACTTTAAGTTTGTAAAATCTGTGTAAGATCTTTGAGCATCTATATAATCTAAATCAAGATCAAAAAGTATAGGATGCAGCATAATTGTGGCGTTATTTGTTGCATATCTATTTGTCCCAAACGTCAGTAAATAAGCCGCTGCGGAAAATGCTTTTCCATTTGCAATAGTATTTACTTCTATTCCTTGCGATTTAACACCTTCAATCTCATCTATCATCGAACAAACAGCATCTACATCTCCACCATCAGAATGTATATAAACGTACATGACTTTTAGTCCTTTACTAGCTACATATCTTATATGCCTAGAAAATTTCAAAGCTAAATCTTCGTCTATATCACCCCAAACAAAAACCTTTCCACAATCAAGCAAGAAAGAGTCTTCGGGGCTAATAATCTTACTGTTCATTTTGAATAATTTTTCCACCAGATTTTTTCTTTTTCTTTTCGTATGACATTAATGTTTCTAAATAGCTTTCATCATTATCATCATTCGTACTAGAGTATAAAAGTTCTCCATTTGGAGAAACAAATATAGCCCAGTATCTATCTGAGGATAGAGCGTCTTTTACAACCTCTACAGTTTCTTTTGTCTCGTCGTCTAATTCAAACTTGGCTCCGCACAAAGATCCTTCTATGGATAATCTTACGTCTGAAAAATCAAATAATTTTCCAATACCCACAAAGAATCTGTACCTACTAATTATTGTTAGCAGTTCAACGCCTTGAGTTTTTTCTATTATTGTTTTTACTTTGTTTGTAATATCAAAATTGGTATAACCCATCCAACATTCGTATTGGTTCATAACACTCATCTTGTCGTATAGCTGGAACATTCCAAGAGGAGTTGTTACCAACTTGGGTATCTTTTCTAAAAACAAAAGAGCATCTTCGGCAAGACTAGAGTCTTCTTCGTATTCTCCAAACTCACTGACTGTATCTTCTATTATTTCTTGGTCAAGTACGTCCTCATCCCATTTTTCCCACGCTACTTTTTTATTTGTACTGGGCATCTTCGTACTCCCTTTAATTGTTTAAGGAATCATTGACAGTTCCAGTCTCTATTATGTTTGCAACTTCTGTTGGTCTAATAAGAGGCTGGTCATCGTCATCTTCGTCTTGCTCTTCAATCTCATCTGTCATTTGTTCCATGAACTTGATGTCTTGCAAGAGATTTATATATTGTAAGAATCCATCATAATCCTCTTCAGATCCCATTTCCTTAAATTTGTTTTCTAAAAACTCTAAAGAACTATCAACTAAACCTCCAGATGATACTTCTACAAATAATTCAGAAAACATCTTAGCTGCATTTTTATTAACGTCAGACTTCCATTTGAAATCTAACCATATATCACCTTCGGCATCTACCTTGTAAGATATTTCTGCCGCAAATTCTTCTTTCTTTGAAGAACGAAATAATTTTTTGAATAGTCTTCTAAGCATCAAAATTTTTCTTGAGTATTTCTAGCCTATCTTCAGCATCTACCAAAGTGTTCAGTGCTTCATCAAGGTTGTTATAAAAATCTTCAGTTGAGTGATCTCCAATCCCGACGCTTAAATCAAGAAGAAGAGTAAGAGAAAGCTCTGCTTTATTCCTGTCAGTCAGTGCTTTATTCTTTAAATATTCTAAACCCTTTTCTCTTAGATTTTCCATCTCATAACTCCTTAAAGAAAAACGGAACTTCGTTATGTGACCATTTAACATTTTGAAAGGCAAACTCTAAAGCCCCTAAGTCAATAACGGTTCCTTCTAAATATAAATCGTTAAGTTTTTCCTCTGTAAACTCATGTATTTGACCTGCTATTAATGGAGGATCTTGTACACAGTTTGCTGGTATGCTAAACAAAACACTTTGTTTGTAAGCAATCATCTTATCTCGTTCTGTTTTTTCTCTGCACTTACCTGCTAAAACACCTTCCCATTGTCTGAGGTATTCAAACTCAAAGCTGTGCGACAGATCTGATAATTCTTTCGTCCTAAATATATGACCATCTAATGATATTGGATAACCATAATTCAATGTGTCTGCCCACTCTTTCCAATTCCAACGGATGAAAAATCCACTTTGTTGGAAATCCTCAAGCAGTATTTTTCTTTTGGGGTCTAGGTAGAATTGCATTGTAGTATTCAAACCAAGACGTAAAGAAAAACAAAAAACATCCTCATCGAAACTATCTATTATTTGTTGTGGAGTAGACGCTAATCTTTTATAGATTACGCAGTCATCAACTATTCCACAAATATACTCAGTTTTACAATCTCTTAATGATTGCAAAAAATCCTGAACAAAATCATTTTCTCTTTGCCAAACAATATTATTCAGGATTTCTTCGTTTATCAATTTTTTGTAACCCTCATCAAACTTGTCGTCAGTTGAGGTGTACAATATTTTTATTTCAGAGAATAGATTTGGCGCATTTAGCTTTATACTTTCTAATAATAATCTTAATTGAGATGCTCTATTTTTTGATAATATCAGTCCAGTTATCATCTAAGTTTCCCTTTATGTTTTCCCATAATATCCTACTAAGAATCATACTGGCTTCATTATCGCTAGGGTAATGAACCCCTTGTAAAAGTCTAGCGTGTCCTACTTTTCCAGCCGCTTCGTAAAAGGCTGTTTGATGTTCTGGATATATGTCAGATAATATCTCCGCTATGATAGCACCTTCAGCTTGATGTCCACTAGGATAAGCTGGCGTTTGATGTGTAGATGTTTGAATAACGGATATTATGTATCCCAGATGTGGAGCTATCTGAAACGGTCTTGGCCGTTTATGGTAATACTTTAGCTTTAGCCAAACTGGATACACATTATCCAACACAAGGTCTATAAGCTCTTGTGGATAAGAGAGGTTATGCCTCTTTAGGTAAGGCATAAAAACATGAGAGGGTTCGTCGTCAACGAGCATAATCATATCAAAATCTTCTTTTGATATGTTTCTTGTTATTCTTTGAACCTGCTCAAGATCTGTCTTTGTGACATCACTTGTATTGCTGGGAGGTGGTGGAAGTAATTCTTTCCAATCAACTGAAACAAGAGGAGTTGCTTTTTTTATCCACTTTGCTTCTTTATCACTAGGTTTACCAACATACTTTATATTATTTATATCTTCGGAGCCACCAGTCGCATTAAGTATGTGAATCATTTTGTTTTTCGTTTATTTCATTTAACGCAGCCACTATGTGATTTGCAGCGTTAGCCCAAGTGTATTCCTTAGATGTATCAATACCTGCCTGATTTATCTTTAGATCATCTTTCTGCTTCAACTGATGAACAGTTCTCATATGTTCAGCAATCTGAGATACTTGATCTTCTCCAATAGAAGCCCATTTTCCTTGACCTCTAAACCATCTTCCATCTTGAGCTTCTTCAAGCTCTTCCGGTACATCTACTAAATGACAATTTTCATCATTGCAAAATTCAGTATGCGCTGAATAGTTAGTTGCAATAACATTTTTGCCACAGGACATCATCTCAAGCAGCTCAAGATTCCAACCTTCTGCTCTGGATGGGAATACTCCGCAGTCAGTTTGTACCATAATATTATACACATCTAGCTGCGTTTTCTGTCTAGGGATGACCCTTATCTTGTCGCCTAGTTTAGATGATCTGTAGAGCCTTTCCCACTTAAAATTCTCTTCTTCTGGGTAAAATGGGTTGTCGCAAAGCATCCAAAGCTCTACATCGTCATCTTCTTCAAATGCTTCATTAAAGGCTGTAACTAGGATGTCATGACCTTTTCGACGCTCCCATTTTCCAGCATTGAAGAATATGGTTTCTTTTCTGTGGGAAATGTTTTCTCTAAAGATTTCTCTATCAACACCTAAAGGTATGACGTATACCCTACTAGCAATATCATCACTCTTGAGATGTTCTCCTACATTCTTGACTAAAATATCTTTTGCCCACTGACTACAAACAAACCAGTAGTCACAATGAGAAAGGTGATGTAGCTCTAGGTCTGTAAAAGTCTCTAGCTCGAATATTGGAAAACCAATCTTAGCTCCACGACCAACAAATTGAGACATGTCATGCTGATGCCATAAACGTATAGACGGAGCATTAAAGTCAGGAAACCTTGAATTAGCCATCATTGGCCGGATAAGCTCTCCGTATTGATCTGGAACATCTATGTTTCCAATAGGGAATAAAGCCACTGTATGTCCGGCTTTAGTCAAAGCTGTTGACAGATTAAGCCCAGTAACACCATAGCCAAGCTGATTCAAAGGCGCTAAAAGGTTCATGCTTACAGTTGATTCCAAGAAACTCATTTGTTATTCTTCCTTCTTTTATACACTTTGTTTTCTTCGTGTTTTAGCACAAGTAATATTGCTACAGCTATTGCTAGTTCTACACCCCAAGCAGTTAGGCCAGCTAAAACCCCTTCCATACTCTTGACCTCTCGTCTTCTATCTGTTTTTTCCAATAAGACAGTTTACCCTTATCAAGATTATACTCAGTTTTTTCAATTCTGTCTAACTCTGATTTCAGAAACTCATAATTCAAATTATTCCAGTTTTCTATTACGACATGAGGCAAACCTTCAAGGTATTGATAGGCTATCTTTTTGGTCACTATTGGTATAGTGCCGCAATATATACATTCCAATATCCTGTAACAGTCTACGCCATTACCTTCTGGACATATTGCAAAAGCATGATTCATTAGGTCTGTTAAATAGTCTTTGTATTCTTTAGGCTCTCTAACAATAGTTCCCCACGCAGGGTCTAGCCTAATTAAAGCGTTCTTTAATCTTATTCTTTCTATTGTGTGATCTTGCCAATTTATGTAGACCATTTTCACTCGGTCTGAGGGCGAATGTTTGAGCAGGTCTGATTCGCTAAGACAAACCTCGGCTATTTCAGATGGTGCATCTTTTCCAACACCAAGAGGTATGTTGACTATTCTATCATCTTCTATCATTGGGTTTACAGTAAACCATTTGATGATATTGTCTGGTATGCTACTAAATGTAGAGTATGTACTAGAATAACATTTGACAGAATACTTATCTTCTATCTTGCATTTTTCGACTTCGCACCTAGCTGGTATTATCAAAGGCGAATAGCCAATGTTTGGTATTTCATTTTCTATGAATGGTAGCCATTTAATCATATCATTGGCTACAGGATGTTCTTTTTGTAGAGCAACACCGTAATCGCTGAATCCGCTAATTACAATGTATTTGTTATCTGTTCGTTTACACTTTTCAAAGAACTTATGTATGTGTTCTATATTGCAATAGACCACGCCGGACTCAGGTATAGAATCATCGTCGTGGTCTATTTCATAGTTGCAGTCGCCTAAGTCCATCCAAGATTTTACATGTATAATCTCATCTTCCTGAGTCATTTTATTTTTGTAAAGCTCCTAGAATGTCCAGTAAAATTCCAATCCCCATAAGCATAAATACTACTGGGCTAATGACAAGTAATGTTAATATAACATACCTGTTGAACACTGTCCAATCAATTCTTTTCAGTCTCGCTATTAGATCTTTCATCAGAGGAACCTTTCTGAACTCCTGCATTACGGAAGTTCTCAGCAAATTCTTGGAAGCCCTTTATAACCTCTTCTCTTGCTATCGGTCTTGATATTCTTCTAATTGATGAGTGCATCTCATCTTCTATCATCTCTAAAAACATTTCAAGTTTCATTGATGTGTGATTAAGATACGTATTGGTGAGATACATTTCACCTTCAAGTTGAGTGATTCTTTTTCCTTGCTTGTAGTTTATCAATCCTAAACATCCTATTGTGATTGCCATTATTGCTAGGCAAAGCATGTTTAGTTTTTTCATTGTTAAAACCTAAATTGAAAGTAAAACCCGCCAAAAGGCATTGGGTATACAGGGACAGGCTGTGGCTGAATTATAACAGGAGGGCAACACATAGCACACCCACACCAATGAGGGTGAAAGTTATGGTTGTTTCTAACCCAACTGTAGTTCCTATAGTAAGGATAATACATTGGCTGTCCAATTATGATTCGTCCATGAATATGGTTTCTTTGAACAGGAGGCTGAGCTTGTCTGGGTTGTTGCCATTGCTGTTTTCCAAAACCTTGCGGTCTTTGAACTTGAGGTTTAGGAACTGTTATCACTCTTTTTTCTTGAGCTTTCAGTGTTCCAGTAACCATTAAAATTGCCAATATTATCAATACCTTCTTCATATCACCACCACATAGTAAACTTGGTTAAAAAGTAAATTACAAATATGAAAAACGCAGTACCACTTATGTAGTAAGCATTTTCAAATACAAACTTTATAGTTGAACAAAATTTTTTCATTTGCCACCTCGAATGTTAGGTTCCTAGTGACAAATCCTCCTCAATATCTATTAGATAATAGATTCTGTACCAACATCTAAGAAATAACGTGGCCTTCCAGCCATGTCTAATCTTTGTGTGTGTTGGTCAATACCAAAATGTTTAAGTAATGTTGCTGTTAAATTCTGTGGGTTATGAGGGTCTGTCTTTGGTTCTTCTGCTTTAGAAGTGGATTCACCAAGAGCATACCCCATAAAAAAGTCTCCACCAGAGATCATCAATGGCGACAATCTAGGCCAATGATCTCTACCTGAATTAGCATTAATCTTATAGGTTCGTCCAAACTCGCCCGTCACAACTACCATAATGTCTTTATTCAGACCTCTATTGTGGATGTCGTTAATCAGTGCGGTAAGGGCTTTATCGACGGGTGGAACTCTACTCTTTAATGCTTTAGAGATATTAGAGTGCATATCCCAGCCGCCGTATTGGATTGTGACGAATTTAGTGCCTCTTTCGGCAAGTCTTCTAGCGAGAAGTAGCTGTTCTCCAATACCACTTCCATACTCTTCTAAATTCTTTGGGTCTTCTTTTTTTACATCAAAAGCATCTGCAATATTGCCTAAAAGCATATTGTAGGATTGATCGCGCAAGCTAGTATTGTCTCGCAATCTATCAAGACCCGTCAGTAAATCCTGACGACCGAGAAAATGCTCTCTGTTTATTTTTAATTGTAGGTTTTTAACACCTTCGCCAGTAGCTTCATAAGGTTTGTAGTCAGTACCTAACCAAGCTCCACCATCATAAGTGATATTGTTGACTCTTACATAAGCTGGCATACCAGTAATTGGATTGTTTGAGCCATATGAACTAGCAACCATAGAACCGTATGAAGGATTATAAGCTGGTGACAGTGGTGTATTGTCTGTGCTATTGTAGCCAGTCATTACCCAATGAGTACCAGTTCTATGACTAGCATTGCCATGAGCAAACGATCTAACAACTGTCATCTTATCGCCAACTGTTGCTAGGTTTTCCCAGTCAGCACCAATTCTGTAACCAGCGTTTGTTTTAACCCAGCCATTAACTGCTCTTACGTTGTCAGGAGCGTCTGGCTTTGGATCGAATGTTTCTACTTGTGTTGCTCCACCACCAAGCCAAACCCATATAACGGATTTGTCATTTGGCGATAAACATAAAGGAGCGTCTTCTGCTTTTATATCTGATAATCCAATGGCACTTAGTCCAGCACTAATGCCACCTACTCTCATAAAGTCTCTACGGTTGAATTGTAAATCTATCATTATTGTAAACCTTATCGAAGTCAAAGAACCGCCAACGGTTCATATGTTTTGCATCATCATCTTCGTCAATGTGACGTAAATACTCCAATAGTTCACTCCAATTTGAAAATACCATTTCATGGGGAACTACACCAAACATCCAGTTTGGTAAATTTTCCTTCCCCTGTTTGCACATTATGACAACAGGTTTCTTCTGGGCTATAGCGATTGAGGCTTCGTGGTAAGAACCACATAGGTGAGTGTCAACATCCAAGCTCATTACAATAAAGTGAGCAATGTCAACCATTCTCAAATCTATAGCGCAAATAGGTTTCATTATCTTAGACACCTCATCATACTTGCCAGACTTTTTTAATTTGGCTATATGATCTCTAGTGTCATGATCTTCAGTGCCATAGTCACTTGCTTTATCGCAAGGGTCTAAAACGCCAACACCAAGCTCTTGAAGTTTAGGAGTTACATAGTTTCTCCATTTAACTCCACCATCTTCTACTCTATCCATAGCACCGCATAAGTATGCAGTCATCCCTCTTAACCTATTCATAGCTCTACCTTATTATACACAATTAAACATTAGTTCTATCCATCGTGGCTACTATCAAGTCTTGAACATTATCAAAAACCCTGCCATTAGACACTCTTTCTATGGCCTTTTTAGCTTCAGTTTTCTTAAAACCTAAGTTATGAAGAGCGAATACAGCCTCTTCAATTATCTTCTCTGAGGTCTTGGGAACAGGCTTAGGCTTAGGTTTAGTTTTATCAGACTCGTCATACTCGAATACCAATTCTAGTTCTATTGGTTTGATTTGTGCTGGCTTTGCATTGTTTTGAACCCGTTTTGGTTTCTTAGTCTCGACCTGTTTTTTCTTAGGTTCGACTGATGCCACTCCCCAAGCACACAAGACTATAAAAGCAGCAATACCACCAACAATATCAAGTATCACATCGCCAATGGAATAATACGAAAAAATCATACTCCATCCTCTCAAGCAAAATAAAGGACGACAGGCTGGAACACAACCTGCCGCCCTGACCGATACAACGAGCATCGGCCTCCCTGAAAATACTAAGCGGTCATTAAGCTCGTCAGCGACTCGATACGCTCACGAACATTGTCACGCCATGCCTCATCGTAGTGAGTCACTTCGACCTCTACAGGAGGCTTGTCGCTCATCTGAACAGAATCCTTGAGTGGATCAGTGAACAGAGCTACAACCTCATACTTGCAACAACGCAACTTCTGGTATCGTGAATCGTGAGGTACGCTTACTACATCCATAGGATTGACTTTGACCACTAAGAACTGGTCGCCACCATCTTCACTTCCATAGTCTTTGACATAATCCAAAGAGCCTACATGAAGTCCCTTGCTACAACCGTTGTTACGATTGCTATCAACATTACCTCGATCAACTTCAACTACATTACCAACTGAGTTGTCAAAGGTTCCACTCCACTTATCTTTGAAGTCTTTGTTCACAGCCTTATACGCAAGGAAGTGACCATCATCAGTAATAGGTAAGTGTTCATGTTGCATGAAGTCAAACAACTCCACAATAGCATGGTCAGAAGGATTCTCGTTCATATTGTTTAAGAACTCCAACATTGGTTGGAAGTTAAACCCTTCAGTCTTCATCTTCAAGATACGCTCAGTGAATAGTTCTGGCATCTCAATGCCATCCCACTGAAGTGTACCATTCTTAACGTCAATGTATCCTTCACAGAAGTTGTCTATTGCCGCAACGACATCATAGTCAGCTTCAAAGTATTCAACATTACCATCAATCAAGTGACCTACTAACTTGGTATAGTTTGGATGGTTCTTGTCGAAGGTGTAGGTCTTACCAGCGACAACACAATTTACAACGCCTTTGTTACTTACAATGTAACTCATATCAATACTCCTAAAATCAAAAAAACTATTTACTGGAAAGGACTAACTTGATGTAGTCCAGAATGTGTGCTTTGCGAATGTCTCGCTCTGCTTCATTGTCGTAGTACGAGTGAAGGTTGGTGTAGTTCAGCACAGGGAAAGTCTCAGTGATTTTACTCTCCCTCTTGTTCCACTCAACAGGGTCTACATCAACATCCTGCTGAAGACCATTACCCAAACCAAGATGTCTTTTGAGCGCACTCATGGCAACCCACAACTTCTCGTTTGAACGACACCACTTGTAGTCATCGACATACTCTCGTATCTCTTCAGGCAGATTGTCCACTTCAGACAACCAGTTGGCAATAACTTCACGCTCAGAACTTTCATGTTGTCTCCAAGCAATGTGTTCAACATTCCACTCAAGGACTTCAGTAATGCGATCATTGTATGCCGACTGCATGTACTCGAAGTAGTTAGTCCACTGACCGTTGGCATTGAACTTCTTCTTCTTTAGCTCTTGACTCTTGATGCCGTAAATAGGAACTTCTTCATCAATCTCACAGCCAATATCTGTGAGTAGCTCATTGAACCTTCTGATGTTATTCCAATCACCCATGCGGTTGCCATCACGACCAACAATCTCATAGCGATTGATCTCGAAGTATAGACCACCTTCTTCCATGTCTACTTCAACGTCTTTCCACTGGCCACGACTGTAATCCCAGATACACACTTTGCTTCTATAACTAGCACCAGAGTTATTGCTTCTGCTTCTAGTAACTGATGAAAGACTTGAAGCAAGAATCAAATGTTCTTCAGTACAACCCAACCATTTCATGATAGCTTCTTTGTCGCCACCACTAATTAGATAATACTCAAACTTGTTCTTCTCTCGGTCATGCTTATCGCCAAGTTGTTCCTTAGCATACTTTCGAGTACGAGCAACAGCACCACGTTTCAAGTCATCAAGGATTAGCACTATGTTCTTAGTACCGTTATCAAATCGAATAAACTCCACATCGTCACAAGCAATAGCAGTTTTCCAGAAATCTCGGTACATCTTACGCATCTTGTACATGGGAACTTCCATATCTCCACCGTTGTAGTCTGAAACAGTCTTCTTTGGTGTATATACTCTATCGTAAGCATCATCAAACAAGTCTTTGCCATTCCACTTAATGTCATCACTGAATGATCTGATTATCTCATTTAAGTGACCACCTTCTCTGCGGAAGTTTTTGTATTTGATTCGTGCATCCCAATGTGTAGGACAATCATCAAAGCTCTCGCCAAGAGTCTCTTTCAACTCTTCAATAATAAACTCGCAAGCCTCAACAATAGCTTTCTTAGTATACTCGTTGTAACTAAGAGATTCACGACTTGGTGTAATATCTACATCACCAATAGCAAAATGGATATGCACATTGCTTTTCAATACAGCAGTAACGGTATCATTGTCTGAAAACTGATCTCCATCAAGATCATATGCAACCTGACCCATGATAGCTTTAGCCTTAATATCCCATCGTCGCTGAGCATCTTTGTTGACTAAGCCCCAAGTGCTACCAGTAAAGACATAATCAAACTCTTCTATTTCAATATCGCTATTAAAGTTAGGCTTAACCTTAAAGTGTTTGTATACTTCTTTAGCTTCCTGCTCGAACTCCTGTACATCGTCAGCATCTACACTGAACAATACATGCAACCCATTAGGCTGAGTAGTATCATCTTCTGACATCAAAGCAAACACAGGTTTATTGTGTTCATCTTTGAAAGAATTATAAACACGCACTTTGCCATTGTGATAAGAAGTAACAATGAAACTATCTGTATAAGCAAATGGCGACTTGCTACCAAGACCAAGACATCCAACTGCATCATTAGTATTAGTCTTAGTGCTACCAAAGTATGTAGTGTAAAGATTCATGCAGTCTTCGTGAGATAGGCCAGTGCCGAAGTCACGAATCGCAAATTGAGGACTGAATCTATCTGGCATGGTGACGTTGAATGGAACGTCAGCTTTGCCAGCATCAACATGAGCATCGTAAGCATTTGTAGATAGCTCACGAATCACAGCTTTTATTTTGTTTGAGTATAAGCCATCTGAAAGAATTGAGAAGGCTTTAGCTGACGCTTCGATGGTGTAGTTGGATTGTTCAAAGTCGTTTGATCGGACAACACTGTTTACTTCGGATTGCAATTTCATTTTGGATTTCCTAAGAAAAGGGATACTTGTTTATCAACTCTATAAATTCTATCGACATGAATCTAAAAGTTGTAGTCCCTAAATCCAAAAATAATTAAAAACCTTCGTATTTTTTTAGACTGGGTAAATAGTCCAAACTAATCATTTTCATAACGGTAGCCATCAGAACAAAGCTCGGCTCCGTTGTCCACGAATCGTTGAACATTACCTCGTCATAAGGAATCCTGTCTTTAACCCTATTAGCAACATCGTCCATCAAGTATATATATTTATCGTCTTCTGTTTTATCAAATTTCTTTAACAAGCCAATGAACTCTACGGCGGCTTGTTGTAGGTTTGGGTCATTATAAGATCTCAATATGTCATCTAATTCAGCCTCTGTTATCTTCATCTCTGTTCATGATTAAAAACACAACTATCATCTAGTAGCCCCACAGGGAATCGAACCCCGAACTAAGGTTTAGAAGACCTTTGTTATATCCATTTAACTATGAGGCCATTCTCTTATTCACCATCTTCGCTTCTAGTTGGTGTAATTCTTGACCTGTTCTGCCACTTTATTTTTTCAATGGCTTTCTTTTGTCTATTTTCAGACTTGATCGCAATGCTTCTTCTAGCCTGCTTCTTCTTTCTCGCCTGTTCTTTGGCTTTCTTCTTTTTGTATTTTCGTTTATTAGAGTAATCGCTCATAAGTGGAGGTGGCGGGAGTTGAACCCGCGTCCTGTATTGCCTCTGTGATAGTATCTACATTGTTAGTTTATTGTAATCACACAACAAACAAAGTTATCCGATTATCGGAGTCAGGCAGTTTACTGCAATCATATGTATTTAATTCGAGTACATAATCTCTATCAGAATTATCTGAGTCATCACTATTTGGTTTACAGGGCTGTGATACCCCTGCCGCACTAGGCGGCTAGTGAGAAATTCTTTTCTGCACTTAAAAAGTTTGAACGATTTTTTAAGTAGCCCTTCGTTCAACTACTCAATGCAACTATCATTTTAACAACCAGTCGAAACCATTTCACCCCCTAATATATTATACACAGTATAAAAACCATTGCCCACCCTGTACAGATATAGCCAATAGGTCTATAAATGGGCAATGGTCAAAAAAAATAGCGATGCAAGCCGAAGCCTACACCGCTATTATAACAACAACTAACAGTTATTGTTCGTTCTTGATCTGCTTAATTTTATCATTAAGCTGGTCAACAACTTCAGTGTTGTCTTTAAGACTGTCGAGCTTGGTATCAAACTCTGGAGTCTTAATGGCACCACCACTCACTTCTCTTGGAGGATAATTAACGTACTGTGGATATTTTCCATCAGGGAAAGCCTTTTCAATCGCATCTTTGTATCCACGATTGTAATTGTTTTCCGAAATGACATCAAATTCCCACTCAGTCTGTGATAGACCACGCATGTATCCTTCATGCCAGAGATTATCAATTTGATTACGATCATCTTCAGGAGTAGCAAAATAGTTTACTAATCCTTCTAAACGACCTTGAGCAATCAAAGAGTCTTCAGTTAGCTGTTGAACATCATTGATCTGCAACCAAAGTAGTTCATCAGCAAATTCAGCATTAACTTTAGCTCTCATGTCAGAAAGCTCCAACTGATTATTCAGTTTGGAAATTTGCCATTGCTGCAAAATGCCTACATTGAGAACTGTAAGCAAAACAAAACCGAAAAAATACTTACTAGTATTCATATCAAAATCCTTTTTACATTAAAATGCAACATCGTCATCGGTAATTGATTCAGTTTGGATTTCTGCTGAATTAGCTTTCTTAGTCTTACCTAAGAACTGAACAGTATCAGCAACTACTTCAGTCCAATACGAACCATTTTCTAGTTTAGCTTGGCGAATACGACCCTCGACCAAAACCGAACTACCCTTCTGTAAATAGGTATTGCATGACTCAGCAGGCTTACCCCAAACAGCTACATTCATATAAAGAACTTCTTCTTTATTTCGGGGGTTATTCACAGCAATACGAAAATTACATTTAGTAATCTTCTTCTCGCCTACTTGTGAACATTCTGGGTCATTGGTAAGATTACCAACCAATACACTCTTATTAAAAGCAGCCATCTTATCTTCCTTTCTACATGAAAAATCTAAAAAACTTGGCTATTTCAAATCTAGTATTTCTTTAATGCGACCTCGCAATACTTGGTCGCTACCTCTATTCTTGTTAGCATCAGAAGCACCCACAATCGTGTTAGTTAGGGTGGTACTAATGCCTAATGACCTACCAGCTCTCTGCCGACTACGTTTTGTAGTATCATATGTACCATTTCCTGTGTACCTAGAAACTGCTGTAATCGGGTCGAAGATTTCTCCTCTATCTCTTCCATTTCTGGCTTTACCACGAATCTTGTTTCCGTTGATGTGCCACTTGTAGGATTTCTTTGTTTTTTGTAGGGCGAGTAAAAACTGAATCTCGTTCATAATATACTTCCTTTTCCGAACTTGTTTGAAGAAACTATTTCTGGGTCAGACTTTATTATAACACCAGAATCGTCAGTCCGAACGAAAAAACTGTAATCTATTTTTGTGTCCTTGAAAACAGATAGTTCTGTTGCAGATTCAAAAACGCAAAATACATCAACCCTCCAATTATTATCAAAGACATTGCTTGATCTTATTGAATTGAAACCTTCAACTTCACCTAGTTTTTCCATTACCTGTTCAGATACATATCGCTCAAACTTTTTGTTTTTAGACTGAGCGTCTGTAGGTTGTCGTCTTTTTCGGGAAGGGGTTTGTTCAGGTTTTGATTTAGTTTTCATAGGTACAATCTTAACAAAACAAGGTGGGGTTCAACTATTTATTTTTTGATTTCGGCAAAAAAACAACTCTTTTTTTTAACTCTCTAAGCGTTGTTCTAACCACTCTTCGGCCTGATCTCGATTGACAAACCTCATAATGTTTTCTTCTTTGCCATCCAAATCATCGCTTTTGACAACTATCCAATGACAATCATTGGGTTCATATACTATTTCATAGTCTGGCATTACTCTATGTACCTCTCTACATAATCAATCTCTTTAGGCATTAACTCTTCAAAGTTGGGTAGGTCAAATGGACTTATATCATCCCCAATTATCGTTTCGACTTTATAAGCCTTTCTTCCGTCTGTCTCTCCCTCTGGAAGTTCCCACCTATACACACATTCGGGTTCGCACTGTTCATAAAGCTCCTTGAGTTTTTCAACTCTCGCTTTCATGTACTCTTCCCTATGGCGAATCTTTTTGTCTGCCCAAATATTGGCAACACCTTTGTTTCTGTTTATTTCCTGTTTGTAGTCAGTAAACTTTCTGACATCGAACTCTCTATATGGTTCGTTGTTCATCTTTAAGTTTCTTTCCTAGAGTCAGGTTTATAACCATCCGCAAAAAGAAAATACCAACACAAACTTTACCTATGGTTTCCCAGTCAGGAAAGTCACTCATTTTCTTTTCCCCAGTTTTCGATCATCTTGACGAACTCATCGTAATCTATTTCAAATACTAGCTCGCCATCCTCGTCAATATAAGACTCTACTGCGTCAGTTTGTTGAGATAAGATCAAGAGTCTTTCAGTGAGCATCTTTTCATCGTCACTACTCATTATCTTCCTCTTCCAGATCTTCCATCAGTTGTTCATAGAAGAGTTCTGGATTCTCTTCTAATAGTTGAGACATTCTATTACCGGACTCCGTTACGGCAAAAGTAAAATCTCCATGTTCATCTGTATATTGTTCCAAAAATCCCTTCTTTACCAAAGACTCTACTGCTAATACCAAACTATCTTTTGGTATCTTGTCTTCTAGTAAAATTAATAGTTGGTGTATTGATAGCACTAGTAAGGCCACTTCTCAGCTAAAACCTTGTTGACACCTTCTATATCAACTAACCATCTACCGTACTTGCCAGTCTTTCCGGTCTTAATAACAATCCATCCATCCTTGTCTTGATTGGTAGCTATTAAGTTTTCAAGCATTGCGGTTGCTTTCTTGAAATCCGGCTTTCCTCTTTCAGGTGTATTGACACCAACAAGCCTAGTAGTAATCTCATGGTGTATATGAAACCCACAGTCAACTAAAAATATTGCCGTGTCACCATCAACACACCGGATTAGCTTGGCTCTATATTCGTGCATACTAACCTGCTAATAAACTTATAAGACCCTTGTATGTCATTACAGATGTTGAAACAATAAAAGCACCTGTACTGAACCAGCCAATAGTAACTAACATTTTCTTAAAATGATCCTGCACTAACATTCTTCATCTCCCGTGTAATATCTATATTCAGATCTTTTGCGGCATCAAGAATTGTTTTCTTTTTACCGACACTTAATGTTAGCATATTTCCTTCCTTGTCCCATACGCTAAAGGAATAACAATCTTCTAAGAGTCTATACAATCTATAGTACATTAGGCGAATTATAACTTTTTAATTCTGGTGATTCGTCTAACTCTAAAACTTCAACATCCAACTCGTATTCTGGATGTCCTTCAGCAAACCTTCTTGGAAATCTAAGTGGCATCATTTTCCAACCTCTATCTTCCATGTTTGCTATATCTTCATCACAAAGCAATAGTATTCCGCTTTGGACTTCTTTTGTATTAAAATTACGCTTCATAAAATTATGAGCAGTATTTGAATTAGTAAATATTGGGACGTATATATCAGTGCTTGCCTTGTCACGAAGTACAGTTACTGGAAGCCATCCTTCGTCACGACACTCAGAACCAAAGTCTTTGTAATTCAGATTACCGTCGTTATATATGATAGCGAATTTCATTTATATCGTCCTCAATATCAGGATTCTGTGTTACATATCTTACATGATCTGCAACAGTCTTAAACAAATAATAAAGCATATCTTGAGAGTCTTTTCTCCCAGTATACTTTGCAAACTCTTCCAATGCTTCTACGCCATTGGTTGTATTATTAGAAAGCTCAACTAAAACGGTAAGTGCCTTTGTCCTTAACCACTTTTCCATGATTTGTTTACCTTTATATCTTTACCAGACTGTGCCAGTTGGCACGTTCGATTGTGCCAGTTGGCACATAGGTAATATTAACAAAAGAAAACAATACAAGAAGACTTTTTTTTCAAAGTTTTAGGATTTTTTTACATTTTTTAGGAGGTCGCTTGAGGACTGTAGTTTGCCACCGCCGACATTGTATATCATCCTTACCCCAATCTCCTCCTCAAGGACATCTTCTGGTACACCACCTTCCTTCCTGTCTCCACCATTGGCAAATGCCATAGCGGTAAAGAAGGGGTCATCAGTAAGTCTATAATATTCCTGCCTAATGGTTTGACATACAGTTCCGTCTTCATCTATAGAAATAACAGCACGATCCACACCTTTGATGTTTCTTACTATTTCAAGTCTTTCATCTTGATCCATAAAAGGAGTTGAGCCTTTTATCTTTACCTGCTCGTCATTATTAACAATGACAACTAGGAAATCTCCTAAATTTCTGGCTGAGGCAATGTAATCAATATGACCTCTGTGTATTGGGTTAAAATAACCTGATATAACTATTACTTTCATTACTCATCACCAAATTCTAAATCTTTTCTACAGTATTCAATAAACGCTTCAGCGGCATCTTCTTTTGTTTTCCACCAGCCTCTTTTTTGAGCTGCTTCATCCCAGAAGAAGTATTCTCCCATCTCTGAGTCCCATTCAATCATGTCTCTCATACTCTTTATCCATTTGTGATTTTTACAAACAGCTTCTAACGATTCAAAGTCTGTCACCGCATCTGCAAAGATAAGCTGATTCAGGTAAACTTCATCTGAATAATACCTAATTCCATTGGGTGTGTCTACGGCGTAGATTTCTTTGCCTAACTCGTCTTTGAATGAAGTTAGTTTTGTAGTGTTCCAGTCAATAACTTCCATGTCATGACGACCACATTTGATGCACCACTTTGGTTTATTGTCAACGTCTACGATTCTATCGCAGCAAGTAAGTAAGTATTTCATACGTTTCTTTCCATCCGTTTACATTGTGGTACTCAGAACAATTTATAGCTATGGAATGATCGTTTCCACCCTTTTCGCATCTGTCGCCAAAAAACATACATGCACCATCCATATCATTAATAGCTTGAGCCTTGTCCATACCCTTTGGGTAAATGTCTATACTTATCTCGCCCCCAATAGAAAAATCGAGATCGGGAAACTTACCAGAGAGCGACTCAACAATTTCTTTTCGCTCTCCTCTGGTGTTGTCCCATTTGTAATATTCTCTCCTCAAAACGGCACTAGCAGATCGACCAAGAGTTGACATGTTCACCATGCCAATTCTTTCTTCTATATTGTTATCGGCTTTTCCGTACCATTTACTTTTCTCTATTTCTGTTAATATCTCATAATGTAGATCAACAGGCATTTGCCAAGTAGACTGACGAATCAGCTTGCCATGTTCATAGTATACATTTCCACAGTTCTGGTAAGCTCCGTCAACATGCCTCCAGAGGTCAACGCCTATTTGTTCTACTGTTTTGTCTCTATCTGATCCAGTTACTAAATATACTTTGTTACCTTTCGATCTCTGAAAAGTAATCCATTTACCAAAGTAATCCTTGAATTCTTTAACGATTGGCTTTCGCGCATCTGTTAATGTTCCGTCTACGTCAAATAGATAGTTCATATTAAAGCTCGCTTAATCAGTAGTTACTGGTACAAGATTTTCTTCTTTTGACTTTTCAATCTCTTCCGTTATTTCAAACAATGAAGTTTGCAATTCAGTAGCATAGTCCACCCAGTATTTGATTTGATGGTTAGCTAACTCTAATTCCCTTTGCAGTCTGAGTTCGCTAACAGGAACTCCATCTATGAGTTGCATTTTTTCTGGCAACTCCCAAAACATTCGGTCATGCGCCCATATACTTAGCTTAACTAGCCATCCAACCCTTGTCTTTGTAGCAATGTCGTGAAATAAAAATACAGTATTATTCCACTTTCTGTTTACATAGTTCAAAAATTTATACATCTTATCTCTCCATTAAAGGTAGTAGGCTTGGTAGGACTCGAACCTACGACAAAGGGATTATGAGTCCCCTGCTCTAACCAACTGAGCTACAAGCCCATAGTTTCTATACAGGAATCACCTGAAAGCCAAACAACGGTATAGTGAAAGCACCACCAGTGTAAGTGTAGACTGCCGCCGCCGCTAATGACTTAGCAAGTAAAGCTCCGAAGCTACTCAATACAGCAAGTAAAGGAGTGCAATTTACAAATGCGTAATATATATAATATAAGTAGCAAGTTATGCCGCAAAGGAATAAGAAGGTAAGTCCTCCACTAACTCCTTCATCTTGAAACACAGCCGCAATTACCCAGTAGTAACAAACAACATGAGCTATTGCCGCAGCTATACCAAGTAAAGCAAATAGACTTCCAAAGATTATCTTTGCTAAAGATGGTGAGCCAACTACTGCCGCAAGTAAAGAAACCAAAAGGATAGAGGCAATAGCAACCAAAAGGTATTTGATATTCCTCTTAGTGTTCTCTTTCTTCAGAGAGTCTCTTAGTTTCTGCTCTTCAAAGTATGCTTTCCAATTATTCATCTGTACATTTTCGTCGTAAGTGTTTGATATATAAGGACTTACGTTAATGAGCAAAATGCAATTACTCTAAGTCCTTTGTTTGCAATGGTTTACATCAATTTTTTACAATAAGTACCCCGTAGGAGAATCGAACTCCTGTCTTCGGCGTGAAAAGCCGATGTCCTAGTCCACTAGACGAACGGGGCATTGCTAGATAGTTCGCCTTTGGTTCACCTCCGAACAGAGAAGTTTCATGCTTTGCGTAAGTAAAGTAATGAATAGTCTCAAAGGGTCACCAGCGGCTTGCTATCTAGCTTAGACTGGTGAAAGTATCAGGATGTTTGCACGTTAAATGTAAACAAAACCAGTCTATTCTCTTCCATAATCATCTTGTAATCTAATGATGTCATCTTCTTGACAGTCACCAGTTTGTATTTCTACAATCACCAGATCAATCAATCCAGAGTTTCTAACTCTATGTACTTCGTATTTTCTAATAGTGATGCTGTCGCCAGCTTCTAAATCAAACTCATCACTCCCGACTTGGACAGTCCCAAAGCCTTCAACAATGAACCATTTCTCTTCTCTCTTTGTGTGTAACTGTAAACTAAGTCGTTCACCAGACTTAACTATAATCCTCTTAACCTTTATGCCCTCTTCATCTAATAAAACATCAAATGAACCCCAAGCTCTTTCTTCGTGCTTTTTATCACCTGAAAAACCAGAAACTGTGGGAAAGACCATATCTTCTTTGTCAACCTCTTCACAGATAGGATTTTGTTTACCACAAAAAGGACATGGATTTTGAGTGCATTGCTTGTGTGTTGCAATTTGACCACAACATTGAAATCTATATTGAGTCATTCTATCCTCTGCTTAGTACTTTGAATTTATCTTTTGGAAAATTTACATTGTCTAAAGAGTATACATACTCTCCACGTTTTGCTTCTCTTTGAGCTTCTGATTCTGCGTCAGAATAACAACCAGCAAATATTTTTACTACTCTAGTCTTTGCTCTTCCTTTTTTATTTCTAATCTTTGCTCTGTATTCAGGCAT